GAGGATTGAAAAGGATTTTCTTGGAACCTGAAACGAAGAGCCTTGGAGAAAATCAAGGATTGAAAGGATTTCTGAAAAACTTGAATCAAAGATACTTGAAAGTGTCAAGGATTTTGAGGATTGAAAAGGATTTCTTGGAACCTGGAACGAAGGGCTTCGGAGAAAATCAAGGATTGAAAGGATTGAAAGGATTTCTGGATAGAGTGAAAAGTGAAGAATAGAGAAATGAAGAATACAAAAACGGGAATGTCGTTTTCCCAGGCGCTTACATATATCAAGTTGCCTTCCTATACACGTTCATGGTTGGTGACGAAGTACGGTGAGGTTTTGACCTTGCATCCCCATTCCGAGCTTGGTCAGATCATGCAGCGTTACTTGGTGGAAAACAAAAGTCTGAAGAAGCTGAGTGATGTTGCCTATACTCAGACGCAGTATGACTTAGCGTTGTCCGAGCATGTGGATGCCTCTTCAGCCATTGACTTTCCCTCTGTTGATGTGGCGAGGGAGTTGTTGGCGGTTCGTATGCCTTATGAGTTGGACAGGCAGGGTTTGCGTCTTCATCCATCGAGGAACTGGCAGTTGGCTCCTCGTGGTGCCGTAGCTTTTCGTAAGGAGTGTAAGGAGATGTTCTTTGATTGCTTGATTCGCTATATCGAGGATGAGCGGATGCGGATGCGCGAGATGGGTGCTGAGTTTCATATTGGCAAGACGATAGACCAATTCAGTTTCGCCTACAATATCAGTCCCGACCAGAGCGAGAACTTAGAGCGTTATGTTCGCAGGGAGGTGAAGGACATCATGCAGAAGCGTCAGGCTCGTGCTGAAGAGTTCGAACATTTTCTGCTTGGCGATTTTTCCGCGCCAAAGAAAATTGTTAAATAAATCTAACAGGAAGATGTAAAAGGTTTGATTTTGTCCGAAAAAAAATCCGAGAAAAATTTTCGTCTTTTGAGTTGGTTCTCAATATTACATTATATGTAAAATTTATACAGTTCCCCATTAAAAATACAGTGTCTTATGTTTGACGATTGTTTAGAGTTTGGTGACTTGATTCGTCTTCGTGCTTTTCGTGATGATGATGTGACATTTCAGTTGCCGTTTCAGAAAGAGAAATTCTACTTGGGTAGTAATGAGTTTGGTTTATCTGGCAATGCCAGTCCTATAGAGATACCTTTCGACGAGGGTAGTGGTAGGATTCATGTTACCGACAAGACGTTGCAGGGTCATCGTGTGAAGACGGTTGAGATTAGTTGGGATTCTTCTAAGAAGAATGAGCGTGAAGTGCTTGATATATTGAAGGTTTTGGAAGATGGTTGGTTTCATTTGGAGGCTACCTATTTCTCCAGTGTCGTGTTCTGGGTTCGTGCGACTTGTGACAGTTACCATTTCTCCTTCACGGAGGATGGCAAGGTGTATTCCTGTCGGCTTGTGATACAGAATACTTGTGGAGCCCAGCGTGTGTTTGACGAGAGTTTGTAGTTTGGTTTTTTGATGGGTCTTATGGGGTGAATGTGATTGATGGGGTAGGGGAGTGTTGCACATAAATTCGTGATTTTATGTGTGTTGTGGAAATGTCCGTGATAGTTTTTCTTTGGGTAGATACCTTTGCGAAAAATTATCACGGACATGCTTTTACACGAAATACTGACAACTAAGTTTTGGGCGATGGAACAAGATGCCTTGCGAGGTTATCGCAAAGACGTCGAGTTTGGTGTATCGTCTCGTGTGGATTTAGCTGTTTATAAGAGTCAGAAGAAGCCTGGTTATTTGCTTTCTTCTCATCACCATGATTTTCAGTCGAAGCTTTATCTGACCAGTAGTCGTTATTGGAGCGAAAAAGATTTCGAGGAAGAGGATGCTGTCATAGATGTTCTGCGGGTCTCTGGTCCTATCACTCGTGGTGGTGATGGCTGTTCCTACGGAAGCATGGACTTGCGTGACCAGTTGATGAAGATTGCCGACTTCCGTCAGTGTCGTGGTCATTTGTTTATCATCAATACGTTGGGTGGCAGTTTTGATTCCTTGTATGATTTTCGCATAGCGATCGATTATGCTCATTCTAAGGGTCAGAAGGTTTATGCTTTGATAGATGGTTCCTGTTGTTCTGCTGGTTATGCTTTAGCATCGCAGTGTGACAAGATTTATTTTGTGAATCCGAACGACAAGGTAGGCAGTATCGGTGTCTTTGCAGCTTTTTATATTCAGCGTCATGGTGATGTGAACAGTATCACTCAGGAGGAATTTGTAGAGTTATACGCTTCCAAGAGCAGTCTGAAGAACAAGCTGATTCGTGATGTTAAAGACGGCAATTTTGAGACACTTCAGAAGGATTTGGACAAGTGCGACGACGAGTTCATGTCGTTGGTACGTTCATGTCGTCCTTCCGTTCAGGAAGAGCAGCTTAGTGGTGATGTCTATGTTGTTAAAGATGTTGTCGGAAGTTTAGTGGATGGTCAGAATACCATTCGAGGGTGTGTTGATGAGTTGATGTCAGTTTCCTCATCCGCATCCTTTTCTCGAAGCAATAGTAACCAGAGGAGGGTGTCCTCCTCACAATCCTCAATAAATATGAAGAATTACGAAAACATTCAGAAGGCACTCGGTTTGGAAGCGTTGGAGAGCGATTCCACGAACGGAGTCTATCTTAACGAGTCTTACGCGGAGTGTATCGACAAGTCTTTGGCTGAAGCCGAGACCACCAAGTTGACGCTTGCTGCCAAGCAGGATGAGATTACCAAGTTGAATCTGCTTGTTCAGGAAGAGCGTGACAAGTCGGCTACCGACCTTGCTTCCGCTGTTTCCGCTCATCAGCAGGAGATGGACCTTTTGAAATCCACTCATCAGCAGGAGATGGATGCCAAGGTGCAGGAGTTGTCAGCTTCCCATCAGGACGCGCTTTCCGCCAAGGACACAGAACTTGACGCTCTTCGTTCTCAGCTTGATGCGTCTAAAGCTCAGGTTCAGCGGTTGCAGCAAGACCTTGCAGCCAAGCAGCAGGAGTTGGACGATGTGTCCAAGCGTGCTCCCCAGGTTCCTGTTCCATCCGCAGGTGATGGTGGTCCAGCTGTTTCGCATACCGACCTCTCTGCCCATTCCATCTATAAGGAGGGCATGACGGCAGAAGAGAAGCGCCAGGCTCGTGCTGCACGTATGCACTCTCTGAAGACTGTGTAACCCAAATAGATTAACCTTTTAAAACCAACGAATTTATGCCAGCAATCGATTTAACTTTGGTTCAGAATGTGAAGAACCAGATTGAGCGCGACCTCAAGGAGGACATAGCGATTGTCAATCATGCCGTCTTCGCAGAGATGCACGCTGTTGTGCATACCGACATCGAGAATGCGAATACCAAGTACCTCTTCAAGCGCAAGCGTGGTACTGCCACCAGCTACGTTCAGGAGAAGCAGCTTTCGAGTACGATTGGAAAGGTTGTGCCACGCGAGCTGAAGGTTGCTCCTGTGTTCAACTTTGTTCCCGACAATGTTCAGAACTACCGAGAGAAGGAGCCGCTTTCGATGGCAGGTGTCAGCTCTGGTGGTCCTCTGAATGCTCCGCACATTGAGTTCAACCTTCGTCAGGTTGCCACTACTTTTGGTGAAGATATCTACTGTGCTTTGTTCTTTTCCAAGCGTGACACTGCCAAGACTACCACTTGGGATGCCTACGATGGTTGGTTGAAGCACATCACTGACGACATCGCCGATGGTACCATCAGTGTTGCCAACAAGAACCTCATTGCCATGTCGCCAATCGCAGCAGCTACTACTGTGGCTGACAAGATTGCCAACTTCGACAATGTGGTGACTGCCTACAACCAGCTCGACCCTCGTCTTCGTCGTCTTCCTCTTCTGCTTTGCTACTGTACTGTAGAGACCCATCGTCTGATTTGCGAAGGCTATCTTCTCAAGTACCAGTCACTCCAGAAGGAGACCGTCTATAACCCTGAGTTCCGCTTTGTCGGCTTGAAGAATGTTCAGTTTGTACCGCTCGACATCATGGGTGAAGGTGACGTTCTCATTTTCACAGAGCCTGACAACTTCGAGTATGGTGCAGACCTGACTTCCAATGGTGAAGCCAACAGTGCTTTTATCGACTTGGCTCAGAGCTACAATGATGCGAATGTGATTCGTTATCAGATCCAGGTGGCTTGTGGTACTCGTGTGCTTGACGTGCTTTCCCGTGCGTTCGCCATCACTACAGGTACGTTGACGCCAACTCCATTTGAGGATGAAGACGTGAGCGCCTACGCAGTTACGATTTCCGCTTCCTCTGATGACGGAGACTCTGGTGACGGAGGCGGTGGAGGTGAGACGACCTACACTTATACTCCTGTAGGTTCCGAAGCCCTTGCTGAAGCAGGTGCGAACCCTAAGACTAACGGTTGGTATGAGTCGGACGGCAATGGTGGTTACGTTCTGACGAACGATGAGACTGTAACCGCACAGAAGGCTTATTACATCCGCTCCTAAACGCATGGCGTTACGAACATGAAGACTGGCTTTGGCTTTGGCGTTTGTTTTAAGCCCTAAAGCGGATGTCGTGCCAAAGTCCATTCTTACAAGTCATATTAATTCGAAACTCACTTAAAACCCATATTCATTATGCCAGCATCTAATATTTGTGACTTTATCGACGTGCTGAATCAGGATGCCGAGTGCGAGGAGAATTTCTCTGGAACCGCAGAACGCATCTATCTCTTCAAGAAGAGTCAACTCTACGATTCGACAGAGAAGAAGTACGTCTATCCAGAGGTTGACACTGATAATGCTGCTTATACAGCAAGTAGTTTTGCCAATCTTCAAGGCAAGCTTGTCGGTGTTGACATCAAGCCTAACAGTGGTCAGGTCACCTGGACGAACACTCCAGATGGCGGCGGCTTCACCAACGTTGGTCGTTTCATCGTCAGCAAGGGCATGAAGAAGTTCTCTCGCCTCGCACGTGCCATGAACGCCACCGACTTCGGTGTTTTGATTCCGACTGGTAACGGCAACGAGTGCTATGTGCTTTTCAGCCAGTATGCGAGTGCACAGTTCCAGCTTGAGGGCGACACTGGTGCGAACCCAGACGACGAGCACGGACACACAGTCACTTGTACTTGTGCCAAGATGAAGTACCCTGCCATGACTTGGGCTGGTCCAGCAACAGGCTCGCTCGACGATTGGCTCGCTTCCGCAAGCGCTCAGTAGCATTTCCCCCACCCAATCACTCTGCCGAGGGTGCTAATCCGCAATGGGTTAGTGCCCTCATTTTTTGTCATTACCAATAATGTCCTTTTGTCGTCGGTGTGGTTTGTTTAATTTTGAAATGTTTTTAAAGCGTCCATTCGCGTTATGATTCGCACTCAGAATAACAACACTTACTACATTGCGCCTTTTGCTTTGAGTTTCTCAGAGAATGCCCTGGGAGACTCCGAGAAGGTGAGTGTTTCCTTGCAGCAAGGTACAAAAATTCTTGTTTATACAGGAACGCCCATTGGCTTCTCTGCAGACGGCAGTTACGACCGTTGGCTTCTCTATGCCTATCCCACTGCCTTCTCGTCAGCCCATGCCAATAAGATGCTGTATATCTATGCCCGTCTGACGAAGGTAGGCAGAACGGCTTTGGTGATTTATTCTCCCAACCTGTACGATGTCTATGGTCGTATCCTGAACGAGCAAGGGGAGTTGGCGGATGAATCGGCTGTCGAGGATGCCGATTTCTGGTACGTCCGTATTGGTCAGGTGTCTGCTCCTTCGGAGGGTGAGCGTGTCATTTCCTATGATTCTGGATTGTTAGGTACGGATAGGGGAGAGCGAGAGGCGAGCAACGAGTATTTCTCCTTGGATGTCGAAGGCAACCTTGTCTTCAATTATCCTGTCAAGATGCTTGAGATTGTCGGTTCCTTGTCTGTTGGTGGTATGCTGATGGCTTTAGGTGGCTTGACGATTGGCAATGGCAAGAAGTTCGTTTTTGATGGTGTTGAGTTATCTACCTTGTTGACGATGGCTCGCGGCTTGGAGGATGATGCAGGCATGAATGACAGTCAGTTAGCGACGGCTGGCTACATCAAATTGTATATCAAGAAGAAGCTGGAAGAGCTTGATGACTTGTATTTGAGTAAGGTCCATAATGACACGGCGGCAGGAAAGATTAGTTTTCAGTCAGGCATTGACGTGAGTGGGCTGGCTACGTTCCATGATGCGGAGGAGCATGGTGGGACGGAAGTACATGAAGGTCAGGTATATTTTCAGAACGACGAGTCCCATTCCGGCAATGTCGTCTTCAAGACGGGAACTGCCACTTTCAAGGGTCAGGAGTTTCATGAGTCTGCAGAGACGCATAGAGGTGTTGAATCCCATTCAGGCGACGAGAGTCATACGGGTGTTGAAACCCATGCCAATGTCAGGATTACCGAGAAGTTAGGCATTAACGCAAGTGCGGTAGCTGAAATTCTTGGTTCCCTTTTCCTTGGCTCTCAACTTGGTTTTGAAGGTGGTGTTCAAGGTGTGGGAGGTCGATTTGTCAAGGGCAACAATGACGAATGGGGCGGGGAGTTGGACAATTTGTTTGTTCGCAAGCTCACTACGATTGTGAACGGTGTCTTTTCTGAATTGGTCAGTGCAGATCCAGAAACGAAGGTAGGTGCATCTTTCCAGAGTGGTTTCAACGGTCATGGTGCGAAGATTTGGTTTGATGAACACACTGGCTGGAACATGGAACTCGACACGCTTACCGTGCGCAGAATCATGTATATCTTTGAGCTGGTTATTCAGAAGATTCGTTCCGTGGGTGGTATATTGATTGTCAGTGCAGCTCAAGGAAAGGTCAAGGCAGTGCAGCGTGTACTTGCGAACAATGTAGAATACTACAAAATTACATTTGAAGATACCAATAACTTTGTGCGTCACGACCTAATGCGTTGCCAGCGTTGGAATAATGGCAGGTATAATATGGGTACGGACGATGATGACGCTGACCTTCCAGATGTGGATGCCATGCAATACTATTGGGTGGAAGTGGCATATCCCGACACTTCCGCTTTCACCAATAGTGACAATGCTGAAACCCCAAGCCCTTTATATCTCCTTGACGACGAGTGGCAGCCCGTGTTAGATGAGCAGGAACAACAAGTCTTGGTTGAGTTTTCTTCCGCCTATGACATTCTTGTGCCTTGTAGCGAGTTTGGTGCTCCGATTGAATACACTGACCCCGTGACAGGCGAGACCTCCATGCTGGATGCTGGTTCTGTACCGCAGGTGAATGATGAGTGTGTGCTGATGGGTAACACTCAATATGTGAAGCGTCAGAACTATATCTATATCAGTGCTACCGAGGACGGTGTTCCTCGCATCGACGTTATGGACGGCTGCAATTCCAAAGCAGGTGGTGGCAATCTTCGTTGTCGCTTGGGTTGCTTGGATGGTATCGATGATGCTTTTTGGAACGGTTTGGAGCAGCCTAACGGTTATGGACTTTATTCCGACAATGCCTGGTTGAAGGGTAAGTTCATCGTTAAAATCAATAACGAGTATCAGGACTTAGGCACTTTGTTTCAGGTGTTGGATGGTGTTGTCCGCAGCTCTGTGAGTGCCTTGCGTGAGGACTTGATAGCCGACGAAGGCTTCATTTCCAACAATGCTTTCGCTGATGGTTGGGACAAGTGGAATATTTATGCTGGCGGTCAGTTCTTCCGTATCGATGAGAGCGATGGAAATGCCTATCTCATTGGTGATAGCACTAATATTCTTAGTGATGGTGGTACGGCTTATTACACCCGTATGGGTGAGTCTAACGGTCGAAAGTACGTTGAGATTTGTGGTGACTACGAGCACAGTCGCGGTATTGTTCAGTTCAATGCTGACATGCGTAATTTGCCGACTTTTGAGCGAGATGAGAACCAGCAGATTATTCCTCAGACGGTTGCTGTCTCGTTCTATGCGATGGCGGAGCCTGTTGGCAATAGCACGGACACATCCGTTCGGTTGGTGCTGGGTTCTGTTGATACCTCTCTGAGCATCAAGGCAGATGGCAAATACAACAAGGTTGCCACCTCTTTCAACTGGGACGGACAGGGTGACTTCTCTATTTACACCAACGGACGTGCCGTTAGGATTTTTGGTTTTGTTGTTAGTCTGAACTTGAATGAAGCTCTGATTAACCGTTTCTCTTCCCAGTTGGAGCAAACCGCTCAGTCTATTCAAGGGATTGTGAGTGCTTTTGATGCTAATGGAAATTTGATAGCTTTTTCCTCTTTCTTGCAAACTTACTCTGGGTGGAAATCTCATGTTGATAGTAGTTTACAAAATCAGTCCTCCTCCATTCAGCAGTTGAGCGATTCCATTACCAGTACGGTTGAAGAAACCCGAAACATATCTGCCAAGGAAGCCAACGACTATGTTGTTGACCCTTTGTTTGAGTATGGTGAGGGTGGCGACTACGGCTATTCCAAGTGGTTGTCCGACACAGAGGATTCAGGCAACCATGTGCAATCGATAGCGTCGGGTAACAAGTATATCATCAATATCCATGCTGATAATGGTTCGTTGCGTGGTATCAAGCCGAAGATGGACTACAGTAGTGTCGGTGCGGATATTACCAATTTTCCGACTTATATTCGTATTGGTGTCAGATGTCTTTCTGCCAGTGCGTTGCTTGTTCTTCATAAAGGCAATGGTGATGCCGTTGGCAATACGGCTGAAACCACGACTGAGATAGCGCGTTTTGAACTTTCCCAATCAACGACCTATGTCTATTTGCGTACCACTTTCCTATGTGGAAGGGAGAACCTTTATATTGGTGTCCAGGGTGCGACAAGTGGTAGTGCTGCACAGGTTTATCTGACCGACTTCTGTGTCAGTGCGAATGCCATTGCGTTTGCTCAGTCTGCACGTTCAGAAATCAAGCAGACTGTCAATAGTATTTCTTCGACTGTCAACGGATTCAATGGTAGGTTGTCAGCCGTAGAGCAAACAGCAGACGGCATTACGAGCACTGTCAGCAGTACGCGAGACATCAACGCGACGGATGCCAACGATTATATACTTGACCCGTTGTTCTCTGAGGGGCTTTACCATTGCCACAAGTACGATGATTCCAAGGAGGACACATCGAGTAGTCATGTTACCGCTGCCACAGATGGTGGTAGAACCGTTATCGATATTCAGGCATTAAGTGGCGATGATGGCATATCGAGGGCTGTCGTTCCTGATGTGATTGAACCGATTGAGCACGCGAGTCGTCCTATTGTCTTCAGATTGACGTATAAGTGTAGCACTGTCATTACTAACTTCAACTCTGCAACCGTCCTTCCGAAGATTATTGTTGGTGAGAAGTTCCATGATGGTACGACGAGAACTCTCTATGTCCAGTCTCTTGTGGCAGACAGCACGAAGTATAACACCCTTCGCTTCAAGAGCAGTTGGTCCTACGAGAATAGCAGTTCGCATCAGGGCTTTACGCAACTTTTCATCCGCATAGAGTATGCTGGTGTCTTCTTGCGTGACTGTTCCTTGTCCGATGATACTACCAATATTATCAGCGAATACCAGTCTTCCATCTCACAGACAGCCCACGAGATTGCCCTTCAGGTGGAGAGTCTGCAACAACTTGGCAACGATGTTGCCAGCAATACGGCGGCGATTGAGTTGCTCAGCAATAGTATCGTCTCGACGGTCAGCAGTACGATTGAGAAGGAGCTTGCCAAGGAAATATTCCTTACGCCTGTTGCTCCTTTCGTTGGAGGTTATACGTTTGAAGCGGATTATCCTGAGCATGACACTTGGTTGATTCAAGAGACCACTTTCCAAGGCAAGTCTGTCTTGATGATTGACGACGACCAGGTTGGTATCAATGTCCGCTTCACTCTCTTGCCGAGTGCGAGTCAGCTTGACGGTGAGCAGATTCATCTTCGTGTTACCTATCACAAGTCTTCGGGTGTTGCCCAGCTCTATTCCGAGTTGCAGGATGACCCTTTGTTTGTATTCCCTGATACGGAGGGCTTGACCGAGGTTGTGGTGCCTGTCATGCTTGACTATAGTAGGAGTTTCACTATTCGTTGTGATGGTACGGTTTTCTATCTCGAAAAGATAACGTCGGTCGGCACTCTTCTTGAAGTCGTGGAGAGTAGCACGTCTGAAATCAGGCAAACGGCTGACGCTATTCAGATGCGTGTTTCTTCCCTGTCAGGCAACAAGATATTCTCGAATCTCTATAGAAGTTTTGATTATTACAATGGCAATGGGTCTGCCGACGGAGAAGAGACCGAAGGTTATATCTACGAAGAAATCTTTGGCGGTTTGCCTTGCCTGTGTATTAAGGAGACCGTATATCCAGAATATATCGAGTTGAAGTTTGGTTTACTTCCAACAGCTAAAGAATATGATGGTGAAGCCATTACTTTTAGGTTCAAAGGTGTTTTTGAATCTGTCTCAGAAAACGCAAAGGTTCGAGTCAAATCCAAGGAATCCACCGATTCTGCTCAGTCCTGGAAAGATATTACGCAGTCCTTCGAGTATATAGGAACTGACGGTTTTGCTGAAGATAGTATCGAGTTGAATTTTGATTATGCGCAGGGTATCACGTTGCGTGTGAGTGGTGGCACATTGCATCTTTATAGTATTGCTGGTACTCCAATGACGCGAAATTCTCTACTATCTCTCACTCAAAACTACATTCTCCAGTATGTTTCGAACCACTATGTCAATTCCGATTCTTTGTTAAGTTCTATTCGTGATCATTTGAATTCGAATCATTATGTAACAGAATCTGATGTAGAATCATTGACGAGCGGTTTTGTGACTACGGAAGGCTTTGCTTCGACGTTTACTGGTTATATTAAGAATGGTCAGTTTACGATTGCTTCTCAAATTAGCACATATATTCAGTATGAGCTGGATTCAAAAGGTCAGCGCGTCGAGGATGAATACGGCAACAACTTTATCAAGGGAGGTGTGTTGATTAAGGCTGACAATATCCGTCTTGAGGGCTATACGACTATCAACGGCAATTTCAAGGTAGATGAGGAAGGCAATGCCGAGATGAATAACTGCACGATTGCAGGCGTACTGAACAACTTGATACAAAGGAAGGTTCTTTCAGAAGGTGAGGTTTGGTTTTTGAATCCTTTGCGCTGGGGCAGTATCATTGAATTCACAGCTTCCACCTCTCACACGTTATATCTTCCTTCCTTGTATTCTGATTCTGATGGGGTAGTTCATATTGAGTGTAGTGCCCTTAATGATAGGGATTTGGTTGAGTTTCCTGGTATGACGAGTGAGGATTTACGGCAGTGTATAGGAAAGAAGTTCTATCTTTTCCCATATATCTCTAACAATTTACTGTATGCGTTGAATATAAAGAGCCGATTCTTGGTCGAGGTTAGGAGTCGAGGTGTTTCGTTTGGTAATACAAGCCATGAGGTTGAAGACACAGACCCTATCGCAGTCTCTCCACAATACAGTCGCATTGATTACACTTCTGTTGGCACGTCCCAGATAGCCATTCTTCAATGCTGTCTTGGAGAGTTCAACGGCAAGGAGTGTATCTATTGGGAGATTGAGCGTTCTGCTTCTCGTAGTGATACTGTTATCTATGTCTATGGAAGACTGATTGACAGGTCGAACAGTGCAGTTGCTGGAGCACGGATTACCTTTGACAATGGAGAAGATGAATTTCAGTGCGATACCGATGAACTTGGCTATTACGCTTGCATGGTTGACGCTGACAAGGCTTATGCAGTTACCGCTTATAAAGGAATAGACCTGACAATAAATGGCGACGCCGACCAGAACCTATCGGCTTTTGCCGTCGGTTCGCAAAGTGTAGGATTGAATTTGGTGGCTAACATCACGCAATAAAAAAGACCGATTATGACTAATGCAGAATTTTTGGAACTGATTCAGCGTCTTCTCACGCAGGCGCGTGATGTCAACTCCCTTGAAGAGGCGACGTCTCTTGAGCATATCAAGTCGCTTCCTGCTGTTGATGAAGAGCGTCAGATACTTGTCAGTGTTCCATTTCGCATGATTGTGGCATATCTTGACGCGGCGGTTGCTAATGCCCAGTCCGCCGTTGATGCTGCCCATGAAGCTGCTGCTGGTTGGGCTGCTGCAAAGAAAAAGATTGGCACTGGAGGAGGTGGTAGTAGTGGCGGCGGTGGTGAGTCTGCAGATATAGACCCCGCTTTGCTTGCTCAGATTGAGGCGCTTGTTTCGTGGAAGCCCACCGTTGATGATCAATTACAGGAGTTGTATGATGCCCTGTTTCCGTTCTCTATCAAGACTTTTACGGGTGGTGGTACTTACGAACTGGGTTCTTCGCAGAACATCACATTGACTTGGACTTACGCCTTTGAGGAAATCGATTCTCAGAAAATCAATGGTGTTGATATAACTCCTTCGAATACGCGCAGGCTCACCTATATGGCAGTCAACAGTGACAGGACCTATACGCTGGTTGCAGTGTATAAGGGCAAGTCCTTCAGCAAGAGTGTGTCCGTGTTGTTTAAGCTCAGGAAGTATTATGGCACGAGTACCAAGACATCGTTGTCGAATAGCGACATACTCTCGTTTCAGAAGGCTTGGGCAGATAGTTATACGATGGGTGAAGTAAGCATGAACTGTTCGGGTGGTAAGTATATCTATTATATCATCCCTACGAGTAAAGCTCCTGCTTCCTTGCCGGATTTTCGTGTAGGAGGATTCTCCAACTCAGACTGGGAGGTGAGTACGATGGATGTCACCAATAGTTCAGGTAATCAGACCAACTACACCATTTACCGTTTGCGTAATATTCAGACAGGAAGTTCAATTTCATTACAAGTGAAGTAGTATGGCAAATATTCCAGGAACAAATGTAGCGGCGATGATTGCGCCGTTTACGACAGAGGACAGGTTTCCGACACATAGCAGTCTCTATGGCAAGGGTGGTTCCAAGGAAGTCTCCACACTGGCTGACCGAGACAATATCCCTATTGAGCGACTGACGGAGGGCTGTACCTGTTATGTCGTTGCCGAGCAGAAGACTTATCGTTGGCTTGGTGGCGAGTGGGTGGAGGAGGTTTCTTCCTCTTCGTCCCCTTCGGGTGGTGGCGTTATTCGTTTGACAGAATCCGAGTTCTCTGCGTTGACCGAGAAAAACCCTGCGAGCTGGTATGCTGTTACGAATAATGTCGGTGTCTTGCAGAGGATTTACTTAGGTTCGACTTTGATTGCATCTCGTGGAGAAACGGGAAGCGTCGGGTTCCCTTATACTTTTCCGTTTACATTTTAATTTCAAAAATACACAATTATGGCGAAAGAAGATATTTCAGACTTGTTGTCGAAAATCGACAATCATCCTGACGACCCAGAGGGTAAGCTAACAGCTCAAGAGTTTGTTAGGTTGGTCCGTGCTGTTAGGCAGAATCAGAACAGTGTCATGGGCATTTCCTTGAATGGAAATACGCCACAGACTCCAGATCCGGAAGGAACGGTTCGTCTGACCATTGACTTGTCAGGTGCTGAATACAAGGCTTACTTGATGGTGGAGCAAGACCCTACTCTCCCGATTGTTGTCAGCTCCAAGGACTGTTGGATTGGAGTCAGGTTCACTGGTGCCTACATGGATGGAGTCGTTCCTCGTAACTACGGTGCCAATGGACGTTTGACGGTCAGGGTCAATGGTGAGGACAAGGCTGTTTTAGATGTTCCTTCGTTGGAGTATGACGAGCATCCAAGTTCCTATTATCCTGTTAATATCGGACCGTATCTGAAGCAAGATGAAACTGTTGTCGTGCAGTTGCGTGCTGCTTTTGACTATGAGGATATGACTGGCAACATGCAAACCATGAACACACAGGGTTATGTCACCTTCTCATCCGTCACCTATACTGAGGTGGGTTTGGAATTTGCAGGTGACTACAATGCGCCTCTGACGAATCCGACTGTGATTCCTCTCAATTATCACCTCAAGGGAAGTGTAGCGAGAAAGTTACATGTCAGGATTACAGGCGGAACCCGTGAGTACGAGCATGTCTTTTCCATTGGTGCGAATGAATATACCAATTATCTTTCCACTTGGAAGGACACAGACACCGTTGCTGATGCTTCCCAATATTATGGTTTCTTGTCGGGTGGTATCATCACGATTGAGGCATGGCTGACCTATTCCGACGGTACGCAAGAAGACGTGAACTCTACGGATCATGTCATCAATCAGTTGATGGTTGTGACCAGTAATGTGACGGACACTCCTCGCTTGCTCATCCAGAATCTCATCAAGACGACGGAGAACTACGTGCAGACCGAGATTTGTTCCTACGCTGTCTATGCGCCTGGTAGGGATTCCATCGCTGTCAGTTTCGCCATCCGCAACAATTCGCAGACTCAGGACTATCTGAATATGGAAGTCTTGGCAACTCCTGGTACTCCTTATCACTTGAATGGTAGTGTGGGTATTGAGAGCACCGACTTAACCCTTTATGCCTATTTCTATGCCTATATCATTGACCGAGGAACGACTTATACTTTCGCCAGCGGTGAAGTGATAACTGTTGACAACAAGGAGAACTTCGCTCCTACGAATGGTGCAGACTTCTATTTGAATCCTTCGACTCGAAGTAATGCCGAGGGTACGCCACTTTCCATTGTGAATGCCGTTGGCAATGTCCTTGTTCCATCCACATGGTCAAATTTCGGAGCTATCAACGACGCTTGGGTTCAGGATGAAGATAATCAGCGTGTCCTTCGTGTGCTTGCTGGTCAGTTACTGACTATTAACTATGACTGGTTGAGTCCTTTCGCCAACAATGCCGCTGCCAATGTCACGTTGGAGTTGGATTTCAAGGTTCGGAATGTCACTAATGAGGACGACCCTGTTTTTCAGGCGTGCGAAGGATACGGTGACGGCTTTATCGGTTTGAAGATGCGCCCATTGGAGGGTAGTGTCTGGACTTCATCGAACCGTACCGAGCTGGAGCAGAATTTCTCTTGGCAGGAAGGTGAGCGCACTCATGTCGTTATCAATATCGTTTCCGCTTTGCGAGCATCGACCGACAATAATGCCAGTACGCTTGCCTTGTGTCGTGTTTTTATCAATGGTTGTATCAATCGTGAGTTCATTTTTGACAAGGACACTGCCGGCACATGGTATAGTCGTGGTTCATCCATTGTGATAGGTCAGGCTGGTGCTGATATTGACATCTTTGCTTTGCGTGTGTATAAGAACCAAGCCCTTGATTCAGCCGACATCTTGCAGAACTATCGAAGTACGATGCCTACGGCGGCTCAGAAGGTCAGTGTGCGAGATGAGAACGACCTTCTTGGCAATACAGGCTTGATTAGTCTTACCAAGTGTCAGGAGAGGAAGAAGAACTGTCTGATATGGCACTGTGCTGGTGGTCAGATACGAAAGGGTGACACTGCTACCAAAACGGGTTGGTGGGAAATCCATCAATACGACGACAATGGTAACGAGTTGTTAGACTATAGCGGAAGTCTTTGTAGGGAAACCGCTTCGGTTGAGCAGACAGGTCAGGGTTCCACAGCCAAGACTTACTACTATTGGAATCTGCAAAGCAAGTTGAAGGACGTGGCGAAGGCTTACGATAAGGAACTTTCGAAGAACGGGCTTGACGCAGAGACTGTGACGCTGGAGCAGACCGCTGAGCTTTGTCCGCATGGTATCTGGGTGGAAATTACGAAGATTCATCCAGACTACAGTGACTTCACGCCATCTACTGCAAGGAATGGCTATGCCTTTGTCCCTGACGGCTGGGTTGATGGCAATGGTATGTATCGTGGTCCTCAGTATAAGTTGATGAACGGTGTGCCATACGCTCAAAAGCTCGTCGCAAAAATCAACTATGCATCCTCGATGCAGAGTCACCTGATGGGTGCTTGTAACCTCTACAACGATTTGCATCAAGCCATCGTCGGAAGGAATGTGATGCAGGTGCAGACCGCTGGCGCACGTGTGGCGAAGTGTCAGAATGTGTTCTTGTATTTCTTGCAAGAAGGTGACACCGCTGTTTATCAAGGACCTTGTACTTTCGGTCCTGGCAAGATGGACGACGGTACTTGGGGATTCAACAAGAAGAAGCATCCTAATTTCGTGATGTTGGAAGGAGCCGATAACGACCTTCCTTTGACCGATTTCCGTGTGCCTTGGCAGAGTGACAGAATCAGTTACGAGATAGAAGATGGAGAAGCTGCTGGCTTTATCTATAATGGCTATACCAGTCTTGACCTTGACAAGTTCGTCGCTCAGACAATCACGATTGATGGTAATGAGGTAGAAGTACCTTCTTCTACGATTCTGAACCACATCAAGCAGTTTGTCAATTTCCTTTATAAGCACAACCCTCGTATCAAATATTTTTCTGGTACGAAGACGCAGTTCGAGGCGAGTGCAGCTGCCAATGATGTCAACTACCTTTATTGGTGGACAGAAGGCGCAGGTTCTTACAAGTTGATGCGCTATGACTTCTTTGAAGGCAAGTGGGTTGATTATGGTTGGGATGAAACCAATGAAGTTGTGGAGGAATGTGACTTGACCGCTGTTGGTAGTATCTATCGCAATGCCTATGTCAGTCATCCTGGTAATTTCGAGGCGATGAATGCAGGTTTTATTGCAGCTGTTGTTGAAGATGCTCGTAGTAAGATTGGCAATATCATCAATGTAGATAGTCTGAAGTTCCATTATTGCTTCACGAACTGGATGATTTGCGGTTCTGATAACTGTTCGAAGAATACTTACTATTGCCTTGTTCCGTATGGTGATGCTTCTGCTGACAAGAGTACGTGGACGTGGAAGTGGGAGTTGCATCAGGACGACCAAGATACTATTTTCAAAACTGATAATAGCGGTTTCCAGACCAAGCCGTACTATATCGACCGTCTGCATCCTTGCGCTGAAGGCTCGACTGAAAGTCTCTATCGTGGTAATGCCAATGTGCTTTTCAATTTGACAGAAGAGTTGTATGAGGGCAATGGCGAGTTGCGCAGTATGTTCCAGCGTATCTTTACCACCATGAGCGGGCTTGTTAGTGTGTCGGATGATTTGCCATTGAGCAACAATCAGAAGACTACGCCGTGGGGTTGCATGTGGAAATACTTCTTCAAGATTCAGCAATACATTCCTGCCGTTGCCTATAACGAGGCTGCCCGTATTCGCTATGAATACCCTGCTTCCGTCCATTTCATTTCCGAGCGAGGTGTTGACCCTATCACGCAGTCGATGGGTGACCAATTAGAAGCGGAGGTGCAGTACATGAAGCGCAGGTTGGTATTGCTGGCGAGTTATGCCGAATGGGGTGATTTCAGCCTGTCGTCTGGAAATGTCGGTTTTTCAGACCTTGAGAACGTATTTGGTTTGAACGGTGGAGATCTTATTGTGTTCAATGGTTTGGTTCCGCATCAGTATATCTATCCATGCGGTCGTATTGGACAGACGAATATCTCCATGCGTCAGAGATGCAAGCCAGGTGTTCCTGTTGTCTTTGACATGACGGGTGGTTCTCCTGTTGATGGTGTCGATACCGCTATTGCCCTTTACGCTGCCAATTACTATCGTTCCTTTGGTAATGTGGGCGACCTTCATATCAGTTCCGCTTCCCGATTCACGCTAACCGCTCAGCATTTGACTGAGTTCGTTTCCAATCCGTCGAGTCCGTCGAACCCTGCTTTCAAGCCGTCTGAGATTGTGCTTAACTGTCCGTTGATAGAGCATCTTGACTTGGAGGGTAGTGCAGGGATTGGTGGCACGTTGAACTTGTCGAACTGCATTCGCTTGCGTAGTGTCAATACGATGGGCTGCGACGGCATTGATGACGGCAACGGCAATGTTTCGGGTGGTATCGTCGGCATTCAGTTACCATCCAGTTTGCTGATGACGAGTGTGGAGCTGGGCAGTCGCTTGGTTAATCTGACACTGAACAACTTGCCTAACCTCACGACGCTCAGAGTCATACACACGTATGAGTTGAGAACTTTGATTTTGCGCGGTGTAGGTAGTCTGGGACGTGCGTTGGTAGAGCAATGCCATGAAGAGAATGCTCCGTTGGAGGTGCTGACCTTGACCAATATTCTCTGGGAGTCGGTACGTCGTGACTTCCTGATGTGGATTACGTCGTTAGAGTCTTGTACTTTGACGGGTAGGATTACGATGCACACGGCTGCCAATCTCTCGTTGTCTGACTTGACGTATCTGTTTGGCAAGTATGGCAATATTCGGAGCGAGTCGAATGATTTGTATATCGATTATGTGCCTGTGCTGATTGAGCGTTTGTCTATCACAGGTCAGAAGTATTTTACTGCTTTAGGTCAGACTCAGTTTGGTGTTGCTACCGATGCAGGAAACAATCTGAAGTTTGTGGATGGAAAGCCTGTGTTGCAGTGGCGATTTGTCAAGACAGATAGCGGTGGAAATGAGGTGGAAGACCTTGATGCCTCTTCCTATATGCAGTTTGTTGACGATGTTGCAGGTATTGCCAATGTCATTCGTTTGGCTGCTTCTGGAGACACGACCCGCTATCGTCTGAAGGTGACTGCTGAGCTGCTGAATGACACTACGATTAGTGCTTATTGGAATATTGGTTTCTTCAACCGCAAGCCACAAAGAGGCGACTTCGCCTTTGCGGACGGTACGTTTGATGATGAGTACCGATACGATAAAACGGTTGTTGGCTTTGTTGTTCGGGTTTCTGGTAGTGGTGGTGCTGGTTCAACACGAACTATCGATGTTGTTGCGAAAGAGAATGCCAACCTAAAAAGTTCTGATGGTACTATCAACAACACTGCTTCATTACCGTGGGGTATTTATCCATCAACTGATGCTAATGGCTTTAACTCTGATATTCAAGCTGCAATCCGAGAACATAGTAGAAATGTAACTCTTCATTCTTTTGCAACGACTGGTAGTGGTTCGGGTGACTTCTCTACTGCAGTAAAGTCCGCGGCTATGGTTGATCGAGCAAACGAAATCCTTTCAGGTTGGATTCGTTATGTCTGGGGAAATTATGATTTACCAGAAACGCCACCTGCTTATAATACTGAAAATACTTACGCGAGTGGAAATGTCGTTCGCTATAGTAGTGCTTTGTATATGTGCAAGGCAGTATCAACTACTGGGACATTCGACACTTCGTCATGGAGTTTGCTAACACCATCGCAATACGGGTTGATGCGGTGGGCAAAAGAACGATCTTCGTCAAACTCTCGCCCTAATAATAGAACAGAGCTTGCAGATATGATGGTGGCTTTGAGCTATTTGCAAAACGCGTTAGGTACAACAAACTCGACAAGATTCTATCAGTTGTTCTATCCTGCTGCATACGCATGCAAGTTGTATGAACCAGCTGTTAAAGAAGGTGAAGTATTGGACGCTCGCTATGCGCGAGAAAATTGGATGCTTCCTGCCTGTGGTATGGTCAACAAGATTTACGGTATGTACCATGCTTCCCGTAATAAGGTAAGTGGTGGTACTATTAGTGCGCAATACGCGAATGAAGCCCAAGAAGGAGTTCAAGATGTTGATTATCCACTGATGGCGAACATTCTGAAAAGATTGGAGGATGCAGGAGAGACCTCTTCAATATTTACTTGGTGGGGTAACAGTAACTTCTGGTCCGCGTCCGAGTACAATACCGCGTATTCGTACAACGTGGGTTTCCAGAATGGTAGTGTGGGCAGCAACCTCAAGTATAATTCGTATGTTGTCAGGGCGGTCACAGCGTTCACCTACACGCTTTAGCGTGTCACTTTTTACTTATAGCGACGGCATTCAAGCCGTCGCCCAAGGATACACAAATGATTTAACAACAATGATATGAGCACAAATGGTGTAGTCATTCCACAAGCAACGATACAAGACAGTGAGCAGAAGAAGCGTCAGCACAGGACACTTCGTCAGATGCCGATTTATCGTGACATTGCGAACTTGAAGTATTTCGTGGTATGTCTTTATGAACGAGTTCCGAGGAAGTTCACTCGCTACATAGACAGTATCTTGCTGACTGTGAGCGAGGCGAAGAAATGTGTAGGATTGGCACATGCGACTCGTGACTCCGCCATGAGGATAGAGTATCTTGATATGGTCCATATCTTCGTTGAAGATGTTCAGGACGACATCAAGATTTTGCACAAGATGAATCATATCAGTAAGGACACAGAGAACAAGATAAGGCAGCTGACACGGGGCATCGTCGCGCAAGCAATAGCGTTGCGAGATTATACCAGTGGTCAGGGTAATTCATAAGCAATTATGGTTAGAGCATCCTATAATCCGTTGAACGGGCGATTCGCTAACACATTCTCAAGATGTGTTAGCTACGAAGATGCAGAATCGCAAAAAGACAGTAACTTCTGGTCCGCGTCCGAGAACAATACCACGAATTCGTACAACGTGAATTTCCAGAATGGTAATGTGAACAACAACAACAAGTATAATTCGTATGTTGTCAGGGCGGTCACAGCGTTCCACGATTATAGCTCCGTGCCGCAAGCCTTTCTTGACTCTGTTTGGGCGGCGTACAAAGACTGTATGCACGGCAAGTTCCGTTCCAAGCAAGCCATCGAGTACATGTCTAAAGCCATAGAGGATATTCCCGCCTTGGCATACGAGTTGTGGAGCAAGACATATCAACCAGGCACATCCACCTGCTTTATGGTTCTCTATCCCAAACCGAGGGAGGTGTTTGCCGCCAGCTTTCGTGACAGGATTGTTCACCATTGGATTTGCTTACGGTTAGAGCCGTTGTTTGAGGAGCGTTTTGTGTCGCAGGGCAATGTCAGTTTCAATTGCCGTAAGGGTTTCGGTACAGACAAATGTGTTGCACATTGTGCTGAAGGCATGGAGCGTATCACTGGGCATTATCATCGTAAGGCATGGCTATTCAAGGGTGATATTGTAGGCTTCTTCATGAGTATAGACAAGTTGGTTTTGTGGTACTTCATGGAGAGGTTCATCAACCGATGGAGGAAGCGCATGGAGCGCAAGGGCTTCGAGTCGGTTTCTCCCGATGTCCTTGTTCGTCTTGGTATGCAGCGTATGCCAGAGATGTTCTGGGACGTGCTTATCCATACCACGAAGACAGTTGTGTTGCATCGTCCAGAAGAGAATTGTGTGCTGAATTCGCCCGTGCATCTTTGGGAGCGGTTATCGCCTAACAAGTCCTTGTTTGGTTGTGAGAAAACCAAGGGTGAGCCTATCGGTAATCTCACGACTCAGTTGTTTGCCAACTTCTTGATGTCGTATTTCGACATGTATGTGCTTTTCCTTTTCCGTCACCATTCGTTCTCCTACGAGCGGTTCGTGGATGATTTCGTCTGTCAGTGTGACGACCTCGATTTCCTGAAGGGTGCGATTGTGAAGATGGAAAAGTTCCTCAAGACCCATCTTCAGCTGGAGATGCACGAAGAGAGATACTTGCAGCCAGTGAGTCATGGCGTGTTGTTTGTCGGTACTTATATCAAGCCTTGCAGACTGTATCTTTCGAACAGGACGCTGGCTCGATTCAAGGAGCGTGCTATCGGGTTCCGTCGTCTGATGGAGGCAAAGAAGGATTTGACGTATCTGGACTGCAAGCGTATTGAGCAGGTCGTGAATTCCTATCTTGGATTTTGTCGGAGGAAGCGAACCTATCATTATCGGAAGGAGATGATTGCGTTGATGGGTGAAATCTTTTGGACGTATTTCTATGTGCAGGGTCACTATGAGAGTATCCACATGAAGAATGTATTCAAACTTAATTTATAAAATCAAAAAAATGAAACAGAAATTTACAGAGAAGCCAAGTCAGATGGTGACGAGTGTAGGTCCACAAGTGATTTATATTACTTTGAACTATAATGTCGCCCCGTCTGATGATGGAGAATGGGAAGCAGACAGTGTGCAGTTCAAGTCAGAGGAAGTGCCTACCATCACGGAGGTTGCCGATGCCATCATTGGGTCGGGAAGGCTGTGTAGTGTTCAGGAGCTTGAAGGTGTCAGTAATGCGCTTGTCCATACTTTCAATGTGCATGTAGAAGACGATGAGCTGTTTGAGGCATCTAAGAAGTTGTTGTTCGCACTTAACTCGGCTTACGGATCGTCGGAGGATGTCAATGTCTTCCGCTATGAGGACAAGAACTGCTGGATAGACAAAACCACACGTACCAGTATTCTTTCGAGGCTTGACGCAGAAGAAGAGAAAGGCAAGAGAACCACCAATCTCTCCTTTGGGAATTGTCATTTGTTCAACGTGCCGATTGCGAGTGCGAGGTCGATGCTGAAGGACTTGGAGGTGTATGCCGCTGAGTGCTACGACATGACTAACAGTCATCAGTTGTCGATTGAAGGCTTGGAGACTTACGCGGCTGTCCATGAATACGACTATCAAGACGGCTATCCTGAACCGCTTTCCTTCGGTGACGAGATATTTACCTACGTGAAGAAGGAGCCAACCGCCAAGGATGTAGTCGCTGCTTTAAAGAAGATGGTGTTGCCAACGGTGGTGGAGCGAGATGATGATGCCGCTTTGGAGTGTATTGAACTCTTTCCATCTTGGGAGTCGATGCTTGGTAAGGAGCTGAAGAAAGATGAGCGTTACTACTATGATGATGCGCTCTGGAAGGTGGTGCAGACACATACGGCACAAGACAACTGGAATCCAAGAGTTGCCACATCGTTGTTCACCCAAGTTGTGAAGGGTGGTGCTGATGAAGGCACATTGGAAAATCCTATTCCTTTCAGTATAAACATGGAGCTGGTGGAAGGCTTGTATTATCTTGACGAGGGCGTTGTGTATCTGTGTATCGAATCGCTTACTCAGTGCTTATGGCACCTCGCTTCGATTCCAAGGTACGCGAAAGCGGTGGAATAGGTTTTGGAAATTGAGACTTTTTATCAATATTTTAGTATTAACCCCAAATAACAAGAAGGAATATGAAAGAAATTATTAAATTTATCGGCAGAATTTTCAAGTGGAAAACTCGCTGGGCATGGATGTTGGCGGGTTTGGTGGTAGGATTGAGTTCGTGCAACTGGTACAATGCCGCACATTCGGGAGTGATTATGAGTATCTTTTACGTGGTTTACTTTCGTGTCGAGTACAAGAAAGACCACAGTTGGTGGACAATGATATTAACTTTCTTGTGCTCCGTAGTAGGACAAGGAATTATTCAATTATTGACAGAGCAATGAAAAAGGAATATTTAAAACCAGCAATGATAACTCGTGAAACTGAATTAGATGCAGACTATGCGCAGTTCTATTCCTATCACGAGGGTTGTGCAACTCCACAGGTAAAGGCAGAGCCTTCACATACGGAGAAAGAGGATGAGTGGGGTAATATTTGGTAACACTAAAAAACAATGTAATATGAAATGGCTTGATAGTTTGAAGGCAGTTGACAGGAACAAGGTGGGTGCTATTGTCTTTTTTGTCTTGGGTCTCTTGATTAGCGGACTTGCTTGTATGCTTGCCGTATATCGTGAGTTGGCTCAGGAAAAGAAAAGCGGTGTATTGGAACGAGAGGATTTGAAGAACTATGTGAAATGGAGCGGAATTGGTGCTATTGTCCAGGCATTCATTCTGATGGTACTTTAATCATTATTATGTAGAAAAAAAATGGAAGGAAGAGAAGTAACATTGATTATAGTTGGTTGTCTGGTGGTGTTGTTCTATGTCATCGTCTTCGGACTGATTGGTGCTGATTTATGGAGCGGCGTTCGTAAGGCAAAGAAGCGAGGTGAAATGAGGACGAGCGAGGCATATCGCAGAACCATCGACAAGCTGAACAAGTATTACAACATGCTTATCGCATTGACCTTTGTGGATGCTGTCCAAATCGGGCTGATATTCTTTCTTTGGCATGAGTATCGCTATGATATTCCTATGGTTCCCTTGTTTACGCTTCTCGGTACGTTCTACATTTCCTTTGTGGAGGTGAAGAGTATTGTAGAGCCATCGAATGTTAAGGAGAAGAAGGCGCAAGAGGATTTCATCCGCATACTTAGAGAGATAGCAAAGAACCAGGACCTTAAAGACAGGGTGCTTTCAGTATTGGAAAACAAAGAAAACAAGGAGCATGATGAAACTGAGTGATAATTTCACGCTTGAGGAGCTGATAAAATCAGCTACAGCGCAAAGGTTAGGTATCGACAATACGCCCAGTGTTGTTGTCAAGAATAAACTTGCGACGTTATGCAGGAAAGTTCTCCAGCCACTACGTAACAAGTATAATAGAAGTATTGTCGTCACCTGTGGGTATCGTTGTCCGAGGTTGAACAAGGTTGTTGGTGGAGCTTCTACCAGTGACCATCTCTACGGTAATGCCGCCGACATTCGAAGCCAGAGCGATTCAAGAGCCGATAACAAGGCTCTGTTTGACCTGCTTGTGAAGATGATGAAGAACGGAGAGATAGGTGTCAAGCAGATTATCAACGAATACGACTATGACTGGATACATGTAAGCTACCAAGACGGTAGAACGGCAAAGAGGAATGAAGTTCTTGAAGCGTTCAGAAACAAAGAAGGCAAAACGATTTATCGGCGTTTGTCGGTTTGATAGAACGAAAACGGAACTTTCTTTTACCCGAAAGCAGAACTTTCGGGAACGGTAACTAAAAGCAAGATGTTATGAAGGATATAGCAAAGATGCAGCTCTGTGCGATTGGGGTGCTGGCTGTGATTGTGCTGGCTGTGATTTGTGTGCGCAGTTGTTATGAGCCGAGTGTTGTGTTCAAGGAGACGAGGGACACGGTGACGGTGAGTGACACGGTGACGGTGCATGACACCGTGAGGGTGCGCGAGCCCGTACCGACGGACAGTATGCAGGTAAGGACCGAAGTGGGGTATCTGAAGGTGTCGGCAGAACCGACACTTACTGAGAAAGACGACCATCTTATTGACGCCAATAAGATGATGGACAGTGTTCAGGTGGAGATACCGATTGAGCAGACAATCTATGAGGATAGTCTATATAGGGCTTGGGTCAGTGGCTATCATGCAAAGCTGGACTCCATTGAACTGAGGATGCGAACGACGATCATTACCAACACACAGACAATTACTATCAAGAAATATCCGCGTTGGGGTGTTGGTGTGATGGGTGGTGTTGGTCTTGGAATGAAGAACAAAAACGCCGAGCCGTTTGTTGGGGTAGGCGTGTACTATAGATTATTTTAGTTAAAAGTTAGTTAGTTTTTGAATTACGTTGGACGGTTTCTTGTCGTGAGGCAAGGACCGTTTTTTTTGTAGTGGATGGGGTCAATTAAACATAAGATTTGTTGTGAAATCCATCTGGGAGGATGGGGTTCATGGGATTGATGGGGTTGTTGGGGCTGGTGGAATAGATGATTTTGTTGTAGATTTCCGCTGTGCGGAATTCAAGACAGCATCCTTGGGATGTCACCCAACCATCGTCGAGCAGGATGGCGTCGGACTCCATGACGGCTTGGATACATCTTCCCATTGCTTCCGCTTCGGTGTAGGTTCCGAGTGGGTTCAGGTCGAAGGAGGAAACGATGTCGTAGCATTCCTGGTAGATGGATGGCAGTTGTTCCTTGATTTCTTCCACACGTTTCCGAGCTGTCTCGTACTTCTCTTGGAAGGTAGCTTCCGAACGTGCGTTGATGGGTGTGGAGATATAGAGTTTCATTGTTCTTTGTTTTGGTTTTTGACGATGGAGAGGTCGATGCCGCTGTCGTTGAAATACTCGAATGCCTTCTTAAAGAGTTTTTGGCAGCGGCGTGGAGGGGTGGTCATGTATCTGTGCATTTCGTTGAAGAGTGTGCAGGGCAATGGTCCTTTGGCTGGGGTCATGTGTGTGGAGTAGTCGAAGAGGAACGGGCATTGTCCGCAGCACGCAGGTTGTTCATATATTTTTCTTCCGTCGATGATTACCATGTGAAGTTGTGTATTAAAACTGGGGGGGGGTAGTCCGAGGCTGCTACCCCTTCCCAGCTGCCAAACACCACGGGGACGTATGTGTCTGTGATTTTTAGGGTTTGAAGGGATTTCTGAAATGGAGGGGAATCCTGTTTAGTACCATTATCCCCTCTGCGGGCTGTGGTAAGCCTGAGAGATATGTTGTTTGCTCAATGGCAAGGGTTATGCGAGGCGTTCGTTCCTATCTTCGCAGACAAGTCCGAACTGAATTATGAAGAAATCTATAATGCTTTCTTATGGGGTTGATGAGTAGGCTCTCGGCAGAACCGAGAGGTACGGAGAAAGCCGATGGATTCATCAATGCTTATGCTGTGGATTCTCTGCTTCGCATTCTATTTGTCGGATGCGTTCTTCGCAGATGTGGATGATTTTCTCGTAGTCGAGTCGTCGGCTGTCCCCTTGTTTGGTACGGAGGATGCGCTTCACGATGTCGGCATCCCACGGGTTCAAGTTGTATTCTTGCCAGATGCTCCACGGTTGGATGATGTGGCGCGAATAGTCGCTTTTGCCTCGGTTGTAGGAACGGACAGATGTGTCGAGCACACCCAAACGTCTCAGTGCCTGGTAGGTTTCCTCGTCGAGTTGACGGCTATTCACTGGTTTGTTGTCAGGTGGTGTGTTCGGGACTGTGGAATGTTTAACCAAGTCTGCTTCTTGCTCACAGAGTGTGAAAGCAAAGCCGTCTTCGCATTCCACTATATAGACGTTATTGTTGTTTCCATCATAGAATCGGAAAATAACCTGCAGGTTGTCGTTGTACTCTTTGTTTAGGTCAGAAGAAACAAAACTACTAATGTTGTTTATTTTGAGTATATCCCCGATATTGTATTTGAATGTGGGGCGGGAAATGAGGGTGTCTTGGGTTGTTTGGGTGTTTGGTGAGGACATTTGTTGATGGGTTTATGGGGTTGATGAAACCCGAAACAAAATTTCGGGGAACGGTGGAGAGGGAGGACCGAAAGCGGAACTTGGTTCGGAAAAACTGAAAAACCGATGGGTGGGTTGGAACCACCATCAGGGGATGAGCCTCGCATTCGTTATGCTACATCGGTTGATTTGCAATTTTAAATATTTCCCAATTTATTCCCTTTTTTGATGAAAGGAGGTTGATGATTCATCGGCTATTATGTTTTTGGTGGACTCGATTCATTTTGTTGAAATGTTTTCATTGGTTGACTGAAGTGTGGGTAGTGACAGATGATTGCCATCTCCTTTTGGTTGCTTGGATTTGATTCGTCGGCTCCTCCAAAGCAGGGGCATTTGATGCAGTTCATGTCGCCGATTTTGACGTGCATGACGGTGCCGACTGGAAAGTTAACGCTGGAACCGTGCGGACAGCTTCGGCGGATGCTGTCTAAGTCAAAGCATTTCTCTGTTGCCATATTTTGTTTTGAAATCGATGATTACTTTTTTCAATAGTTCTTTTCTTGCGGACTCGCAGAGCGGTAGTAGGTCCTGAGCGAAGTTGCACACTGCCAACTCACAAGCCTTCTCTGCATTCTCTTTTGAAATCATGGGAACGGCTTCGCATTGGTTATTCTGCTCTTTGTAATCAGCTGCAATGATATGTCGCTGTATGTATTCCTGGTAGGTCATTCTTTAAAGAGTGTTTGGAGACAGGAGTTTTTTGGTGAGGGAGGTGCGGAAGTCATTGACGAATCGCTCATAGTCGAAGTCTGGCTTCTCTTTGTTCGCGTTGAAATACACGTCTATCTCGATGCTTTCGAGGTAGTCACAGGCAGCGTCCAGCATGTCCTTCTTGCCGTCCTCCTCTCCTCGGATGAAAGTAGAGCGGATTATTTTACTTGTTAAGTCTTTGTTGGTCTTCTCTTTTTTGCTCATGGTTATAGAATCGGGAAGTTCCTTCTCGATTCTTGCTTGCAGGTCGTCGATGTATTTGGTTACTTCCTCGTCTTTTTCAAAATGGATTTTGAATATTCCTGGTGAGTTGGTGAAAATCGCCAATTCTTTAGGTTTGTCCATGTCGGATGATACTGCTACGATGCTATCAAGTCTGATAAGCATGTTGCCATTGCGGTGGATTCGTGCCATTGTCTTAATCTGGGATTTATAATTTTATCAGGGATTTAAAGGATTTGGAAGGAATGATTTTGAATGAAAAAGTAAAAAGTAAAAATTCCTCACTAAAAACAACTCCTTTCCTCCGTAGAGGTTATTTATTTTGTTTCGTATTCATCGTGTATTCACCAATTCTTTGCATGAAGGTATCGAAATCCCAGTCTTCAGGACTCATGCCGCCGAACTTTGCATACATCTGCTCCTGCCAGTTTCGTCTCATATAACCTGTGATGTCCTCTTTTACAAATTCCATAGGAATGTTATTTAACTTTCTTGTCAATGGTTTTGTATAGAGTTTGCTCTTAAACTTAGGCACAACGCTATCTTGAGTGGGCCTAATGGTAACGAAATGGTCCTCAAAGCATTCTGTATCACATCCTCGTTCATCTTTCCAATCGTGGTGCTCGCAGTAAGAGCGGTCGTAGAAATATGCTATTCGTACATTTACCATACGGTACAAATCATCATCGTCTTCTAACAGTGGTTCCTCTGTTGGTAATGCGACCTTATAGCGTTTGTAGCGGATGAGATAACCACGAGCAGGCTGAGGATGTATGGCAGGTTTATATTCCTTAGTAAATACCTGCTCTTCGAGGTAGTAAACTTCATCAGGAACAAATGTTAATCCATTTACCCTTGCAGTTCTTATACATTTACATTTTATTAAATCCATAACACGTTCTATCTATAGTTTAAATTGTTTAATTTCCACTCAAAGCCCTTATCACTTTTTAAAACAGAGTCGAAAACACTCATACCATTTATCCAATGCTTTTTTCATGTTTTAATAATTTCTCAAACTCTTGTAGAGATTTTTCTATTTGTTCAAGATTATACTCTAACTCTTCATTTTCAGGACAATCTACAAGAACGCCATACAGCACAGTCCCAATATAATTGAATATCTCTATAACAGTGCTATCATGCACATAAGGAATGTATGGCTGAAAATCAGCAACCAATTCTCGCAATCTGTTCAAATTATTTCTTTGTCTTTTAGTCATGATTCCTTGTCTTTTAGTATTGCTTCGAAAAGCACCTTGTCTCCTTCGCCTGTTATAATGAGCGTGTCTGTATGGTTAGCTTCGCAGAAGTTGCGCACTGTTCCAATGCTGCTATTGTCTTAATCTGGGATTTAATTTTATCAGGGATTTAAAGGATTTGGAAGGATTGTTTTGTTCTCTCCAAGTAGTCTTTGATGTCAGGAATTTCGATGTCGAGCCAGAATAGGACGTTGGGGATATTCCATTGTCCTCTTCCGTATCGTGTAGGGGTGATTATTTCATCTATGCCTGAAGCAATAGTCCTCCCCTTAAATGATTCTTGTGGACGATGAGCGTATGCTAATGTCCCGTCAGACGTAAGAACTATCACTTCTCTGTTTATCTTGGGTAGTTCGTCGTCTGCAATCTTCCACCACATCGATGAGTCGATCAGTTGTTCCATGTCGTAAGCTCCGCTTATATAAGCATCCTTCACATCTTGTAATGAAAGCGGTTTAAAGGAGAGTGCCATCGCCCTTCCAGTCATATAATTACTGGCTCCATTCATTATTCTTGCCTTTCGTTCTTTCTCTGTCATAGTCCTCTATTCGTTGGTTGATTGTTCGGATGTTTGATGTTATCTTTATCAAGAGAATCTCCTTTTACGATTCAGAACTCCATACCAATACTCATCACCGATACTATTGAGGATTGTTTTCTGAAGTTCGTTAGCCTCTTGACAACTCTTCTCTGTCAGAATACTTTCCAGAGGTGTGTTGTGCATCCTATCTTCAATATTAATGCCGACTTCCTCTATTTTGTTTTCGTGGTTCAGCTTTATGTAAACTGTACCAAGTTTCTTGTCTTCATGCTTGCGAAACACAAAAGTGTCCGATAACCACATTGGGTTAGGTACTGCATAAATCTTTTCGTTCATAGTTTTTTTGATATTAAACGAGGGCTACAGGAGTTGCACCTGTGTCTGGCAGATTATACTGTTAGCGGACTGTCACGCACAGCCCCCGTATGGCTCTTTATAAAATTATTTCTTTTTCAATCCTCTGTATGGAGGTTACTTTGTGTGAAGATGCTCCAGTTCTTGCTGACGGCGTGAGGGTAGTCGTCGAGAATTTTGTGTAGTTCTTTGTCGGAGAAACGGCGATGGGTTGGTGTACCTCCGATGAAGTCACGGACTGATTGCTTCCAATAGACCGTTGCTTTGTCTTTTGTCGCTACCATCACGTCCTGAATAAAGGAAAGGCATTCTGATACGTCGTACTTGTCACGACATACTTTTGTGTTCTTGGTCATCAAACCAATTTTGAAATGCTCACACCCTGCATCGAGTGCTTGCTGGATCATACGGAAGGAGGATGGGAAGTCGATGATGGGTTCTATTGACGCCCAAACGTGAAAGTATGTAGCACGGCGCAATGCACGCATCGTAGCTATCCTTGCGCGATTGTCGTGTGCATTGGGTTCCAGCTCGTCGTGTCCTGTCAACGTGAAGCCATAAGCGACAAGCGTATTATCGAGTTTCCAGAGGTTTTGATATTCTTCGATTGCTGAGTCAAGATAATAGGCAAGGCGTTTCGTTAGGAATGTGACAGGTATTTCATATTTCACACATTCTGCTGCTATGCGATAGGACAAACGCTGACATTCTTCAAGCATAGGGTCAGTCACAAAACTCATAAACACACCACCATCCTTATGGATTTGTTTGCGGTTTTCGAGGATTTCCGCCATAGCGAGATAGAAGGCATGTTCGTCATCAATGATTCCCTTCTTCAGTACGGGTTTGTTCTGTCCGAGGTATTTGCCTGATGGTCCCGACTTCAAGTAGCAATATGTGCAACCGTTTGAGCAGCCGATGTAGGGGTTTACGCTCCATCGTCCGTACTCTTCTGCATTGCCTTTGGTTTTTGATAGGATTTTCATAATGTTTCGATGTATGTTCTTAGGTTCTGATATTTTTTCTCGATCCAAAATGCTATTGTGTCACCTGCCCATTTCAGACCTATGGTTGAGCCATGCTTGACATAGTAAACAAAAGCAATAAATGGGTAAGAAAGACAGCCTATTACGAATGCCACGCATTCCATCAGGAAGATGGGGATATAGAATATCGCCCAAAGAGTTCTATAGATATATATCATCGGAGTTCTTGGATTAGATTAGATGGGCGAAGGGGTCGAATTGTTCTGGATGATACCAAGTGAATCCCATGATGCGTGAATACTCGCCTTTGATTTTGACGATGACAAGTGTTGCTATCACCACACCTCCGTTGGTACGCTTGGCAATATTCTGACCACCTCCGTGTGCGTATCTGACTATCTCGATATTCTGGCAGTTCTCTTCGGAATACTCAGCGAAATAACTGATGTGACCCTTGATGGGCTGTCCGTTGGTTACTTCGTCGATGACTTTCTGGCACTCTTCTTTGACTCCGTTGATACCATCCACCAGTATCAGGTGCTGGAACTTCTCTCGGATGTTAGAGATGATGTTATACTCTTCTTGGTGCTTGAGCTGCTTGAAGAGGGACACCACGTCGGTCACAAACAGTTTGTCGTTCTTAGTGTCGGTTTTCTTTTTCATCATGGTGCTTTGTTTTTTTTAATTCTTTGATGATTTCTTCCAGTACGGGAGTGTTGTCAGCGTCTTCCCATTCCTTCGCCACATTCCAAGAGATGGACTTTTTCGGTGTCCAGTTGTCTATCTTCATGGAATGATGCGACAAGCGTCCTTCTGTTGGCTTCAGTCCCTTGTCGTGCAGCTCACAGAGTCCGTCATGGAAGAAGGTACACCAATCTCCTACGGTTGTTGCTTGTACCATTCCGATGATGTGGTCGGTGACTCCGATGAGCATTCCAGCATACCAGTCAGTCCATGCCAAACGGTCGGCATAGCCAGCCTTAATCAGTTTCAGGATGTCCTGTGGGGTTGCCAGGCACGGTGTGTGGCACTGCTGCTGGCATTGCTTGCACTTGCATTGAATCGGTTTGCGTCCAGTCTTGCGGATGATGCGCTGCAACTGGCTTTCTCCTGCTCGTTTCATGATTGATTAGTTCTAAGTTTTGTGAATGAATATCACTTCCTTGCCATCGGTGCGGGTTGTGAAACTACATGGACCTTTGTATCTGCAGCTGCCTGAGTTATAGAATGCGCATCCCGTACACTCATGTACTCCCTCTGGCAATTCTACACATATCAGTTTTACGCCATCGAATTCTATGACCTGTCCAATGGCAACTTCTTTGGTGTCCGTTACGACTGGCGTCAAGTTTTCCGTTGACTTCTTTAGTTCTGCGATAAGTGCATCCGCATACGCACATGCGGATTCGGCACAGTATTCTGCAAGCGTCTTTCCTTCTGCTTCGGGTCCGAGTTCGTGTCCACAGGCTAATATTGCGGATGCTGTTCGCATGATGGTAGGCAGCATTTCCTTTGCGATTTCGTATCGACGCTGGTTCCTGTCGATTATGGGTTGGCTCATGGGGTTTATGGGTTTAATGGGGTTAATCAAATTCAATGCTTTGTTTTTTTTATATCCTACGGAAAGGATTTTCGTGCCATCCGTGAAACTCGTTTAATTCGTAGTATTCACTATCCACGCATCGCGTACTTGCTGATCCAATTCTGCCAGCACCTCGTCAGACTCACCACCGTGCATGTGGCTCTCCAGAACCAAACGCAGGATTCCCTTCACATGGTCGAAGTCCTTCCATCTGTCATTTCTGACGTTGTGGTCGTGCTGCCATTCTGCTCCATCATGGAAAGCCTCCATCAAGTCGTAGCCGTCGGCCTTTACATCTCCGAAGAAATCGTCAGCACTCTCACCTTCCAAGCCTTGCCCGTAGGCAATGTCTCTCACGTAGTCGCTCTCAGCACTTTCCAGGTCTGTGTCGAACCTTCGGCCCCGTCCAATCTCGGTGCGGAGGGCACGCTGTGCTACTTGCAATGCTCCTTTCAGATGCTTGTTTCTGGCACCATTGCAACAAGCCGTAATCACGGCCAGTGCATCATCGTAAGTCATTGGAAATTCGTTCATAGTTCCATTTTTTCGTTTTTTCTATAATTAAATGAGATTATGTTTTGATAGTTTTATAATCGTCACATCTTTGCCTCTGAATTTTATTGTTCTCATAATCGTTAGTTGTTTTCTTTTTCTATTTTTACTTTAACCCACCCATCTGAAGCTGATACAGACAAGATAATATTAAAGTCGTTATCATTACAATCACTGCAATAATCTGCAACCGCAAATTCAATTTTATCAATAAGGGAGTTTTCGTCTTTTAGTTTCATGATTGATTAGTGTTCTTTTCGTGCTTTATATTTTACATTCCCAGTAGTCCAATACCAATGAAGTTTTCCCCATATAATTTCAAAAATGAAATACATGTCAAATCTTGTGCATGCAATGTGAAGGTGTGGCATTCCGAATAAAGGCTGATGTCTTACCCAATCACACCACATCCAACTATCATTATACTTAAAATGATTATGAAAGATGTGCATAACTTATTTTTCTTTTAATTTGATTATCAACCATTCTAATTCTTTTTGTCTGCGTTCTTTGCAAAAACGGCAGTTGCCTTTGTGGGCGAAATGTCCGAATCCTTGATTACCATTAGCCATATCATTTTTAAGATACTCACAACTATCAATAACAATAATGTTACAACCTTTTAAACGCTTTGCCTCTTCTATTTCAGCTTCTGTTCTATAGTCGCATGCCACCATCATAAAGGCAGCAAGTACAAATATTATAATCTTTTTCATTCTTTACCTCCTTTCAGTTCTTGAATAAGTTTTTGTTTTGTTTAATTTAGGAGGTTAACGTCTGATGGTTACCTTTGATTCTTTTCTCCATCTTTGGATTTTTGCCAACCACGTTCTGTCGTAGTATGGCTTTTCGTGGAGTCTTTTGCAGGCTCTGAAGTACAGCTCAGAGTGGATGGGTGCAAGAGATATGAGTGGACCTCTCCTGTACCATTGCCAATGAAAACTGTCTCTGTTCAGCACCTTTCTTGCTATTCGTTTGTTCATGATTACATCTGTTTAATCATTGTTTAGTTTGCAATTCAGAATTTCTTGACAGGCTTCTCGAAGTCGTTGACACCGATTTCGCCACTATTTAATTGCATCAGAAGGTTACGACCGTGTGCTACACCATCATTATAGATGCGATTACGTTCCTCGTTCAGTTTTTTGTCGAGCTCATTTTTGTAATTATCACGGTCATTCTTCAATTGCAAACAAGCCTCTCTTAGAGACTCACACAACCGTTTTGCAGCGTCAAAAGTTATATCAGGCAAAACAAACCTATCTCTTGCTGTAGCTGCTTCAAGCCTTCCTGCCAGAATGCTCCCATCAAAACCGTCTTTCGTTACTACATGCTTGCTGTCGAACTGAGAGAATGTAGAGAGTAAGTCGGTCAAAGCATTTTCAATTTTTCTAATAGGAATGGTGTACCACGTTAATAGTCCTATTCTGAGGTCATCCATTATGTAATTGTTACGGTCAAGGTTCCTTTCCTTGACGATAGCTTTGCCTATTTCCAATGCGTTCATGCAGTCATGGCACAGCGAATCTTTACTACTACGTGCCACCTCTTCACCCGTTCGCCCGCATCCTGGGCATGGGGCAGTTCCTTCGTATAGTTTCATAGTCAAATCTTTTTAATCTTCAAATTCAATACTTAGTTGGTAGCCTCTTGGCTCTCTGTAGCCTCGATGGGTTGCTATGTAGTGAGTCTTCAGCTTCTCCATGATTTCCTTTCTGTCCTTCTCGCTGACGTTGTTCTTGTCAGCCATGAAGTTGGCATGGAGGGCGGCTGCCAAACTTCCACGGATGTGCTTGTCATCCATGAAGATGCTATAGACGGTGTAGATGCGGTTGCAGAGCTTTGCATCCTCCCGTTCTGCATCCGTCTGGTATCTCATGGCGCACACGTCGATGTATCGTGTCACACCATCGTAGCCGTCCTTGTTGGTGCGTGGCGATGTGAAGTCATTAAGAAAGACGACCGTCAAAGCCTCACGCTTGGCTATCTTGTTAAGTTTTGCCCATCCGTAATAGACAGGGAGTAGTCTTCTTTCCATTGGGTTGACGGGGATAATGGGGTGAATTATTCTATGAGTTCAAAACCGTAAGCGAATACCCAAGGGTTGCGGTTCCATGTGCCTTTGCCACAGATGCGGTCGATGAGGACAGCGTAGGCTTCGCGAGGAGACATATAACTATTAACGTGCTTCCCAACCTTGAAACCATACATCTTTGGGTCTGTTTCGCCTACAAGCAATCCTTCCTTGATGCAATCCTCGTCGCTGATGTCCTGCAAGCGCTCACATTTGATGTCGGTGATGCGGATGCAATGGGGCATGAGGTCGGGACGGGTGTATAAAGCATTGTTCCAGCCAGGTGTGTCTTTGTATATCAATCTATTTGCCCAATCAAGAGGATTGATAGCACTCGCATAGCTTTGCGCCACGGCAACCACTTCGCCAATTTGAAAGGCTGGTTTCAATTCGATTGAGTCGCCATCCTTTGTGTCTGCGATAAAGTGCCAAACTCCATTTGCATGGTACGCGGTCACGTTCTCGAAGTCGCCTTTGATGATGCGCCGAGTCTTGGTCTTTCGTCTTTTCAAAACGGCTTGCCGAAGTCCGTACCTCTTGCTGAAATAAGCTTTCTTCATGGTTCTATTGAGTTTTTTCTACGGATGATTGGAGGTTTGGGAATTCTTTATGTCTGTGTAGAGATTCATTTGGAGTCTAATCCTTTCTCTGATGGACTGAAGCCAGTCCAATTTCTCTTTACAAACAGCGTCGTACCCTTTTATTATTGCCTGTTTAAGTTCTTGATCCAAATCGGAGAGGATGGAATTACATATAGATTCGTCCTTTTGAGTCCACTCCATAGGAGGATAATCGTTAGGGAATGTCTTTATTTCATTGATGGTACGTCTGAGGGCGGTGATGGTTCGTGCGTCCTTGTCGCTGCCAGTGATATGGTCTTGAAGGTCAAGTTCCATCTCTTTGATTTGCTTGATTGCTTGGGTGTATCGCTTTCCAAGTCCGAAGATAACGATGGCTTGGAGTAAGACGACAGCGAATGCGATGATGATTGCTATTTCCATGATGGGGGGGGGGATGGGGTTAATGGGGTTGGTGAGAAGGCTCTCGGCTGAGCCGAGAGGTACGGAGAAACGAAAGACTGAAAGCAGAACTTTCAGGAACGGTGGTGGGTTAGAGAATGGTGATTTCTTCGATGTCTTCACCAGGGCATAGGGGCATTATGACTATTTCAATGTCTTTGTCTTCAACGCCCAATAGCATGGGTGTGACTCTGTGTTCGAGCATTTCCGCGTGTCGAAGTATCAGTGTGTCCACTTCAAGGTATTTCATAACGTTTGACAGGAGTTTGATGTGTCCGTAAGCCAGATAACAGCCGTTGATAGTGAACTGACATGTGATTGGTTTGTAGCCGGAAATGTCTCCTGTTCCTTCGCACACGGGACAACCGTACCAATGAGTATAATGTTTACCGTCCCTATCGTGGTAATGCCAATATACCTCTCCGTTCCCTCCGCATTCAGGGCAGGTACGGTCTTTTTCTTTTTCCGGTGCTTTTGCAAATGCGTCCGATAGCATTTTCTGTGTCAGTTTTTCGTTGCGTGTGGGTGCAGGAATCACTGTTTCCGTATTAGGAGGTGTGCGGTCGTTGACGGTTTCGGGATATGTATTTTCGCATAGTGCTGCATTGATGCGGATGAGATTACGTCCGTCTGTGGCACATACCTTGCCATGCTGAAGGAATGGTGCCGTGATGGAAGGTCGGTGTTCGTCGGCTGAGACAAAGAGGTAGAGCAGGGCTTTTTCGTTATTCATTGTTGATGGGTTGTTTTGACCGAAAGCGGAACTTTCGGGGACGGTGGTGGGGATGGAGAAAAGGGATTTAGACTGGGTTATGGCTGGAGACTTCGAAGTGTCCGCCGTAGGGAGAGAAGTCTGATGGTGAGTCATAAACTTCTATGAGGATAGCGTCGCAGAGTCGTTTTCGCTCTGTCTTTCCGATTTCGAAGCAGAGGCTTCGCAAAGAGCATTGCTGGCAAGCCTGAGTACCTTGTTTGTCGGCAGCATTCTTCTTGATGATGTGCGTGTCTGGTCCCAGTTTTAGTTTGATAACTCTGGAGATTCTTGCCATATCATTTTAGATTTTCGTTTTCCAAACGGTGGTAGTCGGTCAGGAGTCTGTCGTAATCGATTCCACAAGCTTCGAGCTTGTGATTGAGCTTCTGAATGGTTGTGTTGGCTTCTTGAAGACGTTTTTCAAGGTCTTTCGTCTGAGCCTTGGCTTGTCCCAGTTGTTCGAGTAGTCCCTTAGTGACGTGGCGTTCCTTGAGAAGTTTGTCGTCGAGCTGTGCAGCAACAAAAACCGCCAGTATCAGGAAGACTGTGAGAATGATGGTTGCAGGTGTCATAGTTTTTTGGTTGATGGGGTTAATGGGTTTGGTGAGAAAGCTCTCGGCTGAGCCGAGAGGTACGGAGAAACGAAGGACTGAAAGCAGAAGTTTCAGGGACGGTGGAGAGGGGAACCCGAAAGCGAAACTTTTGGGAACGGTGGCAGGAACGGTGGCTTTTAAAGTTCCAGTTCCTTGGAGAGTCCGAAGAGGTTGAGGGCGTGCTGGAGTTCGTGGACATAACAGACGTTGGAGATGACGGTATCAGGCAGTGACATTTCCGTGATGTGGTATTCGATGGAGTAAGTGCCGTCGTTGTATTCCTCGATGGAGAGGTCGAAGTAATCCTCGAATATGCCGTACTTGAATCCTCCGTTTTTCTCGTCGAAGTTCTTAGCCAAGAATGTCTGTGTGATGAAGATGGGGAAGGCATCCATAACAGAGCACCATGTTTGCAGTTCCTTCGAGAAGAACAGCCAGTTGCCATCCTTCATTTGCAGTCCTTGAATGGTGTGAGGGTGTCCATTCAGCAGCAGCTTATCACCTATAGTCAAGCCTGTTATTTCCATGATTAAGATATTAAAGTTCGATGTCTTTTTCTATGCCGATTACTTGTAGGAAGTGCTGGAGCAAGTGTACGTATTTACATTGGCATACAGCAAATTCGTGTTTGCTGAAATGGACGAAGGTCTCTATGCGTCCACCATCCCAAATCAGTTGTCCACCACCTTCGATATTGGCAAAGTTGATGTCAGCGATGATAAAGCCAATACCTGTGTGCTTGAATCCGTTCTTCATGAGGATTTCGGAGGTGAGTGGAATGGGGCGCAGTTCGCTTATCAGACAAGGTTTCTCGTCGGATAATCCTACGTTGCCGTAATCGTCGATGAATCTTACTTTTTCTTTTTGCTTGTTTATCATCACCCAGTCGCCGATGCTTAGGTTGTAGGGTGTGAAGTAAGGCGTTTGTTTCCGGCTCATGATGTCATTTCTTGGTGAGTTTTTGGTAGATTTGGATGAGTTCCTTGTCGGAGGCATGTTGGTGTTCCTTGAGTACGTTCAGGAATTTCTCACGTCCCAGGGCGCGGTAGAATTTTACGAAGTCCTTGCGGCAGAGGTCGGCGGGTTCGCCTGGTTCGATGGCTTTTTCACGCCCAGCCTTTTCCGCTTCGATGGAGCATTCGTAGATGTCCTTTCCTTCCTTGTTCACGATGATGTACTCATGTGAGCCGATTTTAACTTCACCTGTATGTCGGGCGATGGAAAAGTAAGTGTTTGCCCAATATTCTTCTGCCATGCAGACAGGTGCGAAAGTATTAGTTCCCATGAAAGTAAACTTGAAATAAGAAAACGAAGAATGCGAATGCTACGAGCCATCCTAAGATGGTGAAGAGGAAGGTGATTTTCCATGTGCGTCGAGCCGAACGCTCGTATGAATGTGCCTTATTGATGCTGGCAAGGTTTTCGCCAAAGCAAGTATCGAACAAGCTTCTCACGTAATTAGTAGCAAAGACTGAAATTCTTCTTCTCTCTTCCTCAGACAGCAAGACGAGTGGCTTGTCGGTGTTGTCATCCATCGATGGGGCATAGATATAGAGAGAGGATGGCTTGCAGTCCAGTTCGTAAGAGTGTTTCAGGTCATCGCAACCGATGTTTGTTTTTCTGACTTCTGCACGGATGCGGACTTCGAACACGCCGTATTGCTCGTATAGTTCTCGCGCTCGTTTCTCAATCTGCTTGGCGTTTGCTCGTGCCAGACTGAGGATTCGCTTGTAGTCTGATTCGTTCAGCTCGATTTTGGGGTGAACGTAGGGTTCTTTGAGGTAAGTGTTTGCCATTTGTTTTTGGGGTTTATGGGGTTAATGGTTTTTATGAGTGGGCTCTCGGCTGAGCCGAGAGGTACGGAGAAACGAAGGACTGAAAGCAGAACTTTCGGGGACGGTGGAGAGGGGAACCTGAAAGCGAAACTTTTGAGAACGGTGGCTTTTGAAACCCGAAACAAAATTTCGGGGGACGGTGGCTGGAGGGGTTAAGTGGCATCGACCCATTGAGAAAGTCGGAGTGCTCCGATTCTTGGTTCGTATTCGTTACAGCATTTTTTGTATCGTGCCACAAACCTTTCTTTGGTGATTTTGCATTCCGCTATAATAGGGTTTTCTTTGACTCGCCTCATACAGATGGCGTGTTTGCAGTCCATGCAGCAGACGCCCGTCTGTTGTTTCTTTGTTTTCTTTGATGCTACAGCCATTTCTCGTTGAGTAGTTTCGTGCAGAGTGCTTCACACAGCTTCTGTGCCATGCCCACCTCTACCGCGTTGCCAATGAATTTCTTTTGTTCCGCCTGAGTACCAATGAGGATGTAGTCGGAAGGGAATCCCATGATGCGTTTCAGTTCCATTACTGTGAGCATTCGCATTTTGATGTCGATGATGCCGTACATTGCCATGAATTCCTTGATTTGTCGAGTCATGGGTGAGTCGTGCTCATAGATTTCGATGGCGAGGTCGCCTTGTTCCGTGCTGACCAGGTAAGGAGGCATCTTGTCCATCCGTGCAATGAGTGTGAAACAAGGCTTTTCGATGCTTCCTCCATCGCTTTGGAACGAATACGGATTCATTAGGTACTGAGATGACGCTAATCTTAGCTTGTCGAAAGGCACGTCTGGCATGGGAGCATCCATGTCGATACTTACGAGGGCGTGTCGCTCCTTGGTGGTGATGGTAGGGTTGGGTTCATCGATAGAGCTGTTGTAGCCATTTCCGAAATAGGCAGTCACGAAAGCGTGTCGGTCCTTTGTGGTGATGGTAGAAGCTGGTACGTTGAGAGAATGATTATGCTCGTTACCACCATAATACTCAGAGATGAAACGTGCAGATACCAGAGCGTGATGATCCACGCACGTGACTGTGCCCGCTGGCTGTTCGATGCTTTGATTCTTGCTCATCGGTTCACCTGAAAACTGCTTACTGAGAAAATTCAGTTTGACCAATCCGAGGCGGTTCTGTACCGCCACGGTGGGACAAGGCTCGTCGATGGAGGGTGCGTTATGCTGTGCGGACTGGTTCATGGAATTGTACTTGAGAATCCAAGCGTCGTGCTTGTCCTTTCCACCTGCCACGAACTTCACCAGTCCTGCATAGATGCGCTGAAGTGTTTTCTCGCAGAGCGGCTTCTTACGTTGAAATATGCTTGTCCCTTCCTCTTGGAGGTCGAGCACATCGCGGACGGCTTTCCATTTCTTGTAGGTGAGGAACATGCCAGAGTCGCCATCCTTGGCGTATGTAGGTATAGGGAAAGCGATGGGTAGTCCGATTTGTGCGAAGAGTCCGAAGAACCTTTTCCTTGAAGTGTATGCGCCAAAGTCAGCGGCATTGAGGATGCGGTAATCGAATTCATAGCCATAGGCGTTCACCTGCTTCACCCATCGGACATAATCCGCGCCGTTGAACCGAGATAGTGGGTGTCCGTTCTCGTCGAGTTTTCCCCACGACATGAATTCCTCCACATTCTCTATTTGGATATAGTTGGGTTTGATGGTTTTGATATAGCGGAACAGGTGTTCAGCGAGTGTGCGGCTGTCCGCATCCCTTGGCTGTCCTCCCTTTGCCTTCGAGAAGTTCGTGCATTCCAGCGATGCCCACAGTACGACGCGTGCGTCAGGGTATAGGCTCTTCATCTTGTGCAGGTGCTCGATGAGCGGAGTGAGTTCCAGTGTGCGAATATCCTCCATGAAGTGCAGGGCGTCGGGATGGTTAGCCTGGTGCGAGAGGATGGCATTGGCATCATGGTTGACACAAGCAATCACCTTGGCGCATTTAGAGCCGTTGATGGTTGCATGTTCAACGCCAGTGGACGTTCCACCAGCCCCACAGAAGAGGTCTATATATAATAGGTAAGGACAGGAGCTCATAGATTTCTTTCTTTCTGATGACCGAAAGCAGAACTTTCGGGAACGGTGGTTTTTTCTGAACCCGAAAGCAGAACTTTCGGGAACGGTGGTTTTTGGAAAGTAGATTCGCAGAGGGTGCGAAAATGGATTTGTAAAAAATTTTATCTCTTTAAAATTCGCTTGCAAATATAGCAGATAAATTTTTATCAACAAAAATTTTTATGCAAAAAATTACGAATTGCCTAAAATATTTTCACACAAATAAATTTTTACCTCAAAATAATTTTTGTGTAGGATAAAATTTTTATTATATTTGCACAAAAATAAAACACACATGTATAAGTTCAATCAGAAACTGCTTCAGCTCTTTCCCTTGCTGACGAGTAAGAATCTTTTGGAGGTTCGAAAGTTGATAGAGGAAGACAGTGACGAGTTGCAGAAGATGAAGCGTAGGAAGCGAGTACGTCTTTCCACACTTATCTACTACTGCAACCGCTACTGGATTGGGACGAGTGCATTTATCACGCCCGATGGTGAGGGAGAGAACGACTACAAGGTGTTTAAAGGGAAGTGGACGGACATCACCTTTGACATCCAGACGTTGCTGAGTGACTTGCTTTCCCGTCCAGGTGTGTCAAGTAAAATCAAGCTAAGGAAAGTGCTTGGAACGAATCAAGTCACTTTCGACCAGTGGTTTCCGCCGAAGGACGACAAGCCTTCGAATATATGGGTAGGAGAATTCTTACGTTTGTGCGATGCTTTCTCTTTGAATCCGAGTAAGTATCTGATAGACAAGAATTCCCCCGTGAAAGACATCTATAAGAGTTTGGACTACCAGAAGCAGGGAGAAACAAATATCACGATAGGCTTGTTGCGTGTTCAGATTAGCAAGCTGGAGGAGAAAATCGAGGAGATGCAGAAGGAGAATAAAGCCTTACGTGCTCGTATTCTGAAGAGTGCCTATACGCGAGAAGAGTCAAAGGACGAATGATGTGATGGATGATCCGTTCAGGGCAGGAGTCACGTCGAAGTCCACCGACTGAAGATTCTGAGTTTTCTTATCGTAGATGGTGACTTTCTCATCGGTTGGTTTGATGGTGCAAGGAACCCATAGTCCTTCCATCATCATCCAGAAGTGCTTCGCCGAGAGAAATTCCGTTGCCCACCATGCAATCCATTCCCTTGTCTGAGGTCCAGACGAGCATCCGTAGAACTCCGTGCCTTCCGCCTGTATCATGGTTCGAACAGGAGCAGGATGAAACGATGGGGTTTGTGAGAGGTTTGTTTCTTCACTTTCCGATTCCCATTCAAGACTTTCCTTTGACAGTGCAGAAACCGTCTCTACCACTCCGAAGGCATTCACGAAGGCGAAGAGTCGTCTATCAGCGTTTGTCTCTCCGAATACCCGTCGCATTCCGTCGAAGTACGTGTTCATCCCTTGGATGATGGTCGCGTTTGTTGCTACCACCCGTTTGAGTTGCGTATCGAAATAGGCATGAGTAATGATGTCGCCCACAGCATACACCTCTCCGTTGGCAGGTTTGCGAGTTAGGTCAGAAAAGCTGATTGGGTATTCCGAAGGGAAGTGAGCGGTTTTGTACCGCTCGAATGCCGACAATCCTCCAGCCACGCCAATTCCGTTGACGGCAGGCTGTTCGTTGACGTATCCTCCAAAGATGGCTTCGGGCGAGTCGTAGCGCACGTTTTTCAGCATGTATTCATCCTTGGCGTAGAGGTGGTATTTGATGAATGGGTAGGTGAATGACGCACCGCTTTGCAATATCTCGTTGGCATCTGGGATGAACGGAGCCAGTGCCGAGCGTATTGCCGACGAAATATCGAACGGAATTGACTGTCCCGATGCAGCTTCGGCAGAGAACGGATGTTCAGAAGTGACCGCCGTGTAGTCACCGTTTTCATCATAGAGCAGGAATGTGCAAGCCACTCTGAGCTTTACCTTGCAGAGGTATGCAGTAGCAGGGAATGTGCCCGCCACCACTTGCACGATAATGGGAGAATGTGCGAAGTTCAGTCCTTCGCCTTGAGTGAGAGGTCCGAATGATGCCATGTTAATTAAGAGATGTAGTAGAGTTCGATATTCACATCCGAGAGTCCCTTTTTGTTATCGAGGGAAAAGAGGATGCGGTTGATGAGTCCCACGAGGTCGTTTATTTTGTATTTCTTCTTGAAATCGATGTTGATAAGGTCGGCTATTTCCATGTGTCCCGTGATGAATGCCGTATTTCGGTGTCGAATCCAGTAGGAATACGCCGAATAAAACTTGTCCATGAGTCCACGGTAAGCTGCTATTGTCGGTTCGACAGGGTAGTAGTCGGACTCTATCTTCTGTGCGATGGCGATGTTCGTCACTCTCCTGCTTCGTCCGCTCACCTCCGACACGTCAGTAATGCCGTAAGCGATATTGGCGAGTTGTATGTATGTGGCTGCATCGATGAAGTCTGCATCCACGCGGATGATGAGTCCTTGTGTGTCGGCAGCGAGAAAATCCTCTGCATAGCGGATATGCTCGTTCACGTAATCCTCCAATTCCGCTGGTGTGAGTACGAGGGTAGAAGATATGATAGGTGTGATGAGCAGTCGTCTCTCGCGATTCTTCTTATCCCTTGTTGTCAGTAGCGTAGCGAAGGTGCGTTGTCCTGAGTATTCCGACATTGACCATCCTGCCAGCAGCATTTCGTTGTAGAATGTCTGGTGTACGCCCGTGTGTGTCGTGATATTCCCGTCCGAGAAGTACGTGTTGAGCAAGTCGATTGCGTCGCTTTGGCTTTCGACGGTGTGCATGGTACGCTGATGGTAGATGCCAGCAGGGGTTTGTTTCTCCGCCCTGAGTTTGAGCGAGAAGCGGTTTTCCAGTTCGCCACCGATGGATTCCTCCGTACCGTTATAGTCGAAAACACTGCCCTCGTAGTCGAGCGTGTCGATATGAAAGGCATAGTCCTTTGGTACGGTATTCCATTTGCTGTTTCCTTCACCGTCATAGTTGGTATCGAAGATTTCCACGCCGCCCGCGTTGCCAGGTCCTCGCATGATGCCGAGCGTGAATCCTGCGTCATAGTTCTGGAAAGGGGAATCCTCGTAAGGCGTGAAGAATGTCGTGTATTTGTTGATGGTGCGTTGCGATGTCTGCTCTCTGTTTCCGTTAGCGTCGTAGGAGCGTCCGTCGCGTGCGCTGTAGGCTTCATCCAGTTTTTTCAGATAAGCCTCACGGTAGGAGTAGCGAGCCTTGAAGGTATAGCTACAGCGGTAAGTCATCGTATCATAAAAAACCCTGCCGTCGATGGTGCGCTTCGGTCCATAGGTGGTGAGGTATTTCACAGGCACTGTCTTTTCCTCAAGTCCGTTTATTTCCTCTGCTATCAGCACCGCATATCGCGTTGTGCTATGACTCTCTTCCCTCTCCCCCTGGCTCGAAGTCCTGTTGGCAGTCCTACCAGAAGACTTTGATTCGTCGTCGTCCTCGCTGAATACGACTGCATTCACGATGGCGGGCGCGAAGCCTATCGTCAGTTCCTCCACGTAGTCGCTGTCCGTGCAGTCTCCGTCCTCTGCGGCGTTGTATTGTCCCACTTCGACGAGTACAGGGTAGAGTTCATCCACGTCCTCTGCTTCCTCGTTGATTTTGGTTCGGTAAGCGTTGCCCGTTGTCGGATCAATGTAGCATGTGTCGTCGTTAACCGATGCCGATATGTACTTGTAGGACTGTAGCTGTGACTTGAAGAAGTCTTGGTAGTTGTAGGATGTGTCTCCGTCGTCACCTCCGTACCTGAGTCTGAAGCCACGCACCAGGTTCTCGCCCTTGTGCACCTCGCTCACCTCGATATTGAGGTCGTGCTGCTGGTTATCTTCGAGGATGTCTTTTACGTAGTACATTTCGATGGCTTGCTCATCGCTGGAATAGTCGAATCGTGCGCAGAAGGCGTTCTGTATGGATTCCATCACCTCCTTCACATCCTTATTCGGGAAGTTCTTCGAGTTGGCATAGACCGTATTGCCGACTGCTACGTACTGTAAATGCGTCTCTCGGATGGCGCTTGCCACTTCCTTGATTTCGAGTCCGTACCTGTCTGCAAATCTCTCCTGAGAGCGAAACACCACGCGAGCCGTCCCTTTGTCGTAGTTGCACTGCGTCGTGAAGAACGCCAGTCGGTTGTAGTCGTCCATGTCCGTGAGTCGGTTCGACTTGACATAGACGTTGATATGCTGAAAGAGGCAGTCGAAAAAATAAGGCACATAGAAGCAAGTGCCGTAGAGCGGTATTCTGGAGTTACGTGCTGTCTCGATGTCCTCTTCCGTAGGCTGAAGAGCATTTTCCTCGTCGAGTACGGGGTCGAACACATCGTATTGTCGAACAGACTTCCACGAGTTCGACTCTTCATCCTTGACCCTTCGCTGTATGCAGGTTCGCACGTTGCAGAACTTGGCGGCAGGGTATGGCAACGACACGTTGATGTCCGACACCATGTGTTCGAAGTCCTGTTCCCGTCCACTCATGGAATGTCGGTTGATGGCAAACACGTTTTCAGGGATGGCGATGTCGAAATCCTCTTCCATCTCCGAATAGGTGATAGGATATGTATGTCCGTTCCTTTCCTCGACATGCGTGACGAATCGTATGAATGCGTTTGTGTCGGAGTAGTCTCCTTCCAGTTCGTATTGTAATGCGCACTCCAGATGGTCGAACACCGTTCCCACGGGTATCTTGTCCTTGACTGGTACATCCTGGCAGTTCATACCATCTATGAGTTTAGACAGCTCCTGACCGTTGGAGACGAGCGCGATGGGGATATGACCCTCTTCTATCTCCACCTCCGCTTCCACCTCTACCTTTCCCGTGCAGAAAGGCAGTCCTTTGACGTATAGCGAGAACGGCTTCTCGTGCAGTCGTTCATAGATGGACTGTCCGTGCAGTTCATCTATATTGCCGAAGAGTTCGCGGTTTGCCTCGCAGCTCAGCAGGAAGTTGTAAGAAAACAGTCCGTTAGATTCGGGGTTCCAGACAGGAGAAATCCATTCTATTTTGATTGATTGGTCGTCATCCAGACAGACGGGGATGGAGTCGATATAGAGAGCTAACTGGTTCATGGAGTAAGTGTCTTTGCTTTGAACAAAGATAGGAGGAATCTATGACAGAGGAAAGGACAAAAAAGATGGGGAGGGGAAAGCAGAAATAGAAACAGGAGGAAGGGACAGCGGTAAAACCGCTGCATACGGAGAAACTGAAAGCCGAAAGCGGAACAGGGGAAGGGGCAGCGGCAAAACCGCTGCATACGGAGAAACTGGAAACCGAAAGCGGAACTTTCGGGGACGGTGGCAGGGACGGTGGCAGGAGGGGCGGGGGAGAAAAATGTCCGCTTGATTTTGGTGGGGAGATATTAACTTTGCCTAAGTAACGAAAACAAATCATCATGGCAAAGAATCAGAAGAATCAGTTTAAAAAAACCGTTGATAAAGCCTTCAGCAAGATTCAGAGCTTGCAGAAACGTGGTTATATTCCCATCACGGTGACAGGGTTTGGCAACAGCAAGAATAACGACCCTTCGGTGGTGAGTGGCTGCGCGGAATGGGCGAACAAGTCGATGCTTGGTACGGGCAGCAACCTCATTCCCGACGGTAAGCAAATACAGGCAATCAGTGTGGATAGCAAGACCGTCAAAGGCAAGTATATCGCCTGGGGCAGTGCCAACGACCAGCCGAACAGGATTGCGCAGTTAGTGGCAGCCCTCCCCTACACTGCTGCTGCTATGGAATACATCATCAACCTCACGCAAGGGCATGGTCCCAAACCCACTTACGTATGGGCACGATACGCTGGAGGGACGGTCAAGGAAGAGAGCATCCCCTACCCTCTTGCTGGTACGCTGATTCTGAATAGACTTATAGAGTTATCTTCACGACGAGATGCCTTGGATGATGATGAGTCGCAGGATGATGGGGTGAACGGGGAATCCGAAGGCAGAACCTTCGGGAACGGTAACCTTTTACCCGAAAACCAAATTTTCGGGAACGGTGGCGAGGAAGGTCCGCGTAAGGGTGGCAAGCATACTCGTCTCAAAGAGTACCTTGACAAGGAAATCGATCAGCTTGTCAAAGACTATGAAAAATGGGAAAGCACAAGTCAATGGCTTCGTGAGTTCCTTGAGAACAACAATCTCTGTGAGCATTATGAGAAGTATTGTACTGACGATGCCCACATGAACATCGCCTTTCCTACGATTGGCTTGTCGCGAGGTAAGAGCGGCAAGTGGAATCCTAAGATTGTGAAACTCGGTTTTCTGCCTTGTGTCTGCACCCGTTACGAGGAGATGAGCAAGGACTTGAAGATTGAGAATGTCTTCTATGCCGAGCGTTGGCGCAAGGAATGCACTCCCGACTTGCAATTTGGCGAGGTCATCGCCTACCCTGTCATCAATTCCGACAGTGCCATTGAAGAATTGAATTCGTGGGTATCGCGTCAACAACGTCAGAAGGTGAATGAGCGCACGGCATGGTTCTGCATCCCTCTGAAACGTGCGAACATACTCCGCCCTTACTATCCACAGCCTATGTGGTGGAGTATCTTCCTGAGCTATGTGTATAACTATGCCTATACAATGATGTTCGACAAGGCAGCGGCGAGGAACAACTCTACGATGTGGGGAAAAATCATCTACATCAATCTCAACTACCTTCAGAAACTCTACGACCAGATGGGAGCGACGAACGAGGACGAGCAGGATGCTATCAAGACGGGTCTGATTAACGACATCAACCAATTCCTGAAGAAGCGCGACAATAACGGTAAGACCGTTGCATTGGATGCCTATCTGAGCCAAGATGAGAAGACGCTCGTGAAGTCGATTGAGATTGTAGATGTGCCACAACCTCAGAACGCCAAGGACTTAAAAGCCGAGTTGGAGGAAGTGAGCAGTATCATCTTCTTTGCAATGGGTGTTCATCCCGAACTGATCGGCTCACGTCCTGGTAGTTCTGGTAAGGGAGGCACGTTCCAGCGTGAGTTGCATTTGCTGAAGGAGCAGCAGGTGAGTCCAAGTCAGCGTCGTTACCTATGGCTCTTGGACATGATTTCCACCTTCAATGACTGTGACAAGCACTTGAAATGGGTGATAGAACAGCAGAACCTCACGACGCTGGACAACAGCAAGACGGGGGTTGTATCAACGGAGAGCAAATAAAAAGTGAAAAGTGAAGAGTGAAAAGTGAAAAATAGAATGAAATATGTTTTTCTGTAATATCAAAGAGATAGAAGCTATCTATCCTCAGAGTAAGTGGACGAACCTCGACCGCTTGATTAGTGACATCGACAATGAAGTGAATGTCCGCCTCACGCCCCTCTTGGGTGATGCCTTGTTGGATAAGCTCGCCACCGAGTATGACAGTCTTGTGGAGAACTTGCAGGACACAGGCTTGACAAACGCCACATTCAATAACAGAGACTTGAATATCAGGATTCTCCGCCAGTGTCAGCGCATCGCCCTCTACTACACGTTGGCAGACAATGCAGGTGTGTATGCGTTGAGTTTCAATGAGGGAGGTGGTTTTAATCAGATGTCTGCAGACTACTACGAATCGGCAGAGCAGAAAGCCTTGGACCGCTTCGAGCGTGATGCTTGGCGTAAAGCGCGGCAAAGCGAGGACAATTTGCTGACCCTTTTAGAGTTGGATGCGGAGTCTAAAGAACCGTTGTATCAGACAGAATGGAAGGAAAGCGAGTTCTTCTACTATAAGGCTGACTTGCTATTTACGACAGCCCATGAACTCAGAAACTACACGACTCTGAAGGATGGCAGGAAGCAGTTCATTGAGATGTTCCCGAATCTTCAGGAGGCTCAGAGCGTATATCTGGAACCAGCCATCGGTGAGGAGTTGTTTTCTGCTTTTGTTCATGAGTGGCATGATGGGGATAATGGGTCGGATGGGAATGATGGTGAGGATGCAGCAAGTCAGGTGGAACATTATATCTGGCGCAAGAAAGCAAAGAATTACCTACGTCGTGCGTTGGTGCGCTATGCTGAATCCCTTTCGGGCGAGGGTCGCAAGGACAGTGTGGAGCGTGGAGACATGCAGCTTGCCTTAGCCAAGAGGTGTATCGTCGCACATCAGGATTCTTTCCGCCCTTACGTGAAAACCTCTCCTCTCTATGTGCCAGCACCTCCCACCCTCGGTGATGACGGCTTGTGGTATGACGAGGACGGGAATGCGTTGCCAGAAGAAGAGCAGAAGCGTCTGAACAGACAGCAGCAATGCCCTAAGCACTGTCCTCCTTCCAATGACTACGACCCTAAGAACCCATGCAACAGTGTCTTTGCTCCTTTCGTGAAGGGTGTTAGACGATTTTAAGAAAGGAGGGAGCCGATGTCAGAGAATGTGATGCAGGTGGAGCCATGCTGTTACAAGACCGAGATTAGTGCGATTTGGGGCAATATGCCTAAGAGTGGTACCGAGGTATTCTTTACAAACAGTGAAACCCAGTTGTCCGAATTCCTCGGTCAGATGGTGTGGTGGTTGCCTGGTTCGGAAGTCACCGTTGCCTTGGTCCACATAGAAGACAGTACGTTAGACATGCTTCATAGCTTGCTCGGTAGGATGGCTGTCATGGATGATGGCAAGAGTGACTGGCTGATTCGGAAACTGAATATCATTGTCCAGCCTCGCAAGAGCCGTGAGCGTATCGAGAAGTACCTCGCTCATCATGCCCGCTATTCCGTTGTCACGATAGCCGAAAGGGACATTGCTTTCCGTTGTCTGTGTATCGGAAACGAAAAAGGGAACCTCTTGTTGACTGGTTCTCTTAATCAAAGTCGAAGCAGGAGTAGCGAGATGCTTTTGCTTTCGCGTGACACGAACTTGTATGAGCGCAGCATGAGGAAGCTACATGCTTTTTGTCATGTGAAAGCCCCATCAGGGATTTAAAGAGGTCAGGGATTTTAAGGATTTGAAAGGATTTCTTGGACGATAACGATAACGAAAACGGAAACAGGAAATTCCTTTACTCCGAGACTCCGTAGATAAAAATCAAGGATTTAAAGGATTTGAAGGGATTTCTTGAACGATAACGAAAACAATAACGAAAACATGAAATTAAGTGAAGTCAGTGACTATCCTCAGTTAGTAGAGTTCTGGTGTAGCATCTATAAGAAGATGCAACATAACTTCGCCAAGAATTCCGAACGTCGTAGGTTTTATTTCTGCAACAGTTACTGGGACCTGCAGAACTTTATGCAGGGAATGAACGTGCGGATGAGTCCGTGTGTCATCATGGAGAGTAACCTGGAGGGCGAGATAGAGCAGTTTGCCTACGACAAGCAGAGTTTTACCATCCACTTCTGTGTGCGAAGTACGGACGCAGGTGACGGTCACGCGAATAGGGATGCGAAGAAAGAAGCCAAGGAACACATGCGCAATTTCCTGAACTGGCTGAACAAGTTGCAGCATGATAAGCAACGCTGTCCGAAGTTCCTTCGCAGGATGGACTTTAGTGATATAGAGTACAAGACGCAAGCTCCGTTTTATGACGGATGGGTGGCAGTGTATCTGACGATTCATCTGCCGGAACAGTACAATATCTGCGTGGTGGAGGATGAGTATGTGAACGGGATGCTGTTCGGAGAGGAGGACTGAAGCCGAAAGCGGAACTTTCGGGTACGGAGAAAGCAAGGGCTGAAAGCTAAACCGAAAGCGGAACTTTCTTTTTACCCGAAAGCGGAACTTTCGGGAACGGTGGCAGGAACTTTCGGGAACGGTGGCAGGAACTTTCGTGGACGGTGGTGCAGAAATTGACGGAAAGATTTTGAGGGGAACGATGAAAGTCGTATCTTTGCCATGATTTAAAGATGGAGTTTCAATTTTTTTGCGTGAATTGAGACTCAAAAGTTCAAGGTTTTCACGAGAGCGTGGAAACCTTGTTTCTTTGATGGCTGAAAGCAGAGCTTTCAGATACGGAGAAACTAAGGACCGAAAGCAGAACTTTCGGGGGAGGATGAAAGGCGAAAGCGGAACTTTCGCATACGGAGAAAGACAGGGATGACTAAGAAATTTGTCCTTATGATTTTGGTTGTCTATCACTAACTTTGCGAGAAAAGGAATTACGATGGCAAAGCAAGTGATAGATGAATTTGCGTTGATGAACAAAAAGGTTCAGCAACGCATTCATTATTTCGCCCTTGAAACGACGGAGCAGATTCTTCAGAACATGCAGGACTTAGAGATTAGTCCCTACGGCAAAAAGTTTTCGGGTGACTTGGAGCGCAGCATCCATGCCGACATCCACAACAATGCGAATGGTGACGAAGCCCTGATTCAGTTTTATTACATGAACTATGCTCAGTATGTGGAGATGGCGGTTGGCAAGGGCATGAAATACATGACTATTCCCCAGCTGACGACGGGTAAGCCGCTCAGACCTATCCCTCGTCCTGACGGCAAGCCTCGTATGGCGAAGCCGTTTATGATGAGTGAAATTCGTCTTCACGCCAGGATGCTGATGGATAGGCTTGCTCGGCAGTATGCTTATACGGGCAGTGTTGTCATCATGCAGAGTGTGGCGAATGCCACCACACAAGGACAGTTCCTCCGTAGCAATGGCTACAAGCGTCAGACGACGAGGAACTGGACGTGAGAAGGGAAAAGTGAGAAGTGAAAAGTGAAGAGTGCAAAGTGAAAATAACAATATATAGCCATGCCAGGAATATCAAGTTATGTGAGTAATGTGCAGGTGCATGTTACGACGAAGGAATCTAACAAGCAGATTAAGTTGCTGACCGATACCGCTCATAAGTTGGAGGAAGAACTGAAGAGTCTCCAAGCGCAGTACGAGTCCCTTAGCGAAGCAGAGAAGGCAGGAACTAAGGGAAAGGACTTACAGGTGCAGATGAAACAAACGGAGGAACAACTCAAGACGCAGAACCGCCTTATCAAGCAGAGCCGTGAGAATCTAAACCGTCTGCAAGAGAGTCTGACGAATATGACGGGCATGTCGGTGCGCGACCTGACCACGGCATTAAGTCAGGCGAGGAACGAGATGCGCAAATTTGGCAAGAGTACGATGACCGACGAGGACATGGAGTCTTTCCGTCGGTTAGCCAACCATATTTCCCAGTTAGAGGTGCGCATTAAGGAATTGAAGGCTGGATTTGCCGATGCTTGGAAGCAGAGCAGCAACTATACGAAGGGTAGTCTTGATGAAAACGAGCGTCTGAAGCGTGTCTTGACCGAGCAGCGCGACGTCTTGTCGAAGAACAGCAAGGAGTGGACGAAGATTACCCAACGCATCAACGCCATCACCTTTGAGAATTTCAAGAAGGCAGGTGGTGACACCCTCTTGAAGGACCTGAGTGCCGCCACCGACAAGCAGCTGTCGGATATGCAGCGTTTCTTGCAGGGTATGGTGGATGCAGGCAATCTGGAAGCCAAGGTGCTTGAAAAGGTCAAAGCCAGTTTGCAAAGTGTGAACGACACCATTCAGCAGCGTGCTCAGACCTCGCTGAGCGAGCGGGCTGGTGGTATCATGCAGAGCTATGAGCAAGCTACCGCCGCACGTCAGGCATTGAGTGCCGCAGGTGCTCCTCCAACCACAGGTTTGAACAGTACCCAGTTGCAGGAGAGCATCAAACTCTTGCAGCAGTACAGGGAGAGTCTGGCAACGACTGACGCCAGTAGCTTGATGCGTGTGGACGAGACCATCCGCAAGATGACCGCCGACTTGCAGCAAGCCAACGAGCGCATTTTGGAAGCCAAAGGGCATATTAGCAGTATTGCCGAGGGTGGTTCGGGTTTTGCCAACAGTGTGAAGGACATTGAGCGGCTGAAGACGGGCTTAACCGAATACCGCAAAACCATCGATGCCACCACGGACGATGGTGTGAAGGAGATTGCCCGTGTGGAAGAGGAGTTCCAACGTCTGACGGTGCTGGAAAAGACCGCTTCGCTGACCGCCGAGCATTACCGTGAGATTGTCGGCGACCCAAGGAGTTGGCGCAGTGTGAAGGAGTTGGAGCAAGCCTACGAGCGTCTGAGTTTCGAGGTTCAGAAGTCGGGCGTTTCCGCCGAGGAGTTTGCCCGTAAGTCGGAGGTGATGCAGCTCATCAAGAACCGCTTGAACGAACTGAAGGCAGGTTTTCAATCTGTCTGGCAAACCAGCGAGAACGCCTCCAACAACAGTGTTGCCACGAATTTGCGTGTGATTGAGGTGCTGAAGCAGGAGCAGCAGACCCTTGCCAAGACCCAATCGCAATGGGCGATTTATGAGAAGCGCATCAACAGCGTTAAGTTCAGTAACTGGATGAAGACAGGTGGAGGAAATGTCCTTGCCGACATCGGCAACGCCACCGACAAGCAGTTGTCGGATGTGCAACGTTTCTTGCAGGGCATGGTGGATGCCGGAAACATGGAAGAGCGGGTGCTTGAGCGGGTGAAGAACCAGTTGGAAGCCATCAACGACACCATCCAGCATCGTGCGCAGACCTCGTTGGAAGACAAAGCCCAGCAAGCGATGAACTACACATCGGGGTCGCAGAGTACCACCAAGATTCAGGAGAATATCAAGCTCTTGCAGCAGTACAGGGAGAACTTGGAGACCACCAATGAGGGAGGTTTATCGAGGGTTGATGAAACTATCCGCAAGATGACTGCCGACTTGCAGCAAGCCAATGACCGTGTGCTGGAAGCCAAGAAATACTTGGAGAATGTGAACAGCGGCAATGGCTTCAAGGGTACGTTGACCGACCTCGACCGCTTACGCAATGGACTCCGTGCCTATAAGAGTACGCTTGACGTGACGAGCAAGGACGGACAAGAAAAAATCATTGCCGTTGAGCGCGAGTTACAGCGTCTCGACATGTTGCAGGAGACTGCCACCTTGACTGCCGAGCGGTTTGATGAAATTCTTAAAAACCCAAAGGGTGTGAAGAATATCGACGAATTGAGGATGGCGTATAAGCGTCTGAAATTCGAAATCAACAATACAGAACTGACGCAGGACGAGTATATAGCGAAGGCGGCGCAGATGAAAGCCATTGACAAGCAGATGAAGGAGTTGACAGAAACTTGGACACATCATCAAAGTGGTATTCGTGGCGCCATCAACCGACTCAAAAGCTATATCGCCGTCTATCTGGGCTTCAATGCCATCATGAACGAGGTACGCAAGCAGTTCGGGCATATCATGGAACTCAGTGACCAGATGACGAATGTGCAGAAGGTAACGAACATGACGACTGAGGAGGTGCGCCGCTTGTCGAAGAGCTTGCAGGACCTCGACACCCGCACCACCACCCACGACCTGATGGAGTTTGCCACGCAAGCAGGTAAGTTAGGTATCTATACCGAGCATGGGCTTGAAGGCATGAAGGGTTTCGTGGAGATGGGTGAACGTATCAATGCCACCCTTGGTGAAGATATTGGTGGAGCGGAAGCCATTGCAGGACTGGCAAAGGTGAATGACGTGCTGGGTGAGACGAAAAAACATGGTGACGATGTTGGCGAAGCCTTGGATGCCGCAGGTAGTTCCATTCTGAACCTCGGTAACAATACCGCCGCCAGCTATCAGGGTATCATGGAGTACGTGAGAAGACTTGGCGCAGTGGGTGCTACAGCCAAGATGACCATGCCCCAACTGATTGCCTTGGGAGGACGTTTGGATGCCGTCGGTATCAGTGCAGAGCAGGGCAGTACCGCCTTGATACACTTGATTCGTGGCGTGATGAACCACACCTTCGAGATGGCGAAAGCCGCAGAGCTGGCTCCTACCTATCTGCAAAGTCTGATTGACGAGGGCAAGAGCTATGAAGCCTTGGTTGCCGTGTTGGAAAAGATTGAGGATGCCGAAGACAGGGCAGGTAAGGTGCAGGAGGTGATGAATGCCGTGGGTACAGGACGCATGAAACAGAGTGCAGGACTGGCGATGACGCTCAGTTCTCTGGCGACAAATACCGCTGCCTTGGGTGATGCCTTGCAGTATGCCAGTGAGGGTTATGAGAGTGCCACCGTCGGTATGGGCAATGTGAGTGTGATGTCGCGTGAGTTCACGAAGGTGCAGGATAATGCCGCAGGTAGTCTTGCCCGACTGAGAAATGCCTTCAATGAGCTGTTTACCAACAGTGTTATCTATGACTTCTTCAATGGTATCATCAAGGGCTTGGGCAATTTCCTTTCGTGGATGCAGAAAGGTTCTCAGAGTATCGTCTCGTGGCAATCCACCATCAAGGCGCTTATTCTTACGTTGATTTCCCTTCAGTTGAATATCGGCACGAAGTTTCGTCAAGCCTTGGAACATGGTAGCAGAGCCCTCAAGCAGTTCTGGCAGCGGCTGGTTGCAGCCCAAGGAGCTGCACAGACATTCAAGGTGGCGATAGAAGGATTGAAGTCGGCACTCAAGACCTTTATTGTATTCGCTGTGCTTGATGGTATCATTAAGTTGATTCAGTACATCCGCAAGGGAGTAGAAGCCACAAAGGAGTTTAACGAAGCCATCGCTGCCGCCGCCAAGGAGGAGGACGAGATGATTGCAAAGAGTCGTCAACTCTCGGATCGTATTTCCCAGCTCACCAAGAACAATGAGCAGAATGTAGATAGCCATCGAGAGTTGAAGAAGACGATTAACGACTTAAATGGCGTGATGCAGAGCTACCTCGGTTTTCAACTTAGCGAGACGAACCTATTAAAGAACCAGACGCAAGCCCGTGACCTCCTGAACAGCAAGATTCGTGAAACTATCGTGCTGAAGAAGCAGGAAGCCGCTGAAAAGCTGTTGGAAGAGAAGTATGGAACGACTCGTGAAAACCGTTGGACGGGCGTGCGCGACAAGTTGACCGAGGAAGTAGGCGACCGCAATACGAGTGTCATTGAGAGTGCGCTTCGTAGGACGATGCAGCGACTGGTGGATGCCCTTCCTAAGTCGGAGTTGAAAAACAGCCAGGACAACTGGGGCGTTCAGAACATGCGTCAAGGTAACATGATGGAATATCTCATTACGCAGAGTGGCTTGAAGCTGAACAAGACTGCCAAGGATGCCATCTATGATAATTTCGACGACATCAAGAAGTTGTGGAACGACCTTGTGAAGGAGCGTGGTGAGCGTGTGCGTCTTGCAGAGAGTACAGGTGCTCAGATGGACGAAGCTGTCACCCGTAGCTACCAAGACACCTTGAAGATGCTGAATAGCACCCTCAAGGAGATTCAGAACTTGCAGAAGCAGTTCAATGGCAGTACCGACAAGAAAGAACGTCAGCAGTTAGCCCAGCGTCTCGTTGAACTCTCAGCCGACTATCAGAACCTTGCTCATCAGGCAGGTCCACGGATGAGCGGTCAGGTGCTTCAGCGTGTGGAGAACAACAACCGCTATCTGCAAGGACAGGTACGTAATCAGTGGGAGGACATTGCCCATCCGAATGTATGGGGAAAGAATGGTACCACCCTTGACAAAATGGATACCGAGACCTTGAAGAACTATGCTGATTATCTGGACAGCGTGGTTGAGAACGGCTTGAAAGTGGGGCAGCAATTCAGCAAGATTTATGCCGACCTCGTGAAGAAGGGAGTGCTTGATGACAGTATGAGCATGGAGGATGCTCAGAGAAGTGTGAAGGAAGAGTATGACAAGGTGAAGGCAGAGCTTGACCGTCGCCACGACACAATTCAAGGCAACTATAAGAGTGACAAGAATAGCGATCGTGACAAGGACAAATGGAAGCGTGAGGCAAAAGACGAGCGTGATGCCACTCTCGCGCAGTTGGATGCCTACTACCAGGAGCGTGAAGCCCTTATCAAGCAGCGGTTAGCCGAGGAATCCATTACCGAGGAGGAAGCCGAGCGCAGGAACAACGAGAATGAACTTGTCTGGTTGGCTGACAGGATGAAGTTGAGAAAGCAGTGGACGAAGCAGCTCAACGCCACGGAGAGCAAGCAGTTTGTGGAGCACTGGAACAATGAACTGAAGTTGAGAAAGGCGAATTGGAGCCTGATTCAGAAGTTCATGTATGATGTGCGCAGTGAGTATGACGGAGCCACCCGTAAGATGCAGGAGGATGCTACCAAGATACAGGAGATTATTCACAAGCACAAGGATGCCATCGAGAAGATACTTCTTGAGGGTGACTTCACCGGCAAGGTGCGTGAAGAGTTTCGTCGGTCGATGGACACCATCGGTTTTATCTTCGGTATCAACGAAGAAGCCGAGGAGCGCACGAAGGCATTAGCCGAGAAGCGTCTGGCGCAGTTGCAGACATGGGCGAGGGATGCCTATTCCCTGACCATCGAGCAGCTGAAAGAAGCCATGCGCAAGGAGGATAATATCTACCACGTGTGGTTTGAGGGCTTAGGAGACAATGCCGATGCCGAGTTGACCGCCTTTCTTCAGAAGCTCCAGCAGTATTCCGACGACATCATCGATGCCGAGCGCAAGGCAGCCAAGGAGTACACCCGTGTGGCTGACAAGATTTGGACAGGTCGCAGGGAAGAGGGACTTGGTGGCAGGACTCAGAGCGAGTTAGCCGAAGACCGAGAGCGCAGAAGCCAGTCGGGGCAGACTGCCGCGAACTATGCCAGCAGTTGGGGCTTTGGTGGTGAGTTGGTTTCCGCCAATGCTGAGATAGACGTGATTTATGCTCAGATGGAAGCCAAGAAAGCCTATATCGCCCTCTTGCAGCAGGAGACAGACAAGCACATCGAGAACATGAAGGCTCAGGAAGCCGAGACGACTGCCCGTCTTGCCGCCAAGGAGTTGGACTATGCCCGTCGCAGCAGTTCTATGTCCGACGAAGAGCGCAAGGCAGCCGAGAACGAGATTCAGTCGTTAGAGGCACGTCGCGCCAGCTTGCAGATGTCGGTGAGGGAGTTGCAGGAGGAGCAGAATATCGCTCTGAGTGACAGCTACACTGCCATGACCGATTTGCAAGAGAAGTATATGCAGAAGATGGTGGAGCGTGCAGCACGAGACTTCGACACCTTGCAGGAATACAGCAATGAGATGAGCAGTTTTGCCCAGAGTTTCGGCGAGGGTGTATTTGGTAGCAAGGAAGACCGCCAGAATGCCGCCAAGCAGTTGTTGACCGACGTGTTGACGACGACCAAGAACTTGGTTCAGCAGTATCTGATACAAGTCAGCACCAAGCGCACGGTGGACCAGATGGAGGTGCAACTTGAAGCGCAGAAGCAAACGCAGATACAAGCCCTTCGTCAAAAGAGCTTAGCGGACTACGGTGCTAAGAAGATTGCCGAGCTGGAAGTGGAAGGCAGTACGAGCACGGCAGAAGCAGCCGTTGGTGGCATAAAAGGAACATCGCAAGAAGTTGCCAAGAAAGGCTGGCTGGGTCTCGCCATCGGTGCTGCCATCAGTCTTGCTTTGAGTTCGCTGTTAGGACTCGCTTTAGGTGCTATCAATAAGAGCAAGAGCGAGGTAGCCGCTGCCACGGGAGCCAGTTCGGGACAGTTGAAAGCAGGTTTCCTCACCTATGCTGAAGGTCGTTATCCTGTGTTGGGTGCAGATGGTGAGACTTACATGGCTAAGCGCGAGGACAAGCTACAGACGAAGATTTACCGAGGTGGTGCGCATTATGGTATCTTCTCAGAGAAGATGCCTGAAGCCGTGATTGATGGACCAACGACGCAGAAGCTGGTTCTGAACTACCCTGAAATCTGGGACAACATTCAAGTGCTCAGTAAGACGGGTGTCATTCCTAACTATCCGAAGCGGAGGAAGCAACGAGGTGTTGCCACTTATGCGGATGGCAATCTTGACGAGATTGGCACAACGACCGATGCGGGTGCAGCGGTGGACGATGGTGGTGACAGCATGGAAGGTATGCAGTCTTTGATTGCCGCGAATACCGCGATGCTCAAAGCCCTTCATGCACAGTTGGAAGCTGGCATTGATGCCCACGTGGACATGTATGGCGACAATGGAGTTCGTCAGCGGATGAAGAAGGCTGAAAGGTTCATGCAACGCAGAGGTAGAGGATAGTTGACAAACACGAAAAAGCAGGGAAGTGGCAACGGTTGTTGTCACTTCCTCGCTTTTGTGCCGAAAGCAAAACTTTCGGGTACTGAGAAATCAAAGACCGAAAGCGAAACTTTCGGGGACGGTGGCGAGAGAAAAAGGATTGCAGGGAAACAACGGAATTAGACAAGGGAGGCAAATGCTTGAGCGTAGTCGGAGGAGGTGACGTAGCCACGGGTGTTGACGGGGATGGTGGCAGTTCGGTTGTCGAGTCGCAGCTTTACGTTGGATGCGTTCTGCTGCATTTCGAGCAGGTGTCCCTCCCACTCTACTTCGAACTTGAAAAAGAGTGTGAGGAGGATGGGCAGGGTGAAGAAGTTCCTGCATGTCTCTGACAGTTCCTCGCTGATGGAGGTGCAAGTCCATTCGATGTCGGAGTCTGGACCTTGCAGTTTGCGGATATCGTTGAGTGTAAGCATGGGGTTGATGGGGTTAATGGGGTTGATGGGGAACCGAAAGCGGAACTTTCGGGTACTGAGAAGGACAATACCCGAAAGCAGAACTTTCGGGAACGGTGGTGGATTACCTGAAGTTGGAGAGGTTCTTGCGGAGTTCTCGGAGTTCGTCCTCGTTGATGCTGTTCGACTGGAGCAGGGCTTGCTCTTCGGTCGTGAAGCCGTTACGTCTCTTCAAGAGGATGTCGATAATGGCTGAGACGAGGGAGCCGATGATAAGTAGTAGAATCATGGGAAAATGGGGTTGATGGGGTTGATGAATGGGAATCCCGAAAGCAGAACTTTCGGGCACGGTGGTTAATTCCAAGAGTTTTCTTCGAGTCGTTCGTTGTCGAGATGCTTTGTCTCGTAATCCTGATACTGGATGTCGCCGTCTTCGAGTTCCAGTTGTCGGAGTTCGCTGATGGCGATGTCTCGGAGTGTGGTTTGGACGAGCGTTTCTCCACGCTGCACGTAGATGACAGGCACAGGGCAGTCTTCCCATAAGATGCTTCGCAACGCCCACATCTTTGCCGAATCGGAAAAGTCGCGTCGAAGCTTTGTGAATTCCACTTCTGGCATCATCTGTGCGAGTTCGTGTCGAACGGTGTCGATGTGCTTGTAATCGCTGTAGATGACTTGCGCCTGTACCTGGCCGCCTTCTTCCTTCACTTCCATGCCTCGAAGATGGAAGCTGAAATACTCCTTCAGCATCTTGGCATAGTCACGCTGCTGATTTGTAAGGGCTTTGATTCTTTTACTCATAAAGTTTTGGTTTTGACAAAATAAAAAATAGGCAATAAGAGTTGTCAAAGTCCAAAACTGCGGAAACTTTCGGGGTGTCACCACTACCCGACTCATTATTGCCTATAGGATATAATAGGTTTATTACAATGTTGGCAGATACAAAAATAGCCGCTGTTGGGCGGCATCCATTTCGTACCGCAATTCTGGTTTTGACAGTGCAAATGTATGGTTTTCGGTTTGAACTGCCAAATTATTTTCTAATTATTTTGGGAAATATGTTGTAGAACATAATTTTCGAAAGAAAAAGTGGCGACCCTCACGGGCAGCCACTCCAAAAAATTTTCAAACTTTTAAATACATCATGTGCGCAACTAAAAATGTGCAACAACATGAAACACGTCACCCAAGATGGGTGAAGGAGTGGGTAGAGGACTGTCGAGCATCCCCTACCCGATGTGGCTCACCATTCGTCGGAACGTGGTGAGCGCGATGGTTCAGTCGATTATATCGGATGGCATTTAGAAGGTGTAGGTAATTTTTCCTGCACCGATTTGGAGTTGTTTTCCTGCCTTGTATTTCTTGGTGATGGAAACGACTTGCGAGACGAGTGCGAAGCCCATGCAGGTGTAACCGACGATTTTCAGTGCATCCTCTTTCTGGTCGAAGCCGATGGCTAATGTTGCTCCACCGACGGCTGCACTGCCGAAAGCTACCCATTGCCAGTTGGCGGATGACTTGAGTGCTGTGCCAGCTGCAAAGATGGCGTTCTTGTTGGCTTCTACTTTCGCCATGCGTTCCTGATTGATTTTTTCCTTTTGGACTTTCTCGTTATAACCATTGGCAAGGGAATAGATGTCGTCTGGACGAGGGTTGTTGTTCTGTGCGGAGAGTGTGATGGTGATGCACAAGAGTGCTATCAGGGTGATTATTTTTTTCATGGGGTAATGGGGTTTATGGGGTTAATATGATTCGCTATGATTCTATTGCGGCAAGTTGTGTGTACTTGGAATCGAAGTGGAAATAGATAGGGTGCTCCTCGATGGTGTCGTAGTATTCACCTTTATAGGTTACAACCACTTGGCGGTAGTCTGCCTTCTTGATAGCATCTGTTATCTTTTCCACCTTCGCCATGTAGGAACGAATGTCGTCAAACGATGCACCTTGGTTAGCTAAGTCTGCTATCACATCGTAAGCACACTGCATGATTTCTTCGCTGTTGTCCTCAAAGTTGTAGTCGTCTCCGAAGTCGTTGCTGGTGATGGTCATCGGTTCAGTGGCGGTGTCGCCACGATGCCAGAGTTTCCAACCTTCACGCAAATCAAGCCAGACAAGTGTCAGTCCGTTCTCACTTGCAATACGTTTTGCTTCTTCAAAGCCGCTGAATCCTGTGATTGCCTTACGTAGATTCGATGGGTAACCATTGCGCGAGCTGGTTGTTTCAACGACTAACAAGTCATTCTCGTCTGCAATATCTTGCAAGGATTTTTCTTCTGCTTCCACATAGTCGATGAAAGGGAAACGTTCCAAGAGGGTTTCAAAATCCTCTTCTGATGCTTCCACCTGCATCTTGTCATTACATACGAACGAAAGACCTTGTTCTTCGATAAAGGATTCCACTTCAGGAATGTCAAGGTTAATGGAATCGAATACTTTTTTCATGATTCATGACTTAACCGTGTTGTCGAGGGCTGTTTTAGTTAGTGACTATCCCATGCAAAGTTACACGGGTTTCTTGGATTAACCTGCCGCACAAAATATGTTGTGCAGCAGGTTTTGAGATTAGATGGATTTGCAATACTCGTTCATTTCGTTCCAGATGTCGTGCATCTTCTTCCAAAGTTCGATGTTCGGAGGGTTCTCTCCGTACTTTGCATAGTTGTTGACGAGTTCTTCACGGATCGCATCTTTGAATTTAAAGATGGCGTGTCTGAGTTCTGCTTTCGTTGTTTTCTTTGCCATAGTCTTATACCTTATTATATTACAACTGATTTTGATTTTATATCTACGGAGTTAAGGAGTAACGGAATTGTCAAGCTACCTTTCTGCAACGCTGGCGGCGCAAAGCAGAGAGCAAAACGCACAAACTTTCAGTATCAAGACCTGAGTAATCATAACCATCATGCGCTGTGATACTAACACTTCTACCCCATTTCCAATGTTCTTCAATGCGAATGCCTGTCACACCATAGTCATGCCCGCCAAACGACACCTCGCAAACTTCATGTTCGCTCTCGAAAGTGCGCTCGCAAAATTGATTCGATGCTTTATAACGGTCATCGGTCTTAGCCCGCTGTCCTATGATGTTCCACATTTCGTTAATCATAGCGCGGTTCATGTTGGCAATCTTTGCACTATAGTTTGGTTTTCTTTTTGTTCCCATTGCGATTTTGAATTTTTGCTTTTCACTTATCACACCTTATTATATATTAGGCATTAGCATCAACGGAGACTTCACCCCACCAAGTTCCAGATTGGTGAATCTTTTTATAGAAGAGGTTTGTCATTACCTGGTAGAAGTATGCGGACACTTCCATGTGCAGTTGTTGGTTCTCGATTTGGTAGAGGACCGAGCCAAAGAAGTGATACAGGCTCCATCGGAACTGTTCCATGTTCATGGTGGCGTTCGTGTTGGTACCAATCTCATGTCCCAACACCCGATAGACTTCAAACATCTCATCGTATTCCTCTTCTTCGGGTTTGGTGTTTTCGTTGTAGCGTTCGTTAACGCTTTGCACGTTCTTCTTGTAGGCATCCATGAAGTTCTCTCGGATGTTTGCCAGGAAACGCGAGTGAAGCATGTCTTCGTCTTGTTCTGTGACGCCGTAGAGAAGTCCAGCTGCCTTCACATACTCAATCTTGTCAATAATAAAACAACTCATATTCAGCGCACCACTCAGGGCAGGTGCTACTCCCTTGTTAAGTTAGTTATCTTTGGATGGAGGTTTGCGGAATGTGTGAGTCATTCCGCAAACCGATGGTTGAGTTTAGTCCTCTTCCTCCGTGGACATCTCACGCTCTTGTGCATTGAGGGAGCTTGCGATTTTCTTGTCGAGTTGTGCAAGTTCATTGCGCAGCTTCTTCAGTTCGTCTTCCTTATGCCAAGGCTTGTTGATGATTGGAGTGAGTTCTTCGATGGATCGAGCCAGCTGAACGTTTTCCTCAGTCAGTTTGGCAATGAGTGCCGGAATCTTGGTGAGTGACTGCTGTGGCTGACGTGCTGCATAGATAGGAGATATAGGCACGTTTCCGTTGTTGGTGCAGTAGTAAGTTGTTTCGCCACGAACAAACATACGAGTGACGGTGTGTGTGTCTCCTGTTGAGTTGGTGACGGTTTCCGACTTGACTACGACAGGGAACTGCCCGTAGGAACCGATTGGGATGTAGGCTCCGTTGGTGTTGGCTTTCTCAACGTACTTGATGATGCGCTCACCCATTGACTTCTCGTCGGTCTCCTTACATCCGTCGATGCGGAGGATGGTTTCACCTTCCTTGCATGGAGGGATGGCATTCACGATGTCGAGGTCTCGCTGCATGGATGCTATGCGCTCTTCGTTGGTGTTGAGTTTCTCCTGCTTGGTGATTTGCTCCACGGCAGCCTCGTGCATGGTGCGCTGGTAGGTCTTGCGCTCCGCCATGAGTGCAGCCACCTTGCGTTCGAGCTTTGCGCGGTCCAACAGGTCGGTGTTGCCAGAGAGGATTGCCATGTATTCCGAGAAGTTCATTCCCGATTTCTCGTCCATTGCGCCCTCGTCGATGGTTCGTGTGGCGAGTGTGCCACTCTTCAGCTGGTGGATGAAGGTCTGCTTGAGGTGGAGGAGGTTAAATTTGTAGGAGTCGAGTGAGCGTTCCACGGCGTAGATGATGACGTCCACCTGATTGTTAGCGAACTGTTTTGCCACGAGGTTTCCCTTGCGGACAGCACGTCCGTTTCGCTGTTCGAGGTCTGATGGTCGCCAAGGTGTGTCGAGGTGGTGTACTGCCACTGCCCGTTGCTGAGCGTTGACACCCGTGCCGAGCATGGACGTGGAGCCGAAGAGTACGCGAACCTTTCCCTCGTTCATCTGCTGAATGACTTTCGTTCTTGCCGCTTCACCCTTGCATTCCTGGATGAACTTGATTTCGGAGCGTGGGATGCCATACTCCACTTCGAGTTTGTGACGGATTTCGTTGTAGATATTCCACTCGTCGTTGGAGTGCCAAGTGGAGAGGTCGGAAAACACGAACTGAGTTCCTTTCTGTTCCTCGTACTTGTGGTAATAGTGTGCTATCATCTGAGCGCAGTGTGATGCCTTGTTGTTCGGATCATCCTCGAAGATGGTTGGCTCAATCAAGCGCATGTCGAGTGCCATCTTGCGTGCTGCATCGGTAGCGATGAGCATCCTTGCCTTTTGTTGCTTGTCGGTGAGGAATGGACGATAGATGAGTGAGGAATTGCCACCCTTAGCGAATTTCATCAATCGTTCGATGAAGTCCTTCTGGTCTTCGGTCGGTGCGATGTTGTGAAGGATTTCTTTCTTGACAGGTCGGTCGATGCCTACATCCTCTGCCGTGCGGTAGTCCGTGATTTCGTTGTAGAAGGCAGCCAACTCGGGAACCTTGATGAAGTAGCGGAAACGTTCCTTACTCTGAATCTCGTTGGTGATGGAGAATTCATATTCCGTACTCTTGCGAGTGAAGATGGCAGCCCATGCGTCGAAGCAGAAGATGTTCTGACGAGCGAGAGCACGAGGACGCATATACTTGAAGAGACAGAAGAGTTCGGTGAGCGAGTTGGTGATGGTCGTGCCGCTGAGGAAGGTGGCGCAGAGGTCTCTTTGCTTCTTGCGCTGAATGGTGCGGATGGCAATGAGCAAGTTGAATGCTCGTTGACTTCCCGTAGGGTTTCCGAGTCCAGCCACACGCTCATGTCGAGTGGAGAACATGAGGTTCTTGAACTGATGGCTTTCGTCCACGAAGATGTGGTCGATGCCCATCATGGCGAAGTCTATAACATCATCCTTGCGATGGTTGATGTCGTACTCCAGCTTTGTCAGTTTGGCGTGCAGGTTCTCACGACGCTTCTCAAGTCCCTTGCGAATTTTGAACGAATCGCTGCCACCTGTTTCGAGGAAGTGGTAGAGAGCATCGTCGAGCTGTCGGAGTTCATCCTCGATGATGTCGCGCTGTACTTCGAGCGACTGAGGAATCTTGCCGAACTGCTCGTGTGACATGATGATGCAGTCATAGTCGTTGTTTTTGGCACGGCGGAAGAAGTCTGCTCTGTTGGCAGAGCTGTAGTCCTGTTCAGATGCGTAGAGGATGCGAGCGTTAGGGTATGCAGTTTGGTAAGTCTCTGCAATGGCAGCGACGTTTGCCTTGAGTGCGATGATGATAGGTTTGTGAGCGATGCCGAGTCGGTGCATCTCGTGTGCCGTCATGCACATAATCAGCGTTTTGCCTGTTCCTACCTCATGGTCGCATATACCACCTTGATTCAGTTTGAGCATCCAAATGCAATCCTTTTGGGACTGATAGATTTGTCGGATGCCGTACTTCTCACCGAGTGCGTCGAGGTCGAGGTCTGGAAAAGTCTGATGCGAACCGTTGTAAGCAGGTCGCACACAAGCATTGAAGCGTCGGTTGTAGGTGTCTTGTAGTTGGAGTTGGAAATCCACAGGCTGCCTGAAGAGCCATTGGCAGAAACCATCTCGAATTTCTTCTATCTTCGATGTGGCGAACTGGATACGCTCTTCGTCACGAACCATGATTTTCTTTCCGTTTGCGTCGTATTCTCCATTCCATTTCTTGATAGCAGGAATGGTGTTGTGGAGGGCATGAGTGAAGAGTTCGATACCGTCGTATGTGACATTCTCGCCTACCACGGCATACTCTGTATATATTCTCTCATTTCCCCATATATTGAGGTTCACTTCGTACTGGTCGAGGTCGGGAGAGAACACCACCGAGATAGCCTTCTCCCTATCGCTGTGAACATTGAAGAAGTCCATTGCAAAATTCTCATACACTTCTGGAGACATCCAGCGTTCGCCCAAGTTGAAGTCGAGGTCGGCGAAGAGGATGGGCGTGGGAGTGGCAGCGCGGAGTGCTTCCAACGACTCCTTGGCAAATCGTTCGTTCTCCTTTGCGACGTTTGGCATGATGGTCTCGATGCGGTCAGCCTTACTAATAACGTCGCCGCTGATAAACATTTCCTTGATTTCCCATTCGTTTTTGAGAGGGTTGAAGAAAATCTCGCCAGCGAGTTCCGAGAAGATTTCCTTCTCGCTCAGGTTGCTCACATCCTGCATATACCGAAGATTCACTTTGCCAAACTTGTTCAGCGATGCAGAGAGGGCTTCATGTGCATTGTCGAATGATGACTTCTCGTTGATGTCGAATGCCACTGGATGATGGAGGATGTCAGCCTTTACGAAGATGCCCGCTGTTTCTTGTAGTTCCAAAGCAAGAAGGTCAGATAGATTCTTGGAGCGTATGAAGGAACGATTACTGGGTTTGTTGAGTTGTCCGTATCGAGCAACAAACTGGTCGTAGAGACGATTCAGTTCGTCTCTCATTTCGGTGTTCTCCTGCTGTTGTTCCATCTCGTAGGCATAGAGCTTGTCGTATGCCTTCAGAATTTCTTGAAGTAATGACAGGCGCTCGTCCTCGTGGCGAGTCTTTTCCGTGGTAGGCTTCTGGGTCGTTGTCTTCGAAGTGGATGCCGTCAGTTTGGCGAAGTTGTTGTTGAAGAGGGCAACGTTGATGTTCGTGGCGAAGTCGCGGCTTACCTGCTGAAAGAGGTCGGCAGCGATGCCGTTCACACCACCCTCATGCTTGGTGACGAGTTGGAGCTTTCCGTACAGTCCTCGCTTCACTTCCTTGCTTGTGCAGATGTAATGCTCAGGGAAACACTCGAAGTAAGCGTTGCGAACAACCCCATCCGCATTGTCGGCTGAAGAAGTCAGCAACCATTCGTTTGCGGTGAGTTCTTCCTTGCCGAGTTCCTTCTGAAGAATCAGGAGGTCGGTTCCGACTTCAGTATCAGCGAAGAGGTTGTTGGGCAATCGTGTTGCCGACACGAGTCTTGCATTGCGGAAGATGTGGCGCACTTGTTCGATGTGAGTAAGGGAGTTGAGATAGCTTTGTGTGGTGAGGAAAGCAAGGACTCCACCGTTGCGAAGTGTGGAGACACCTTTCATCACGAAATAGCTATGCAGTGAGCGGCAAGCGTCCAATTCGACGGGTGAAGTGAACGATGGGTCAAACACTTTCACGTCAGCGAATGGGATGTTGCTTGCCGTGAGGTCGAATGTCTTCAAGTCGGAAGATGATATGGTCTGGAATCCTGCAATGCGTAGGTCTGTGTTAGGATAGAGCGCCTTTGTGACAAGAGCTGTCACTGCGTCAATCTCGTAAGCGATGGTTGCTGCTTGTGGGTAGGACTGTACGAAAGGCTGGAGGAAGTTGCCTGTGCCACAAGACGGTTCGAGGATGCGCTTCGGCTGGAGTCCTGCAAGCTGCATGGCGATGCTGACTGCTTGCGGTATGACGGTAGGAGTGTAGAAGGCTGTCAGTGTTGATGTCTTCAGTGAGCGCATCAGTGTGTCGGCTGGTTCGTTGGTGATTTGGGAGATAGTCTCAACGACGTTCTGCAATGTCTCTGCATCCTCGTTGTTCAGGTGTGCAATGTCGATACCTCCAAATCCGCTATAAGCCTGGAGTGCTTCTACTTCTTTCTGATTCAATGTGCGTGGTGAGTTTGCAATTTCGATAGCAATCTTCAGTGCCTCGATGTTTTTGTCTAATCGTTTCATTGTTGATGATGTATTTAAGTTTGAAGTTTGAAAGGGGATGGGCAGGGTGCAGCGATGGGAGCACCCTACCCTACTGTTTTACTGAATTACCTTTTTCGTTGTGTTTTCCATGAGATAAGGTTTCTTGCCTTGTTCCTTGCACAACTGCAAGAACTGCTTGTAGTCTTCGAGTGTACCTTGATAGCAATAGCAGGTCAAACTGCCGTCCTCTTCGATAAACCCATAGGAGTAGTCGGTCCAGACGAAATCCTGTACATGCTGACGGATGTAACGGTTTCCTATCAGCGTCACCATTCCCGCAAAGGTGTGCATGGCGACGAATGTCTCATCGTCTTCAAGGAGTGTCTTTGCCGTGGCGAAGTCGAGCCGACGCCCATCATTGCACAAGAGGAAGAAGTCGGTGTAGATGCCCTCGGAACCTCCGAAGCTGGTGACTGAGCGAATCTCTGCATCTGCAAACGTGAAGTCGCGATCCCGAAGAAGGAAATTTGCATCTGCATAATCGAGGTCGTTGATGCAAGGAGCGTTCTGTGATTTTGCCTGCTCCATCAGCATGTTAAAGAATTCCCCATAGGTGAAAGGGTGTGTTCTTAGTGAATTGTTCTTTTCCATGTTAAAATTCTGTTGAAAATTCGAATGTGTGAATATAAGCGAATGAGTCGCCATCAGGATTCAACTCGTTATACTTGTCGGGGTCGGAGAATCCCGTCCGCTCCAGCAGATACTGACAGGCGTCCTCGTAGGTAGCAAAATACTCTGAGTAGCCGTCCCCATCGAAGCAAGCATCTAAAAGACAGTCCTCGGAGAAATATTTTCCGTCAACATCGTTGGAGATAAATACATCACATCCACATTCCTCGGTGCGGAAATAGACTGTGAGGTCGGGATAGACGTCCGTGAGAGCGTGGCGGAAGTCGGTGACTGACCAGGCTTCTTCGGCATAGATGGTGAGTACACCATCATTGAGATTGCTGTCAGTGATGGTGCCTCTCATGCTGTAACCCTTGATAGAGCCTCCGAGAAGGTGAATGACTGTGCCCTCCCAGTCTTCTGGGTAGTCCTGCGATGGTTTGATGTCGCCATTGCGTAAGGATTCAAGCATGTTGTGAAGGTTCTGAAGGATTGGCGAAGGTCCCTCTATCTTGTAAGTTGTTGTTGCGTAGTTTGCCATTATCTAAAAACTTTTAGTAACTGATTCAATTTGTCTCTCAAATAGTCAGGCATCTGGTAGAGTGGATGCGCTGCAAGGTAGTCGGCAATGAGTTGAGCCGCGTCGGGATGGTTGGAATTACTTACGTTGATAGTGCAATCGTCGTTGATGGCAATGTAATCGTAGTTCACGAGGTTATAGAATGTGTCCCACAAGTATGCTTGCGGAGAGTCATATACGTTTATTACATAGCGAGTGGTGATGGATGAAAGCCAAGTTTCACGGAAGCCCAAATCGTTTTCCTCTTCCAAAAGGGAATCTTTCAGGGTTTCTTGCAACTTGTTCATCATACAGCCGAAGTCGTCTGTGTTTCGTTTCTCCCAGAGGAGCATTTCTTCGTCGAGATTCATACGAGATGTTTCTTTTTGTTGTCGATGTCAATCAGTTTCTGGTAGTATTCATCTGAGCATCCTTCAGGGCGCTCAACCAGAGAGTCGATGATGCTTCCGAGTTGGTCGGCATAAATGTCTATCACCTCCTTCTTCAATTCTTTTCTGTTGTTCAGAAGACGAATCTCATAGAGGTCTTTTCCCTCATTCAGCGAGACAAGCACCCATCCTTTGTGGATTGCACCAGACACTTTCATCTGAAGAGTAGGCATCTCATTGTAGAAGGAGTAGAGCAACTTACTTACACCCCAAGAGTAGAACACGAACATCGAGGAACAAGAACCCTTGACTTGTGCGAGGGTGATGTCTGTGATTGCCTTGCAACGCTTGATTTCTTCTAAATTTCTTTCCATGATGATGATTTTGATTGATGGGGAGGTGGTTAGTCTCCCCGTTACCATTTGATTGTTATGCAGCCTCATTGACGTTTGTTATAATCGTGCAAATATCTGTGATTAACTCAAGCGGTGCTCGATACACACCATTGTCGATGTCGTAGGTGGCGCCCACCTTTTCGAGTTGTTCAACCTGAACAGGGGAAGGAGTTCCCGTGATTTTGAGTTGGTCGTCCTCGATGTCCATCAGCAACTGTGTAGCTGCTTCTGTCACCACCTTTGCTTTCTCGTGGTCGGAGAGCTGAATATGTCCCGTACTCTCCACCTCTGCATAGTGGCGGAGCATCAGACGAGCCGCTGCAAAGATGTGGCTGATAACAAGCGGAATGAACTTGTTCTTTTCTTTCTTGATTTCCTTACGCCAACTTGTAACGTATGCCTTATGTTGTTCGTCGATGGTTTTTTCGATGCCAACATGCATACAGAGGATGGCAGAGGTCATTTCCGCTACAAGTTCCTCAATCGCATATCCCTCGTCGCCCCAGGACTTCTTGCCGAAGTCGCGGCGGATTGCAATCTTAGTGGAGTGAGCCATCTCGTGAAGTGCTGTCCCGTAAAAAGCGGCATTGCTAATGAATGTGCTACGTAAAGGGAGAGAAATACGTTTTTGGTTAGGGTAGAAGCAAGCAGAACCGCCACCAAAACCGATTGGGCAAATCCACTCGCCGCCCTCAATCATCTTGTCGAGCACTTCATTGGTGCAAGCGATGTCGTCTTTCTCCTGCTCCATCTGCTCAAGCAATTTCGCGTAGTCTTCAGGGTAGATTTCTGCAAAGTTCGTCTGTTCGATGTTCCACTCAGGGTAAATCTTGTCTGCGAAACATTTCGTGAACTCCTCCTTCTCTTCTTCTGGCAATTCGTCATACTGCTTAGGGTAGATGATGCCGCCGTCTTCGTTGCGATAGAAGACCGTCGTGCTCCAAACTGGGTATGCACGTTCGCCTTTCGATATGGAGAGTCCGTCATACTTGAATGTACCGTTGATGTTCTTGATTTGGTTGAGTGTCATGTAAAGCTGAACCTTGTACTTGTTCGCTCCCATCAGCATCAGCATGAACTTGTTGATGATGCCGAACTCCTTCTTGCGATAGAAGTTCTTAGGCATTACCATCGTTGTGTTCCAAGGCTTCTGCCACTCGGTTTCCTCCATGCTTGTCAATGCGGAAGTAATCATCTCTGAATAGCGTCCGATTTGTGCGTCGGACATTTTTACGTTCTTTCTCATGTTGTTGTAAAGTTTTAAAAGTTTGAAATAAAAATGTTTCCAGTAGTTCTGAGTCGGCGGACCAACTCTTTCATATCAGCGATACGCCCTGGTAGTGTATCGGCTATTCTTGCCTGTTTCCAAATCTCATCCTCTTCAGCTTCGGTGTAGCCCCAATTCAGCATTTGCCAAATGTAGCGGTTGAGAATGGATGATGGCGAAGAACGGAAATAGTGAACGCCCTCGTCCCACGAGTCGAACACAAGGACTCCGTTCGCATCCCGTTTCTGTAGTTTCATGCTGCTTTCTTTTTAAAGCTCGCTTCCCTCACTTCACGAATCTTGTGCATCTGACTATTCACAAGTTCAACGATTTCATTGTGATACTTGCTCACGCCATTGCAAACAGCTCGGCTTTGCGAAATGGTGAAGTCTCTCAGATTGACTTCGACTGTCTCCATCCGCTTACCGTCAACTCGTGCGGAGAGGATGAGCGAGTTAGGTTTATTGTAATAGCCCATCTGATAAACGCAGTGGTGCATCGTCGCGCCCTCTTCAACAAATTCTGCAACACTCTGAAGAACATGGCAGAATACAACGCCATCGTTAATGTCGATGTTGAAGTACGCACCCTTGCTTTTCACATATTGGTCGTTTTTGGTTTGTGCTTCACGCTTATTTCGTTCTATCAATTCCTGAATTCGGTGCTTTTCAATCTGATTAACAGACTTGCGATATGCATCGTCTAACAACTTAGGAGCAACATAATATGCGTTGTGAATATCTTTCCCAAGTCTTATCAGATTAGCGATGTAATCTGACCATTTAGAGAAGTCTTGCAAAGTGCCGAAATCGTAAGAAGTTCGGCGGGCAATCTTGATAGCGTTCAGGTAATCTGCTGTGAGTCGGTGTGAGTCGCTCAGTTTTGCGAGTCTTTCAACCCAAACATCGTTACTCTTAATAAGCGTTTCAACCATTGGAATTTTCGTTTTCAATAGTTTCTTTTTCACTGCCCATCTACGACGTCTTTTCTGTTCTGCAGCCATTCGACTAATGGCTGTGTTGTGCATCACCATGAAAGTTCTTTTAGGTGCGACATTTTTTGGATCCAAAATATCGTCGCCTAAGTATATCATAGCATTCACCATGTCCATCCACGAGGAAACATCATTCTTTTTGAAGTTGAACTTATGGCGAATGGCTACATTCAAGGCAACCATCATTTTAGGTGTGATTAAATCCCTTTTCAGAACTTTCTTCACCAAATCCAGATGCCCGTCCCTAATCAATGAGTTGGCTAAAGGATGGCGTGACAGAATGTAATAGAGTGAAGCGCGACTTATATCTTGAAAGCAATCGTCTTCGTCAAATGCAAATCCTTCAAACTCTTTCAATACATTCTTCTCAATCACGACACTGTAACCGAGAGAACTATAATCGAACTGCTGCTGTTCTCGTTCCTGAGAGAAGCACATTGGAAGAGAAGTGAAAGCATCCCACATGTAAGAGAATGGGCGACGAGGACGACGCAAGATTTCTCGTTTGCCGCTTGGATGATACCAGGCTTGCACCACTTCAAACGTGGTGCTTGAATTATGAACGGAGTCTTTACGCGACCATCGGGACACCTCAAAGAACCTGAGTACCTGCCATCCGTCCAACGTGTCAACAACAAGTGCCATCCTCTTATCATCGTACTTCTGCTTTCGTGACACTTCCACCTGCCCATTACTCTTGCAGTAAGGGCAGACGGTTTCAAGATTCGACGAAATCCACGATTTACCACAACAAGTACACCAATTTGTAATCTTGCTGCGATAGAAGATTGAAATCGGGTAAGCCTTATCAATCAACTCTTGATTCTCTTCATCCGAAAGAGAGTGAAGCCGCTCATGGAGTGACTTCACTTCTGCTTGTGTTTTTGTGTATGCTTTCATTTCACGTCGCCATTTACGATATTCATCACTAACTGAATCTGGTCGAGAGACACATAGAAGCATCTCTTCTGCAAATCATATTTAGCACCAGCCTTCAAAAGCTCACCTCTCTGGCTTGATGTCAGAGTTCCACGGACGGCAACCTTGTCACCGTCCATGTTGAAAGAAAGAGTCTTGGTGGTTGGTTCAGCACTAATGGCAGACACGCCATCCGATGATGCTGCAACAGCCATTGGAGCAGGTGCAACAGAGGAAGCGGATTTTGCTTTCCTCTTTGCACCCGTGCTTTTGGTTGGAGGAGCACCTGCAACACTTGTAGAGACAGAAGCACTTACACCTGGTATCTTGATGTCGTCTTCATCGTAGTAGTGGACTGCCATGCCAACCACTTCTTCATCACTCACGGCTGCACTGCAACCTGAACGTCCGCCATAACTGCAATGCTGATTCTTGGCGCGTTCATAAACAGTGCCGAAGATGTATTGGCAACATTCTTTGATATTCTTGTTAGGCTTTGCGTAAGTGGTGCGGAACAAACTATCAGTTTCAGCACGCTTGTCAAGCAATGACTTGACAGCCTTTTCGAAATCATTCAAATCATTCATAGGAGATTACGCATTAACAGTGTTCACAAACTTTTCTACATCACTCATACGTCTTTTGCTGATAAAGAAGCCAAGACGAGGTTTGTCTGTACCAATCACCAAACGATTGCAACGTGCTCCGTGAAGCTCATTCATAATCTGTTTCTCGTAGAACTCGATGCCCTCACCTGTCAAGGCAACACATCTATCAGAGTAGTCAATCATCTGAAGTCGGCAGAGAGGTTTCTGAGGTTCATCGACTGCGCTACTGCGCTGGCAGTCCATCAAGACAACGGAAGGGTAAAGACGTTTGAGAGTAGCAACAAGCACGTCTTGCTTAGCGGATTGAAACGTCCATCCTTGTGGCTTGCCGTCAATTTCCTTGAACCCAAAGCTGTTCCAACGACCGCCTAAGTTTGTAAGGATGTCTGCATCATCCTTGATGCTACCAGTGAATACGAAGCTCTTAGGAGAGTACCCAAGCCAGATTGTTGGTGTTGGCGTGTCAGTGTCTGCATCAACACTAACAACAACGGCAGGAGTTTCAGCCACGGCAGGAGTTTCAGCCACGGCAGGAGTTTCAGCCACGGCAGGAGTTTCGGTCACAGTAGGTTCTTCGGTGGTAGTAGGTTCTTCAGTGGTAGTAGGTTCTTCAGTGGTAGTAGGTTCTTCAGTGGTAGTAGGTTCATCGGTCACGGCAGGTTCTTCAGTACCACAACCCTTCAGGTATTTATCAATGCAAGCAATTTGACCTTGCACTGTTCTATACCCCATCATGGCGATAAAGAAACTTGCAAGATTCTTCTTCACTTTCTGAGCATTTGCCCAAGATGAATCAAGTTTGTTCTTCAGGTCAAGCAACTTCTCGTTGATTTCAGTCGAACTCAATGAAGCCACGTATGCATTAGCAAGGTCATAACCTTTCATCCAATACTTCTCAAGGGTTGCGAGTTGTGCTTTGCTAAGTGTTGGCTCGTTTGCAATAGGCTCAATGGATGGAGTAGATGTAACTGGCTCTGGCTTGGTTGTCTTGGTAGGCTCTGACTTGATTGTCTTGGTAGGCTCTGGCTTGGTTTCCTTGGTTGCCTCTGGCTTGGTTTCCTTGGTTGCCTCTGGCTTGGTTTCCTTGGTTGCCTCTGGCTTGCTGTTCGTAGGCATAGCTATTACCTTGGCAGTAGGTTCAGAAGCAACCTCTGCATCCTCTGGCAACATGCGAATGATAGGTGCCATGTTGTTGCGAAGCAGCAGAGTGATAACGTCAATCTGTGTCTTTGGGAAAGAACAAGTTGCCATATCTTGATACTTGCTTTCATTAACAACCTTCTCGGAATCAGTGCCAAATACACACGACATAACGGCATCCACATCCTCTGCGAAGGTATGGAAGTTAGTGCCATCATTAACCAAGATAATCTGATTCTGGTTTTTGTTCTCGTTACGTGCAACATTCCAAGTTGCGTAAATCATGTTAGTTTTCATGTTGATGTAAAATTTTAAAAGTTTGAAATTATATTTTGATGCGTTCGTGTCTCCATAGTACAGAATAGAGTTACTTCAAGGTTTCAACCTTATAGCGCACATCGCTATCGGTTTCTGCCATGTTGTAGTAGAAAGCTGTCATCAGTGCCTCACTGATAGCCAAAGTACAAACCAAAAGATTTTCTCTTGTTTTCTTGTTAAATCGAATAATTCTTGCCTTTTTCATAATGCTAAAATGTTTGAATGGTAAAATTATAAAATTCTAAAATGTTGATACGTTTAAAATGACTATGAGCAATAATGTGCCCAGACAAGCCATGACGCATTGCCCGAAGGTAAATACGTCCTCCCCATCATTTATGATAGGTCGATACCAAAGATTTTTCAAGCGATCCATTTTTGAGAAACGGTTTGCCTACACCACCGTAAAGGTTTTAGTGAATATTGTTAGAGAATAAATGTTACTTCGTGTTGATAATTTTCAATAACCATATCGGCACGTTTTGGGTGCTTCCACACTTCACGTAACTTGCCGTCATTATTTTCACGATTTGTCAAATGATAACCAAAGTTTACATACTGAGAGCGGATGCCATCCAACTTTTCACGAGCATCTTTTGAGGTCGTATAATCGTTTTCGTTTCTCGAACCATTGAAAGCCGTATATGCTACATGGTACATAGTGACTGTTTCGTTCATTTTTCTTTTCTCCTATAATTTTGATTTGTTATTCTTCATTCTAATTTGGGGGAGTGAGAGGAGTCGAACCCCTTGCATGTCTTCGAGAAGCACGCCAGCAGCATCCCAATGATATGATGCTGCACACTCCCAGAGAAGCACCCATCAGGTCGGAACCTGGTGGACACTTAAAAAGAGAGCAATAAACTTTTTTCCCTGCAATTCACGGATGCCAACGTGTTACAACACAACGGCATGTATTTCAGTATATGAACCAACACATGAACCAAAAGTTTTCAACATTCATGCGTTTATGTTCTCCGTGTTTTCCGCGCCCAACATTCGACAATGTAGCAGCATCCCTTAGCTTCAGAGAGAACCCAGTGTGCAAAGCACTTACTACTAACAAAGCACGCCCGAAAGTCGTTTGATTCCCTATTTGCTACAAAAACCGAAAGATTACGTTTTCGTTTGATTGTTCCAGAAATGTAAAAGAACTATTTCAACTTTTCAACAGCTTTGCAAAGGAGCAAATTTGAATGTAAGCAACCGCAAACCATCCGCGCTCAAAGCAACCACTTTTTTCTATGCAAAACTTTGTTTTCAAAGCCTGATTAGCACCGTCGTGCCAACCTATTTTTGAGGGTGTGGCGGTGTACGATACCGCCCTACGTTCCAATATTCACACCCGCCATGATGCTATTAAGCAATCATTTTGCGACATTCGTCAAGACTTTTAATGATTCCGTTTGCAGCAAATGCAGCCTGAATGTTAAGTGCTAAAGCAGCACTATTCACGTCATCCTCTTCGACACTCTTTGCACTCTTCTTTGCGCTGCTTTTCTTAGATGCTTTTTTCTCCCAAATAGCGCAATAAGATGCACGGATATTTGACAGGGACACGATAGCGTTAATGTAACCCGACAAAGTAACACCCAGAGAGGAGGTTTTGATTGGCAAAAGTGCATAATATGCACCCAACATGTAAACGACTTCGTAACCCTCTTTTGAGTACAAAACACCCTCAATTTGCATGAAAGTAGATACTTTTTTCAACGTGCAAACGTCACCCATAGAGTTCAGTTGAACACATGAAAAGTCGAGTTTTGAGGTGTTCGCATACATGCAAGAGGTGCTAATAATTTCACGAATAGCGGCATTTTCCACGGATTCGTCACGCTTTGCGGCTGCTTTTAACATGTTAAAAGCTGCGAATGGGGACTTACATACCTGATTAAGTTCTACCTTTGCGCTATTCTTTTGCGCTGCAAAAATTTTAGTTGCCATAATGTAAAAAGTTTTATTAAGTTTGAAAATTTTGTTATTTTTAGCAATTTTTGCCGTGCTGCTTTTCACGTTGGGCTTGTTTATTTAGGTGTAAAAGCCTCTTTAACCAGACCTCTAATCAGTCAATGTTTTGTTGCCGTTTTTTTGTTTTCGACGATGCAAAGTTATAAAGTGTTTTTCATTCATGCAAATTTTCACTACAAAAATTTTAAGCGCATTTTCGCTTCAATCTAAAGATTGAAAAAAATTTCACTTAGCATCAACAAAGCGAAAAAACACCCAATTTTGCAAACTCGACTTTACAAAATCGGGTGTTTTTCTCTCGAATCTGAAAAGATGCTTTTTCGCTGTCTTGGATGCCATTTCTACGCGTACCTCTTTTATGGCGATCGTCTGGGTGTGTGCTGCTCGTTTTGGTGGAATCATTCAGGCATATTTGCGAACGTTCCGAACCAGGCGAGGAACGCCCGTGTTCCTTTGCGGGGCGCGTGGGGTGCGCGTGAAAAAAAAACAAAAAAAATCAAAAAAAAATTCGGAATGGCGCAAATTTTTACAGGTCGAAAAAAATTATGACTCAAAATTCAATAAAACAAAAATTGCACACTATTGTTGTAGTGTGCAATTTTAAGCGAATTTGTTACACATTTATAGTTAATATGTGCAATTTTTGCCGTATATTTTTCTGCATCGTCACCACAAAAAGAGGGTGAATGCAGTGATTCTTTTACATCAACTCTGCAATATTAAGTAAGAATTGTTTTATGAATGACTGTTTTTCAACATGCTCACAACATCAGATTCCGTAAGCCATAATTATCTTCTTTACCTTCCTGTCATTTTGTGATTATATTCGTCACACTCCAGCCAAAGGTCTTCGGGGATTTTTATGCAGCCTTGATGGTCGAGTATTTGGTGGATGCGAGCCCAGCGTTCACAGTAGTATTCCACAGCTCGTTTGTTGGTTGCGTTGCATTTAAGTCCATATACAAACAGTCCGTCAGATACAAGGTCTTTCGGATGTACGGTCTTGTTAATAGGTTTCGGCTGTTCATCCTTTAAGATGGGATGGTTCCAAGTGCCCTTCGTGTATAAGTGTTCGCGGATTATCTTCACAACATCCATATCACGATAATCCTTAATGGTGGGCTCGGTGAAAAACATGCTTTCCTTTATCATGGGATGGGGTTAATGGGGTTGGTGGGGTTGATGGGATTGATGGGATTGATGGGGAGGATGGGAGGGTGGTGGGAGTTAGGGGTGGATGGGTGGGAGTTCGTCGGGGATGAAGTGGATGGTGAGGATGGTGTGTGCCATTTCCTGAAGACCTTGGTGTACTTCTTCCAGTTCTTCGGCGGTGAACTTGTTGTAGTGTTTGGACTGTTTGTTGAAGAGTCGGAGGGAGCGCCAGTTATAGGACTTGTTCATGACTGTCTCGAAGAGGAATGGAATCTTGACGAATTTGCCGAGCACTCTGAACTTCTCGATGAACGTGAGTCCGTAGAAGAGCGGCGAGTCGAGTGCAGACTGAGGTCCTTCCTCCAGTTTTGTGTCGAGCAACATCTGTGCGCATCGACGGATGCCGTAGTTATATTTCTCCAGTGTGTTGTTCTGGTTGAAGAATCGTCTTGGTTCCTTTTGTGTGTAGGCGCTGATACCCTGTATTCCGATACCGCAACAAGAGGCGATGAAATTCTGCGTGAGGTATTGAGATGCTATTTTCAGTCCTTCCGACAGTACGTAATCCGTCTGTGCAGGTTGTGGGAGTGGGGTAACTGATGGCTGTACGGAAATCCCGTTCAGCATGAGTGGTTGTGAGAATTCGGAGTTTTCTACTTTCTTTCCGTCAGGCTGTAGTGGTGAGAATGGTTGTTCGCTTGTGGCATGGAAGAGGACGGTTCTCAGGTCGGCGATGTAGATGCGTCGTCCTTTCTCCACGATTGCTGGTACGAGTTGCATTGCCTGTTCAGTGGGCAGTACCGTGATTTGGAACAAGGTTGCCGCATGAGTATATGGGATGGCGAACAATCGATGAATGGTGTCCGCATCATTACCGATGATCCATGTGGATGCGTTGTCGATGAAGAAGCATACGGTATTAGGCAGCAGCTGGTGCAGCTGTTGGTAGGCATGGTCGAACAGTTCATTTGCCATTGCCAATGGAACGGGATTTTGGTTTATTTTAGTCATTGTCAGTTTTTGAATTTGCTTGCAAAGTTATAAATAAAATCTTTTGTTTTGAAAAAAGAGTCGAAGAACTTCTCAGTGGTTCGACTCTTTTGGTGTCCCATTCGGTCCGCATTCGTTCCTTATGGAGCATCCAAGTTCTTTACTTCTTTTTCACTTAAATTGAACTAAAAAATTGCTTCAAATGTTCTTAAACTATAAAATATCATCCTATAGCATTATATATTGCGAGTTTATTATTAACCTTATCGGAGTGTCCCAGTGTGTTTCCCAACAGACTGGGACGAAGAGTTAAAATCAATTATTTAATTTAATTCAGTTTTTAGGGTATATTGTTATTCAACACGTGATAGTGTCTTGATATTGTCTTTCTGGAAACAGGCATGTTTCACAACACACCTGTTGAAATGAGATTAATTAAAAGTTTTATCCATTAAAATTTAAACGAATGAAAAAAAATTCATCTGTATCATCTAACTAAGTTGCTGTTCTTCAGATTCTGATGGTAGTGTAACACCATGTCGTCTCAGGTTCTCTATGATGGCAGGTGTTATCTTGATGCCCCATTCGAGCAGTTCGGTCGCTGCAATTCGCATAGCTTCAGCGTGCTCAGGGGAAGTTTGAATGTCCTTGCGTCGCAGGAACTTCTTGTTTCGTTCGATTCGTGCAGCGCGAAGGCTTTCCTTTTCCTCTCCTTCTGGCAGGAGGTCGATGTCGTCCTTGGTGTATTCTCCAGGTTTTTGTATTCTCTCCTTGAATTTTTCTGCTTCCTGGAGAATCTTGTTTTTTGCTTCCTCGCTGATGACCATCCCGTTGGCAGCTTCCACTTCCATCTTGATATGCTCGTAGATGTTCAGGATGTTGTCCTCTGTCTTGGTAAGTTGGTCAGCGAAGTATTTCCTATCCGTCTCGGAAGCCCGTTTGTTGGTGTAGAGCAATTCGCACTTCTGACGGAGAGATGTCAGGGAGAGGTAGAGGTCTGGCAGTGACAGTGCTCTTTTCCTTGTCTCAGGAGAAAGCAGGTGTAGGATGTCGCTTACGTGCTTGTATCCGTTTCCGACCTGTTGTTCCATGTCGTTGACTGCCTCGATGAAAGTTTTCTGTGGAGGTATGTTGCCATCCTCGTCCGGCATTGGTGCTGGTGGAGCGAATGCCACGCTGCCGTAGCCCGTGTGTTCGCCCTTCTCGTTATAGACTGGATGGGACTGAGTGAGGTGCAGGACCGACTTGTCGGCATTTCCCTTCTGGATTTCCTCCATGATTTCTGGGTGGAACCGCTGGAACCACTTGGCAATGGCTTCGATGAATCCGTTGATTCGTCTCAGTCTGTCCTCCACGTCGAAGCGGTATGCAGATGTCACGAATGACTTAGCCGTTTGGAATGCCAGTACCAGTTGGAGACCTTCGTCATAGTCCTTGAAGTCCTGTTCTTCCCACGCATCTTCGAGTGCGAATAGTCGTGGTAGCGTTTCTTCCTTGTAGTGGACGAGGTTGGAATAGTATGCTTTTAGTTCTTTGCTATTCATTTGAAGCAGGAGTTTCATTTGATTTTGCGTTTCAAAAAATTTTGGTCGGACGACCTCTTCGCCAATTAGGGGAGAAGCGTTGCAAATGTAGAAAAATTTTTTCTTATAATAATTTTTTTATCAGAATTATTTTTGATATTAAGTATTTTTTAACAAACGAATCTTTTACGGTTTTTCGTTTTAAATCCTTTGGATTTAAACTTCATTTCTTCTGTTTTTCCCGTTGGCACCAATCGAGCAATGGTTGGTAGAGTGTCTTGTAATGGTATCGGTCGCAATAGCCTTCGAGCAGATCCGTTTTCTTGTTGACGAGTTTGTGTCCGAAAAGTTCAACGAGTTGTAGGTATTGCTGTTGAGTTGGCAGTTTCTTCATAGACGCGCAGATGTTCGGGCATTTCAAGACGAGGTAGCGCAGGTAGAGGATATACAAGTATGCGTTTTCCGTTTCGCCGAGGTGGTGGACAGGCACTTTGTGCCAGCATACGGTGGAGCATCGTCGTGTGATGTCCTCCTTGGGTTCGATGTTGTCGATGAAGTCGTTGGTGAATCTTCTGATTTCTTCGAGTACGGTTCTGGTGAGTTCCTGTTTCCAGGCTTTCTTGTCGATTTTCGCGGCAGCGGGGTCGTCGGCAGCGGCGGCGGCTTTTGGATTTTGTTGGTTTTCTATCTGTGTTCTCTCATTCGTCTGCAGACTATCTTTCTCCATTGGCTGAGTGCTGTCCTTCTCCATCCCCCTCTCGTGGTTTTCCCCAAGAAAATCATCGTCTCTCTCTGTCGCCGCACCAGCGGCGCTTTCGTTAAGAAAGACACAATTTTCTTTAGGTTTATGGTTTATCCATCCTAAAGAAATTGTGTTTGTTATTTTTTCTTTCTTTGTTTCTTTTTTTCTTTCTTTTGGTTCTTTTCTTTCGTTTTGTCTTTGTTTCTTTCGTTTTTGAAAACTGCTTTGAGCCGTACCATTTTTCTCATTTTGAGCCGTACCATTCATCCCATTCATATATATATTCATATAGTCTTGCAGGCTGTTGATAGCTGCTACCTCCCCACCCCACCCCTCTTGTATGCCGAGAGCTTCGTTAGTCAGTTTCATTGCCCATGCAAAGTCTTGATTTGCAGATGATAGCGGTGTATCGGACGTTTGTATTGGAATACGTTTGCTATCGTATTTCCCAACCTTCTCGTCGCTGATAATTCGGGCTTCCTGAAAAAAGTCTTCAGTCGTTCCATGAGCCGTACTTTCTGTCGTACTTTCAGTCGTTCCATGAGCCGTACCATGAGCCGTACTTTCAGCCGTACCATAGAGTTTAAAAAAAGGAGAGAAAAAGAATGTCAATACATTGATTATCGGTGTTTTGCGAATATGTATCCAGCCGTACCTTTTCAGTCGTACCAAGAAGTAGTCAACCTTGTTACGTGACCACTTCCATCGGTAAGCCATTTCCTCGCGTGACAGGCACACCTCTCCGTATGCGATGGGGATGTCTATTCCTCGTCGCTGAGCGTATTCATTTTTGTGGAGTGCGAGTATGACCAGTTCTATGAGGGCTTGTCCTGGTGTGGCGGGTCGTTCTCTCCAGATGGGTCTTTCGATGATAGATGACAGGAATTCTCCGAGCATGGGTGATGGGGTTGATGGGGTTAATGGGATTTTTTGATGACCGAAAGCGAAACTTTCGGTTACTGAGAAACTAATGACCGAAAGCGGAACTTTCGGGAATGGTGGCGAGGGGAACCCGAAAGCGGAACTTTCGGGAATGGTGGCGAGGGGAACCCGAAAGCGGAACTTTCGGGAACGGTGGCGAGGGGAACCCGAAAGCAGAACTTTCGGGAACGGTGGCTTTTGGTTACTGAGAAACTGGGAGTGGTAGAGGTTCTATGAATTCGTAGATGTATTTCTTTGGTACTCCGTCGGTGGCGAATGGCTCAGGTCCGTCATATACGATGCCGATGATGTTCTGGTTTGTATCGATGGCTATGTAGTTCCACGGCTTATTTCCAAAGTCTGTTGAGAATCGTTCGAGCAGTCGGATGGGGAGTGTGGATGTGGAGATAGCCCTTGTGATGTTCAGCAGTAATTCTTTTTTCTGTTTCTCAGTGAGTTGTGCGAATTTTTCGTTGAAGTGTTGAAGGATGCCTTGCTTGTCCTGTTCGCTTGTCAGGTTCTCTGCATTTCCTGTAGGCTTGTAGATGGTGATTGCACACGTTTGTCTGTCGTTTTTTCTTTCCATGATTGAATGATTTGGAATGTTTTTAGAATGTTATAGAATATGATTAAAACGGGTAGTCCTTATGTCCTTCTTCGGAGTGGGCGGTTTGGACTGTCGTTTGGTTTGTCTTTACGATGTCTGTCTTGTGTGGCAGTCTGTCGTAAGGGATGTTATAGTATTTCGTTGTTGCTGCATCCCATCCGCAGATGAATGCTCCCGTTTTTATGTTTCGTCCCTTATCGAGTTTAACGAGTGCTGTTCCTTTGGTGGAGATGTCCTCGAATCCTTCCATTGTGTATTCCTTGCCGTAGAATTCAGGTCGGTAGATAAGGTATATCTGGTCGGCATTCTCTTCGATCTGTCCGGATCCTCTGAGTTGTTCCTTGGTTGGTTCTGGGTCGTTGTCTCTTCTCAGCTGTGACACGATGATAATCCATATATTCAGTTCCTTTGCGAGGTTTTTCAGTTGTCTGCACCAGTCTCCGTAGAGCAGTTCGAGTGTCGTTCCCCTCGTATCAGCAGCCGATGAGAGTGATTGGAGGTAGTCGATGGCAGCTCCCTTGATGCCATATTTTGAGTGCAGTGTGCGGATGGAGGAGATGATGACTTCGATAGAGAGTCGTGAGCGGTCGTCGAAGTAGAGGCAATCACCGAACACCATGATATTTCCGATGGCTCGGTCGAATACCTTGTACTGTGCATCGGTAAGTTTGACGTTCAGGAGGGTGTTTGATGTAAGGATGATTGGTTGTTCTGTGAGTTCCGCGGCGGTTGGGTGTGCTTTCATGTCGAAGGTCTCTCCTGATACCAGTCGAGCCGCGAGTTGTTCGTTTGTCATTTCGAGTGAGAAGAGTGCTGTCTTTTCTCCCTCTCGTATGAGGTGTGAGATGATGGAGAGCAGGAACGATGTCTTTCCCTGTGATGTTCTTCCTCCGAGTACGATTAGGTCTGACGGTTGGAATCCCCCTCTGTCGTCGATGAATTCGAAGCCAGTGTAGCTTCCATGTTGTCCTCCCGTGGAGAGGTTTGTCTTGACGCGTTCGTAGAGTTCTTCGAGTGCGTTTGTGAGTGTCTTTGCGTTGACACCTGAGTCCTGCATGATGGTTTTCAGTTTGTCATGCAGGTTCTCCACGATTTCCTCTACGCTTGTATCGAGTTGGTTCACCTTTGCGCTGAAGGTGTCGAATGTCATTTTCAGCAGTCTTCGTCGTGCGAAGTCTTGTAGTATGATGGCATTTCTTGCGAGTTGTCCCGTGAACACCGAATAGGCTACGATGCTGGCGACTTCTGGCATGACTTGCGGGAGTGTCAGGTTTGGGTTTTGTCTGACGATTTCGTTGCAGACGATGGGCATGTCGGGGTTATCTCCGTTTTCGCAGACTGCCTTTATAGCTTTGTAGATTGTCCTGTTCATCGACATGTAGAAGCAGTCTTCAGAGAGGAATTCCTTTATCTTGAAGAAATTTTCCTTATTGGAATTCATCAGTTCTCCAATGACTCTTTTCTCCAGTTCGACGGAAACGAGTGGCATACGGGATTCCTTTGGTGTGACATTGAATGTCATACCCGACTGTGGAGCCGTTATGTTAGAATCATGTGCCATTATACAAGGTGTTAGGGACTGCTATACAGAGAAATCGTTTACTTTTTCGACACTGTATCACTCCGACAGCTTCAAAAAGCGAATTGCAAAGTAAGCATTTTTTTTATATACTTCCAAAAAATTTATTACAATTTTATTTTTGATGTTATAAGTTTTTATGTATCTTTGCAACATATTTCATTTGTGATGAAGCCTATAAAAAAATCAGATTACTTCAATGCCGACCCCAAGCATTATTATCCCATCCGTACCTACCAGCAGCGTGAGCGTCTTGTGTATCACTTGTTGGAGGAATGGGGTGTTCCGTTGAGCGAGAACGAGAATCGTATGCTTCATTTTGCCTTGATGCAAAGTCTTGAATGGGCGGCATCTCATACAAAACACTAACAACTAAAATAGTCATGGAAGAACAAAGTGTGTTTTCTCTTTATCAGAAATCCCTTCATTCGGTTGCCACGTTGAGCCGTCATGATGACTTGCGTCGTGCCGACGACCTTGTGCGTTTGGGTTATAAGAAGTTTCACGAGTTAGAGTCTCATCATGTCGATATTCATCTTTCCTGTTATATCGTTCAGGCAGCTATTGCCGGCGAGATAGAGCCTTTGCTTTCGGATGTCTTTGCTTATCTCAGTGACAAGAAGCGTAAGTTTCATTATGAGCGTTCCCGTAAGAAGAGTCTGTTGCAGGTGAAGGACGGTTTGACGAAGCTGTCCAATTTCCTGGTTCGTTGTGAGCGCGAAGAGTACATGCCCAAGGTCTTTGGTAATTTTCCTTGTTTTGTGAGGAGTTATGTTCAGATGGTTGGCGGGTGTTTTGCCCAGATGCAGTTTACGTGGCATAAAAGCGTGAGCGATTCTATACACAAGTCCCTTGCTATCCTGATGGAGGACTTGTCTTCCAAGAAGAAGGAGAATGTATTTGTCTTGAGTCGTTTGATTCTGATTATTCAGTTGACTCAGGTTATTCAGCATTTGGAAGAGGACTGTCTTGCTGATATGCGAGCCATCAACGAACAGGCAGCCAGTCTTAGTGTGGATGTGCCGTTGTGCGAGTCGTGGAAAGTCATCAACAATGCCTGTTCCTCCTACCTGGACACTTACTTTGAGGAAGCTAATTATACTGTCTCCCGTCGTTTCCGCAAGCGCATGGACAAGCGTATTGAAGAGATAGCCAAATGGGTGAACCATTTGCGTGAAGTCTATGTTCAGTCAAACCGTTCCGCTTTCGAAGCCTATGTTGACTGGTCCATCAGTTGCATGGCGGCAGGTTATGGCAAGGGAATCTTTTCTACTTCCGCTCGTTCGATCATCGAAACGGAGTTGGGTGTTTACCTCTTGGCTTATATGGAGAGTGACATCGATGCGCTTCAGTCGGTGATTATGGAGTTGAAGGACTTAGCGAGTGAGTACGATATGGTCTTTGACACAGATGAGAATCAGTTGACCTTTTACAATCGGCTTTTAGACGATGACTACAATGGAGAAGAGAGTGGTGAAGTGAAGTATCCGATGATTGCGAAGCTGAAGCACAATCTGCTCCATGCAGATATAGATGAGATAGCCAACAAGTTTTGTGCTATGGTGGATGAGATTCGTAAAATCAAAAATAAAAACAAGTAACTATGGAATTTTTCAGACAGAAAGGAAACGCGCGAACCAGGCGTAAGTTAGAACATGGTTTTACAGGAGTAGGCAATCATTGTCTTTTTTATCCGAAGGAGCATTACGGCAGATTGCAAGACAAGCCAGCCTTTGTGACGGAGAACGAGCGAATCTACAAGGCGCAGATGGCTACGATAGGACCTTTTACTACGAAGCACGTCTTCAGTCACAAAGGTTTCAGGAAGAGGTTAGTATCAAGTTCCAGGGTATCTCCTATGGATAACCCTTTGACATCCCTCTTTGGATAATTCTCTCATTTTGTAATTTTATCATTCAAGAATTCTATCATGGAAGTATTCGGAAGTTTGAATTTACTGAATCTCTGCAAGCAGGCAAACCTGCAGAAAGACAAGGATGGCAATCTGTTTGTTGTCATTCCCGTTAAGCAGAGCGGATTGGATGTGAAGCAGTTTGACGGTCGTGATGGTAAGACTTACCAAGTTGCCAATTTGAATGTTAGCATTACGGACATACATCCCAATTTCGCGGAAGCGTGGAGTAGTAATCATCCTAATGCGAAGTTGGTTCCATCCCATGTGATTACGATGAATGGAACCAAGCAGTTCAACAATGATATTTATCCCAAGCTGAGAGAGCGTCTGTTACATGATGAAAAATTCATGAATTCGTTTCTCGCTCATCATACCGACTACAATGGTTTACCTGAGGACAAGCAGGAAGAACTCTTGCGTAAGGAGTGTTTCAGATACCTCTATAACCGAAGGCAGTCCGTCTTGTTCCCGAAGGATGTCGCCGTGCAGTCCGTTCCGATGAGTGAGGACATGACAGTAGTGGGTAGTGGTGGTTCTTCTGCCGATGCGGGTTCAGCTGTGGATGATACTGACGACCTGCCATTCTGATGGAGTCCGAGTCTCTTATCCTGCATTGTCCTCGTAGCTGGAACGACTTGCGTTTGGACCAGTTGGAGTCAATGACCCGTCTGATGGATAGCAGTAATCGTTATTCGTCGGAGGTGGAATGGTGGTTTGACATCTTCCTTGTGCTGATGGATATTGAGGTGGTGCATGATGGAGGTTCTGTGGATGTTGTCAAGGACTTTCGTTGTGGTGAAAGTGATGCTTACATTGGCAGTTCCGTTCGTCGGATGTTCCATTTCCGTGGCACTCGTGATGCGAGTATTCGTTTTTCCGCCACGGCTGAGCAACTGTACTCATGGACGCTTGACAGCACGAGTTTGTTTTTGGACAATATCTACAGTCTGACGAAAGCCCCCTACCCTTTTATTGAGATTCCCAAGCGTCATTGGTGGGGGCGTGGTGTGAAGATCCAGCCTCCTTCCAATCTTCTTACGAATATCAGTTTTCGTCAGTACACTTACATCCAGCGGTACATGCTTCAGTACTGGCAGAGTGTCGAGCGTCTGCGTCGTTACTTGTCGGACCATGAAGACGAGTCCCCTACCCCATTGATGAATCGGCAGTTTTCGCAACTGCAATCTCGCATCCGCGATGCCCGTAACCGTTTCCTTGCTCATGCCTGTTGTTATCCTCGCTGGGAGTTCATGGAGCGGAGTGATACAGGAATTCGTTTGGGTAGTCATACTGTGTATGAGTACAAGCCGAGGGATGCAGAGTGTTTTGCGAGTCATTTAGATGTCGTAGATGATGTTGTCTTCAAGTTGGTGTTGCAGCATGTCCAGAGCTGCTTGCGGTATTTCAGCCGTCAGTTGCCTTCCTTGTTCAGTTCTGCTGGTAGTCGCTATCCGAAGGACGTGTTGATGGCAGACCTTGCCACGGTGAATGCCGTGATGAAGTACAGTGGCTATACGACTCAGCAGAGTGTCTATGATACCAATGCAATTTTGGTGTTTGACATATTGAATACGATGGCGAAAGATGCAGAAGAAACACGGAGAATGTTGAATTCTTCCCACACAAAAAAGAGTTGATATGAAAAAGATACTGCGATTTCTTTTGGGCTGCCTTGCCTGGTTCCGTTCATTCGGTAAGTCGGAGCGTCCCTCTGCCACACGCTTGTTCTTAGACAGTGGTACAGAGATTAAGAAGCTGATGGATGCAGGGCTTTTGCTGTTGTCGCTTTCTGACAGGACTGTCTGGATGGATTTCGACTGCTATGATTTCTTCTCTGATACAGGCGCTGACATGGAGAAGCTGAAGAATTTCCTTTGGCTGTGCAGGTTGCAGATGAATTTCGCCTTGACAGAGGCGCGAGGCATTCGTTCAGGTGGTGACTCCCCTTCCCCATTGGATGAAGATGAGGACTTGAAATTCTATGTCTGTACGTATAACAGTCATTTAGACCGAGATGCCGTTTTGTTTTATGGTAGTGCCAATGCAACGGAGATTAGCATTGATTTAAAGTGATATAGTATAGCGTTGTTTTTCCATGATTTCAACGTTTGAGTGTTGTTAGAGAGAGAATGCGGTAGTTGTTTCAGCTATCGCATTCTTCATTTGTCCTTTTGTGCGGAAATAAATTGTCTTAACTTTGTTTTGAGAAAATCCTATATTTTTTTAATTCAAGAATTTTGAAATTCAAAAATGATAGAATATGAGAATTCCAGACAAACGTTTTCCGAAGTTGCTCAGTTACAAGAAGGTGGGTTTGGTGATGGAGCGTGAAGATGCCGAAAAGCGTCGTATTCCGTTTGATTGTGTTTATATGGCGAAGAACGGTCGTCTTGTGGAGTGTGAGAATGTTGTGTGTATCAAGTACGACATCAAGCATCATCGTCATACTGTGCAGTTTCCTGATAGTGGTGTTGTGCGGACATTGCGTGATGTTTTATTACTGAGTGTGAACGAATTTAAGATAGTCGTGAACTGATGAAAGAGAAGGAGGAAGAAAATAGTTCTATTCAGACTGTCACCTATCCATCGGTGATTGAGGATTTTGTGCGGTCGTATGCTCCTGTTGATATTGAGGGCATAGCCGATATGGTCTTCACCCGTGGTATGCTTCGTAATGCGCTTGGTGCTTATCCTCGAAAGGATAGTGAGAACGACCCTTTGGATGATTATCTTGCGATGCTGGCGGGTTTAGGTTTTACTCTTCACTTGACAAGTTATGGCGAGCCTGGCTTGCTGTGTATTATTAAGTGATGAGAGCCGAAAGCGAAACTTTCGGGAACAGGGAAAGAAAGAACCGAAAGCGGAACTTTCGGGAACGGTGGTATTATTACATTTTGAAATTCTGAGATTTTAATATTTTGAAATTTTATCATAACAAAATTATAAAATTATGGGTACAGAACCGAGTCAGCACACCATGCAGCAGGTGACACGTCATATTGAGCTGGGAATTCCGTTGGAGGAGCTGCGCTTAGGTGACAAGCAGCGTGAGCGAGTGAAGTTATGTTTAGAGTTATATCACAGATTCGAAGACAATCCCTATATGGATGTTGACATGTGGTTGAAGCGGAAGGGAAGGCGAACTTGGCAGATTGTGATAGACAAGCAGATTTTCCTACATATTCTTTCGCTTTGTCAAAGGAACAGTAGTCGTGAGATGTCGAAGGTGATTGTGCGTAGGGTGGCGATGGATTCCATTCGTCATGGTGATGCAGTGGGTGACAACACGGCAAAAATCAAGGGAGCTGAGTTGCTGAAGGACATAGACCACTTGGACAAGGAGGACAGTGCGGTAGAGGCAGCCAGCAATACAGCTCAGTTGCCTATATTCCTCACCTCCCGTGTCGAGACGATTAGTAGTGACAAGAAGACGATTACCCGTAAGGAGTTGATAGCCTTGTATAACAGATATGGTGGTACGAAGGACCATATTCAGCAGATGCTGGAGCAACGCATGGAAGAGTTGGAGCGTCGTTCGCTGGACGATGATGGCAGCGGCAGAACCGCTGCATACAGAAAAACTGACGAGGTGGACGATGATGGCAGCGGCAGAACCGCTGCATACGGAGAAGCTGACGAGGTGGACGATGATGGCAGCGGCAGAACCGCTGCATACAGAGAAACTGACGAGGTGGATGATGATGGCAACGGCAGAACCGCTGCATACGGAGAAGCTGACGAGGTGGATGATGATGGCAATGGCGAAACTCCTGCATATAAAGAGGTGGAGGAATTGGAAGAGGAGGACTTTTAAAATTCTGGTATTATATTATTTCAATATTCTATGATGCAGTAATTTAAAAGTTTTGAAATATTTAGATTTTAGAATTATGTAATTTTATCATGCAAAAATAATAAAATTTTAGTATGATGCACACAGGGCTATTAGACAGTGTATTGCCTTTGGATTTGGCTGAGGGAAAGAAGCTCACACCGAAGTATCGTGAGATGTACCTAAGTCGTGCTCAGCAGTTGATATATAATTTTGGTGCGAGGGAGACCTATATCCGTGCAGGTCGAGGATTCGGCAAGACAAGTATAGAAGCCCCATTTCTGACGGCGAATGTGCAGACGATACCGAGAGGTTTAGGTGCGTTCTTAGGTAATAGTTTGAAGCAGCTGTACTGTAAGACGATGCCGAATATGGTTAAGTCGTTAGAGACGATGTTAGGATGGAAGGAGGGTGTGCAGTATTTCCGTGGTCATGCTCCGAAGCGTTCGGGTTATGTTGAGCCCTTGGTGAAGCCTCGTGTCTGGGAGAACGCTTTGCATTTCTACAATGGTGCTGTGATGATTATGGTTTCGATGGAGCAGCGAGCGTCTGCCAACAGTTACAACCTATGTTGGATTATGGGGGACGAGGTTCGTTTCTTTAATTGGCAGAAAGTCTTGCAAGAGGTAATTCCCGCCTTGCGTGGCGATGTCTATGACCATCCTGGTTGGTCGAAGAAGAACCCTCGTTATTTGAGTCAGACTTGGTGTAGTGATAGTGGTTTGACGTTGGCTCAGCAGGAGTGGGAGAGTGCGGAGGATGACCAGACCGAAGAAGTGAATCAGCAGATTGTCGAGATGCTTGCAGAGCAGCAGCATTACATGGAGGAGTATGGCATTGACTTGTCGAATAGTCATGAGTTTCCTGAGTGGAGCAGTCGATTGCAGGAGTTGCGTTGTCAGAGTCTGGCATTTTTCAATTTTAGTTCCTTGGAAAATATTGAAATACTTGGTGAGGATTATATAGCGAGGATGGAGCGTCAGTTGCCGAAGTTGGTATTTGACAGGCAGATTTTGGGTAAGCGCACGGCTGCGGCGAAGGACGGATATTATTCGAGTTTCGATGTCCATGTTCATGGGTATGCGCCACGTGAGGACGACCAGACCGAAGTGATCCAGAAGAAGTTCATGGCGAAGCACAAGATGATGAACGGCGACTCGTATAAGGCACCAGACCTTGATGCCTTGCAGCGTGCCACTTACAACTGTGTGCTTGATACGGACGTAGTGCCTGGCTTGCCATTGCGGATTGCTTTCGACTACAACAAGAACATCAATACTGTGGTGACAGGTCAGCAGTACAAGATGGATGGTGTGGAGAGTGTTGTGGTGTTGAGTTCCATGTATGTAAAGAATGAGCAAAAGCTGCGTGAGCTTTGTAGGAAGTGGTGTCGTTACTATGAGCCTCACAAGGCAACTTGCAATGATGTTATATATTATTATGATGCAACGGCGAAGCAGGGTGGTACTTATGCCTTGGAGGAGCAGGAAAAGTACAAGTTTTATAATGTCGTGAATGAAGAGTTGACGGCGCGAGGTTGGCATGTCATTATGGTGGATATGAAGACACCTATGCGTCACGACCAGAAGTATCAGTTTCTGAATGATGTCATGAGCGGTCAGCAGCAGTTATTCTTCAGAATCAATGTTGAGAATAACGAATACTTGATAGTAGCGATGGAGAACGCGAAGGTGGCTACAGCCGTTGACAAGAATGGGCATACCTACGTGAAGAAGGACAAGGGTAGGGAGAAGTACAGGTCCAGTTCTCCGACGGCAGGACCGCTTGAAGAGCGCACTGATATTTCCGATGCCGCTGATACCCTGATTATCGGCTGTCGGTTCTATGGTTTTGGTGGTAGGGGATTCAGTGCAGCTTCCTTTGGTGGTAAGATGCGTGTGAGCCGACCTGTAATGGGTTGATTTATTTATGACTATCAAATCATTTTTGCATTTAAAAATTTTTGAATTTTAAAATTTATTCGTATCTTTGCGTTGTTTTAGACAAGACTTCCAAAGATTAGGATAGGGGGGGGGAGTTGCTGTAGAACGCTCACCTGTCCTTTGTTTTCGAGAATTAAAACTGATCATAAATATTATACAAGGTTTAGGTTTCATTCTAAAAGGACGACGTATTGACCATTCGCGAGAATCGTTGATATATATAGCAAAGAGGAAAGGGGTGGCTTAGTGCTTCCCTTTCCTCTTTTTTTATTGCCATGCCAGAAGCGCGACTTGCTGAGAAACGAAGACCGAAAGCGAAACTTTCGGGGACGGTGGCAGGAGTGGTGGCTTAGTTGGATTTCTTGTAGCCAGTTTTGAGGACTCTGCCGTGGTCCATGCCTCCCATGACCTTTCTGACGGTATTCATTAAGGTGTTCATTTCCGATGGGTTATGTTCGGTCATTTGGATGTACTGCTGATATTCCTCGTAGGTATTGAATTCTATCCAGATGAATCCGTCGATGCTGCCTTGGTGCTTTGCCTTTTGCAGGACAGGGTGGAGGATGCCGTCGTATTCACGAAGTATCTGTTGCCATTCTTCTGCGAATTCCCCTTTGTTCTTTTTTGGTGTGTAGTTTTGTTTTTCGTTTACTTGTTCGAACAGGTTCAGTTGAGTTGCCTCCTGCATCTTCTTGAGTCGGTTCTTCACCCAGTTGCGAAGTAGCGCGATGGTGTATGCCGCCACATCTTCTGGGTAGTGGTGTTCGATGATGCCTGGCAGTTCCTGATAGACGTAGGATGAGAAGTCGCTGAAGTCTTCATCCTTGACCTTGATGATGATAGGTTCGATGAGTGCTTCCTTTAGGTCACCACATCGTTTCATGAGTGTATCGACGATTTTCTTGTTGGCAGCCATCCTATATTTCTTCTTGTCCATTGCTGTCTTGTGCAGTTTGAATTCAATGTAGAGTGGGTCGCCTGTCTTTCGTCCATTGGGCATGATTTCGTGGAAGTCGAAGGTGATGTCGATTTGTTTCTCTTGGCTCATGCGCACGAGGTCGCTTTGTACTTTCTGGAGCACGTACTTCTTGAACTGCGAGTATTTAGGCAGTTGGTAGGTTTTTTCACCTGTCTTCTCGTTCTTGACGAAGAGTCCTAAGTAGTCTTTGATTTCGTTGACGGTGAGTTTTCCCTTGCCTGACTGTTCGCATTTGTGTTTGAGGAGGGAGTAGAGTTGTGGAGTGTGTGATGCCGTGCTGATACGTGCGATGATGTTAGGATGGTTGACATAGCCTTTCGACATATCGAATACCCAGTCAGCGACTTCTGGATTGATTCGGAAGTCGAGCCATCCTTTAGAGCGTGTGACGGTTTTGAGTTCTCCGTTCTTGCTTGTGAAGGTATATCCTTCTGTGGTGATGGGTGTTTCGCCTTGCAGGAAGATGTTTATCCACTGAATGACGAGTCCTCCCTTTTCGTCATGCGTGATGCGTTTGGCTTTGATTTCGAGTATTTCCTTGACGGCTTTCTCGATTTGGTCGTAATGCCCAGCTGTGATGCCATATTCAGCGAGTGTGATGCGTATGGGTTCAAGGTGGTGTTCTTTATCGTCCTCCGTGAAAAGAGGTCTTGGAACGTCTTTCGAGTTGTTTCTGCCGTCGGAAAAATACGAGTTGATAAAGTTCTGGATGTTGTCAGACACCTTTATCATGATGTCCTGTTGCAGGAGTGATAATCCTTTGAAGAATTCCGTATAGACGAAGGGCGTGTTAATCCATCTTGCATCCAGTAGATTCGCTTTCTTTTCTATCGGGTTATTTTTGTCGTCCTTTTTCATACCTTTTCAATTTTTAATCTACCATCTTGTTTACCTTTTTAAGTGTAAGTGTTTGATAATGAAGTTTTTGCACTTACAACAAGAAGCCTCTTTTTTCACTTCGTTATCGCCTTTTGTTCTTATTTGGCAAAATCCATCTACCATTTTGTTCACGGTATTCTACCATCTTGTTTACGTATTTTGCCAATAATCTACCATCTTGTTTACGATATTCTACCATCTTGTTTACCTTTTTAAGTGTAAGGTGTTGAATATCAGTTGTTTTGTAGGTTGACAATTTCACAATTTTATTTCAATTTTCTCAAACTGATATTATAGATATATACCCTTCTTAAAAAGAAATAAAAAAGAAAAAGTGAAAAAAAGTGGTTCGTTGGTCATTGGTTGCCACGAAACAGAATTTCGTGGAACGGTGGGGTGGTGGGTTAGAGCGAGTAGGATTCCTCGATGATGTTGTTGATGGTTTCCTTCATCTTCTCGTCGATGAATCCTTCATCGGTGACGTAGGTAGAGAAGAAGAACTGTGTGACAGCATAGAGCAGGTTTTGTTTCTCGATTTCGTTTCTGACGGAGCAGAAGTTGATTTTTTTGGCGAGTTCATCAGGCATGAAGAACTGCGTAGGGTTTGCTCGTCCGTATTTGCGGATGCGCTTTTGCTTCAGTTTTTTAAGCTCTGCGCTGCCGATGTTGATGGGGTTGCGGTACTCAGCTTCTGTCTGGTCAGCAAATTGCTGGATGGTGATTTTTTTCTTAGCCATGATTTTTATGATTTAAAGATGTTGTTATTTTATGGGGTTGATGGGTTTAATGGGGGGGTGGGGTGGGGGACCGAAAGCAGAATGGAAGAATACGGCAGCGGCAAAACCGCTGCATACTGAGAAACTGAAAGCCGAAAGCAGAACTTTCGGGAACGGTGGCGAGGGGAACCCGAAAACAGAACTTTCGGGAACGGTGGCTGTTAGGATGGATTGATTTTTCGTTTCCAGTTTTTCTTCCTTTTTGTTTTGGTGATTTCTTCTGCGAGTGCGAGGTAGTCTTTTGCTCCGTTGGACTCTGCATCGAATTCGAAGATAGACTGGTGTTCGATAGGTGTGGAATCGAAAGCCACGCATCTTCTGATGGTTGTCTTGAAAGTAGGTACGTTCTTGTTTTGTTCGAAGAGTTCCTTCACTTGTCGGGCGATGTTGGTTCTCTTGTCGAATTTGGTGAAGAGGTAGCCGAGGATGGTGAGTTTCGGGTTCAGTTCAGCCTTGATGCCTTCGATGTCTGGTATCAGCTTGAGTGAGCCTTGTACTGAGAATGCGGCGCATTCGAGAGGGATGATGATAGACTCGGACGCTATCATTGCGTTGTAGTTGAGTAGTGATGCTGATGGTGGGCAGTCAATCAGGATGTAGTCGTATTGTGTTGCGATTTGAGAGAGGTAGTGTCGGAGTACGGTTAGTTTCTTATACTCTGGCAGTTCCTTGGCGATGCTTTCCAGTGCGGGTGAGCCTGGCATATAGTCCAGTCCTTTTCCTCTTTCATATATAGGAAAGGAGTGGCATTTGCCTGTTAGCATTTCGTAGATGGTTTCGTTGCCGTCAGTCTTCGGGTCGAATCCGAGTGCTTTGGTGAGGTTACACTGTGAGTCCGTGTCGATGAGAAGTACCGACTTGTCGAGCAGCCATAGTGCTGTTCCGAGGTTCAGGGTGGTGGTGGTTTTAGCCACTCCACCTTTGTAATTAAGGATAGAGATAATCATAGTTTTGCGTGTAAATTGATTTTAAAGACGTGCGCAAAGATACGTCTTGTTTTTTTTATTGCAAAGAAAAAATTTAATTTTAACATTTAAAAATGAAAAATATTTTACTTTTTATAATTTTGAAATGATAGAATTTTGAAATTATTGCATTTTTGTTTTGGTACAATAGAAATTTTTTCCCTATCTTTGTCTGCGATTGGAAGTCATTTGTCTCATATTAACATACATTATTAAAAGGAACATATATGCCATATATCACAAAAGCCAAAATGTTGCAGAATATCTGCAAGAAGAGTGGTGTTAGTAAGGTTACTTGTCAGCTTGTCATTCAAGCGTTTCTTGAAGAGATGAAGGCAGCCTTGTTGGATGGTGAGTCTTTCTTCTTGAAGGGTTTCGGTCACTTCGGGATTTCGTTTCGTCAGTCTCGCAAGGTCCATTATTTCAAGAAGGGCGTGAAAGGGTTCACAGATGGTACGATACCTCCTCGTGGTCTGGTTCACTTCCGTCCTGAGCGTGAGTTTCGTGAAGCGATGGTTGCGACTACAGAGGAACGTTATAGGCGGACGGGCAAGGTTGTCAAGGATTTGAAAGGTGTCAGGGATTTTGAGGATTGAAAAGGATTTTCTTGGAACCTGAAACGAAGAGCCTTGGAGAAAATCAAGGATTGAAAGGATTTCTGAAAAACTTGAATCAAAGAT